TAGGCTTCGATTCACCCCGCAAGACCTGGACCGCCGAGCGCCCTGTACCAGGAAGAATACGAAGGAGAATGGCTCGAGTTACGAGCCGAAACACCACAAACACCGCCATCCGACAAATCGCAGAAACACCAACCAGCCCGCACACCAGACGACGCCAAACTGACGGCGAAGCCAGCTTTACAACCAGTTCCGCTACCAGCTGTTGTGGATACCTTAGCTGGCCAGCAAACTGCTGGGTCATTAGCAATTGCGGTATCTTCGATATATTCCCAGTGCCAACTTGTATTAGCACCCTCAACTGCCCACTTCAAAGTCAAATCAGTTTGCTTTGTATAGTCAGAAGAAATTGTTCCATTAGTAGTAACTTTTGACTGGTCATGGCAAGTATAACAATCAAACATATAGTTTGTATCATCTTTACTCCATTGCCACAATTCGTCTGAAATAATCAGATAAGCACCATTTTGGAACTCAATCTTCTGGAGCAAACCAGGTTCAGAACCATTGGTGTAATTAGTTGCGCTACCATCATAACCCAATACATTGTCATTGTATCCAGAGTGATAAGGCATAGAAGAAATCATTGTTTCACTCGCAACAGTGTCAAAAGTTGTTCCGCCGTTATCAATATTAACAGCTGTATAAGAAGTATCATCAATGGTAACTGGCTCCAAACTTTTAACTTTCTTCATTGAAACAAGGCTTCTCATAGCGCTGTCACCACGATCGGTAGAGCCACCTTTCTTACCAATGATAACAGTTGAACCAACTTTAATGTTTGCACCCTGAGCGGTAGTAACAATAATACGTTCTACACCTGTCTCACCAACAGGAGTAGTATATTGCCAGTTATAGTTTGAGCAACCTTCAATAGTACCAGAATTACCTTTCTTAGCATACTTTAACTTCATCATAATATCAAGGAACTTGATGAGGTTGCCACTTGCGCCAGAGTATTGACTACCACGCTTGCGCCACAAAGCAACACCAGATTGATGAGAAGTAAAATTAATTGCAGGAAGATTAGTACCAACCGTAATAGTTCCATCTTTCATACCGGCATAATACTTTGGGTTAGCAATAAACTCATGAGCTGTACCATCTTTTGATGTACCTTGCGGCCAACGGTGCCAAGTTTCATCAGGAGTTGATTTGAGTTCGACGAAATGATAACCTTCACTGGTATATTCATGCCAATAAGTGTTCTTTTGAAGAACCCAAGTGAGATGCTCACCAGAACGAACGGTGGCAATATCGTCAATTAATTCAACCGCATAAATAGTGATTGAACCGTCAGAATTATGCTCGCCAGACGCCTCAATGCACCAGAACTCTGGCTTAAATGCGAAGTCGTCTTGACCAAGAGTTGAATTAGTTGAAGGAGTACAAGTCATACCAACAGAATCATCAATGTACTCACCATTTGCACTGTTTGAAGTAGCAAACAAAGGTAGCTTAGTGCCATAAACTTTGTTGCTGGTAAGGACATTTCCAAACCAACGCTCAAGCATCTAAGTACGGGTAGAAGTACCTTCAACCCAATTTTTCTTCCACCACTCTTGGAACAGGCCGTTGACTTGAGCAACAGAAGTCGCATTGTGAACCGCTTGGACATAAATGCCATCAATCATTTCATCAACTTCAGTTTTGGTGTAAACTTTAGTTGAATCTGCGGGAATGTAACCAAGAGCAGAGGTAATATTATCAGTAGTGACAGTTGCGTCAGAACCAGGATCACCTTTATCACCTTTCACACCCGGAATACCTTGTTCTCCTTGGATGCCCTGCACTCCTTGAGGACCTTGTGGACCCTGTATACCAGCCGCGCCGGACAAATCAGTGACAAAAGTAAAAGCACTCTCACCTTTTACATAAAGCTTTGCATTATCCTCATTCGCGACATTGCCAGTATTAATGAGAACAAAATCACCAGTAGAAGTGTCAGCACCGCTAAAATCGGCGTTCATCTCAGCCACAGAAGCATAAATTTTCTTTATGCTGAAAGGATCACCTTTGTCGCCCTTTGCACCCTAAACACCTTGAATGCCTTGTGGACCTTGCTTACCTTGCGGACCTGTATCACCAGCCTCACCTTTCTCGCCTTGAATGCCTGGCTTACCTTGCGGGCCAGCTGGTCCAACTGCACCAGTTTCACCTTTTAGTCCTTGAGGACCAGCAGGGCCAACATTGCCAGTATCTCCTTTCTCACCTTGAGCACCTCTCGGTCCTTGGATACCTTGAGGGCCAATAGGACCAGTTTCACCAGTTGCTCCTCTTTCTCCCTAGATACCTCGCGCGCCTTGCTCGCCTTTTTCACCTCTATCGCCCTTTACACCTTTAAGACTTGCAAGCCAGTCTACTTCTGTGCCTTCAAATCCATTTTTAACTGCAATGGCATAAGCGGTTACTGCACCTAAATCTATTCTTTTACTCATGCGTAGATTACCTCCAGCTTACCATCATCGGAAATTCTGAAACTGATTTCATCAGTTCCTTCGGCAATAACAGCATATAAGTGTCCATCGTTGTCACTTTCAAAAGAGACATATCCAACTCCACCTGTATCACCTTTATCACCTTTTGGACCAGTTAATTCTTTCTTCTGCTCCGCAGTGAGATCGTTCCAAGTAAATGGGTCACCTTTATCACCTTTCTCACCTTTCGGTCCAACTGGTCCTTGTGGTCCTATATGGTCAACGTGAGCATCTCTAACTGCCTTGCGAGTCAACGCAAGTGTAATTATGTCCATTAACTCACCCCTTTATATCCACAAATAAATGTCCATCTTCAATATCAAAAGAAACATCTAAGTTCAAATTCTTGACTGCCTATTGGATTTCATCAGCCATCTATTCTCTAAACTCTTGTTTCATTTGCTCTATATCTGCAGCCGTCCAATAATCAACTCCACGCTAAGGAGTTCGTCCCTAGAGTGACTCAAGCCACTGTTCCTCAGTTCCTACATAGCCATTAGCAACAGCAATTTCATAAGCTGAAGCACCACGCGCCAGCGGATTAGATAGCGCACCGGAAATATCACCCGCTGGATTAATTGCGCCAGATATAGAGTTATAATTCGCAATACTTCCGTAAAGTTTCATAAAATCAAATAGGCTTCCATGTCTTTTGATTGTTTAACATATAGCAAACTGAGCCTTCAATAACAAAAGCAACAGAGCCAGGCGCGCAATCAGTAGGAAGACTAGCAATATCATCAACAGAATCGCAAACAAACTCATAATAACTATCTGCGCCCTGCTTAAAAGTGCTAAAACCCATAATAGACCTCCTTAAATACAAAATGCAAAACTTGTTCCTAAACTAATATAGGATGGATAAGTTGCATAGTTATTCGCACCGCCAATAGCCCAAAAGTATTCATAAAGTTCATTTTCAGCTTGCATTGCGGAACGAGTGTAATAGACGATATTTTTATCGCCGCCATATTCTTTTTTAACAACATAACCAGGATGATCAATATAATATTGATATTGATTGCCTTCATCGTTGTTAATTTCGCTTGTAATATTGCCTTTTGCGACATATTCTCGAATTGAGAGCGGGAAAAGATAAGACTTAGTGGTTTCAGGAGTTGAATTTTGAATCTTGCCACTAATACCAGATTTTTTCATTACAGGAATAATCATTGATTGAAGTTCATTTGGCAGATTGTCATATATCTCGCCGCCAGGAGACATTAACTTGTAAAGATTTGAAGTACCCCAAGATTGAGGGGTATTTTCTACTTCTGGCTCTGGATTGATAGAATAAGAATCTGGCAAACAAGTGGTTAGTTCAAGAATCATATGCGGCTTTGCATTATTTTCATCTCTATCAATCTAACCTTTGTAAGTTGCTTTTTCTTCGCGTCCATCATATATTGCAAGAATTCGAGCAGTAAGAATATGACCATCCTTCATATGAATGGAATGAGTATTTCCCTCATCCCAATTCTGTTCTTTCCAAGTACCTTTCTCAATCCACTTTTTAATTTCAGCCCACGAAGCCGTAGCAAAATCTGCTTTTGGAGTCCAAATAGTTGCATTTTTAGCATGAATTTCTTCAACAGGAGTTTCACCTTTGTAAATGAGCTGAACTCGCTTATTATCAATGAAAATAGGCATTAAATCGTTGCCTCCTCATTGCTTGAAGTTGGGTCAGATTTTTCAATGATGAAATAAAACGTATTTGGATCTTTTGCTGCAATGGCATTATAAGTATCAATATCCATTACTTGAAATTGACTTGATTTAACATATTCGGTTAATTCCATTTTTCGCGCATCGAGTTCATGAAGTTTCTCGCCATTGGAATCCTCGCCAAACCAATAATCTGGTTCATTAATTGAAACCAAAAGAAACATATCACCAGGATTTAGCTTACATACTTTTCCATTATAAGTAACTGTGTTGTTAGTTAAATTAAGCGCCCCATCAAGAGAAGCCTTATTATCAAAAATGTAAGTAATTGGTTTATTTTGAATAGCATTCATCAAATCTGTAAACTGATAATTCATTTTATCAGAGACGTCCTTAATGATTTGCTGTTGGTCTGCAGCTGTCCAATAATCAGTACCGCGAATAGGAGTAATACCATCCATACCACGAGGAAGCTAAAAATCAAAAATTGCATTAGTATTTGTGCCAACATTGGTTACTTTTGCTTGTTCTGTAGCTGGCACTGTTTTTACCGCGCCAACTTCTACTTTCGCAGCACTACCTTTTAAGGCAGGAACTTCTTGCCAAGTGCTTGTATTTTTATCATATAGCTACATTATAGGCATAAGTTAATCCTCCTTAAAATAAGATTTTGCTTGGGATTTAGCCCAAGCAACAAAATCGCGGTAATCTTGATATTTTTTAGTCATACCTTCCGCAATGTAATCATTAATAAAGTTATTTTCATCATCATAGGTATAACGAGTGTGAATAATGTTTACGAGTAATTCAGGATAAGAAGATGCGCTGAATGAATCTCGATAACTGGTGAAATTAAAACCATCATCAGTTTCAACGATGTCTGCGCAAACTCGACAAGAAAAACGATTAGCTGATAATTGCTCAATAGTATTTTGAGGACGGATTTCGCTTGTTGCTTTTGATATTCTCATTTCAATCACCTCTTAAAAACTACGAGCCAAACGAGAACCAATATCTCTATTTGTTTCACTAAAAGTACGAGTACAATTCCAGTGGAATAAGCCCGCGCGCAAATTGGTGGAATAACCACCGCCATAAACCGGTAAGGTATAATCTGCGGTTGGAGCATTATAATAGTCGCTATAATTACTATCGCTATCGCCAGCAGCGACTACTTCGCTAGGCAAACGCATCCAAGGATTAGCTTCATTATAATTTAATTTAGTAATAAATCCGCTTAAAGTTGGAATAGTACCAACGGCTTGAACGTAACTTGAATTGATCGAATTACTCCAACGAGTCCAATCATCGCAATAATACACACGAGAATTGTTTAAAATAATACCATCAGCATATTCAAGTAAATTACCGTAAGGGTTTTCAATTCCACGATAAGAAAAAGCATTTTTAACAATACCAGAATAAGGTTTAATGCCCTTTGAATCTTCGGTAATGGTTAAACCATCGGTCAAACCGCAATCAGAAACAGTCTTAGAATTAACCAAACCTTCTGCTATTGACTGAATGTTGCGAGTAGCAAATTCAATAGTCATTAGCATCTGAAGTCCATCGGTACGGTCTATGAGTCCAGCTGGATGCCAATTATCACCTAATCCAAGAGCAGCAGTCCTAAATGCTTCAATGGTGGTTGAACTTTGAGGAGTAACGCCAGTTTGAGAACGATTGGTATCGCTGGTTTCATAACGAGCATATTCATAATAGTCTGCTTCAGTTCCATCAGGACGAGCGAACATCTTTGCAACACGGTATCCCGCTTTTTTATAACGACTAATCATCCAAGTTTCATAGGTGTCATCAACAGTAACTTTAACATAATACTTTGGAATCTTAACCATTATTTGTGCAGCCTCTGCGGCGTTATCAGAGTCAGTTACAATACGAATATCTGACCAAGGATAAATATCATCGAAGCTATTCTTAGGCATAACGAGTTTGCTACCAATGGCAGCTACTAAACCAGTATCCTCGCCATAAGTTGTAATGTTATTCTTGATTACTACGCGCTCACATGATGGATCTGATGATTCAATTAAGAATCGAATACCATACTCTGCTTCTTCTGAGCGGGGATAAGATAAAGTGATTGTACGAGTCTATGCAGCTCGCGCGATATATTGTAAACTATCCGCGGCAGGCTCATATCCTTCAACTTCAGCACCACTGATAAAATATTTGTGTCCATTTAAAACATAAATAGTCAAACTGGTTCCATTCCATTCAAAAGTAGATATAGTATCAGCTGTCACATCGTGAAGATAAATTTCAGTGCCTTTAAGAGTTGCATTATCCGTACCGCGCACAATGATATTTACACACTCGCTAACAATTCCGTTGACAGTTTCTTCAAGAGTAACCCATGATGTACCTTTTGAAGTTACAACGGGGAATAACTGAGTGCCATTTTCAACTTTATCTGGAAGTTGAACTTTAGAATCAAGTTCCTTTTGAAGTCCAGGAATGTTAGCAATGTCAATTGTAGTAGCTGATTCTTCTACTGATGAATCAATCCAAACAAGCTTCTCTTGATCAATTTTTGGCTCAGTTGGACCATAATAAACACCAGAATCACCAGTGTCACCTTTGTCGCCTTTTTCGCCTTTGAGTTCTTTGCGCGCAGCTGCTGGAACTTCATTCCAAGTGAGTGGGTCACCCTTGTCTCCTTTGTCACCTTTATCGCCCTTGGCTCCTTGAATACCTTGGATACCCTGGGAACCTTGGATACCTTGCGGTCCTTGGATGCCTTGGATGCCCTGATCACCTTTGTCGCCTTTTTCTCCTTGAGGTCCTTGTTCACCTTGCTCTCCACGCGCGAACTAAAGATTAGACGCATCAGCGAAAAAAGCCCAAGGAGAGCTTTCATAAGAATAATAGATTGATTTATTCTCAGCAACATAAGCGAAAATAGCTTCGTCATAACCGGTAACAGGAGTGATGGCATTTAATTCATTAAGAGTAGACAAGAAGTATTTAATGTTGTAATTAACTCCGGGAACACCACGTTTGCCAACGGGACCTTGCTCACCTTTGTCGCCTTTGTCACCTTTAGGACCTTGAATGCCTTGTACACCAGGAATACCCTAAGGTCCGGTCAATCCTTGGATACCTTGCGCGCCACGCTCGCCTTTTTCGCCGGTGACGCCAGTTAAGCCCTGAATACCACGAAGTCCTTGTGCGCCGGTGTCTCCCTTATCACCTTTATCACCTTTTGGACCTTGAGCACCTTTTTCTCCGCGGTCGCCTTTTTCACCTTTAAGCGCACCAGCGCCTTGAAGAGTGTCGTCAATATATTTTCGAAGAGTCCCGAAAAGGAGTATATCCATTGCGATTTCCTCCTATAAAAATTCTGTTCTAAAATAAAAGTGCTCTCCATATCGGAGAGCACTAACATTAAGAATTTTATATGAATTAAATTTAAGAATTTTAATAAAATTAAATTCCTATACAAAAAATATGAATATAAGGATTAACTGTTTTAGATTGGTTTGTATAAAACCAACCATTTAATGTGCTAATTGAACTATTAGGATTTAAAACTAACTATAAACCCCCAACCAGATTCTACTTCACACTGACACTAGACACAAGGGTATTCAGAAAAAAATCCAGCTGGAAGAGCCTTTGAAAAAGACGCCCAATAAAGAGAATCCTCAGATCTTGTTATATCAGTATTTCCATATCGTCCTCTGAAAAAACACATTTTTATTCCACAATCAAGAGTGATACAAGTCCAATCTCCAGATGTAATTTTCGTTGTTTGCAAAGAAAAAAGTATCTAATTAATTATGTTAATTTTATCGCCCACCACTTTGGCATCAGCTGCCTTACCAGATACCGTTAAACAACTATCTAGGGGCACCAAAATTAGGAATTTGCCCCATAAAAATCATCCTTAATACTTGATTACTATCTTATTATATCATCAGTAGAAAGAAAAGTCAAATTAATGATTAAGCTATTCGTTTCCAGATATATCCTATAAGATAAGGCGGCATATTGTTATGAGATTGACTATCACCATCTTTCCCAGTTTGTCCCATTAAAACATGAGTAGTATTTGTATGAGAACCGCCATAAGCTGGCGGGTTACTCCAGCTAGTTGTTGAATATTCGCCATTTGAATAGCCATCACTGCCCCATCCACTATAACCTTTAGCAAGGATATGAATCCAGTAATTATGCTTTGGCATTTCATTTATGCTCAAAACATGATTCGCTTCTCCGCCAGTCGCGCCCGCAGAATAACCAGAACCCTATCCAAGCAAAAATCTTCCTTGAATCTATTCCCAAGTACCACCAAATAACTCACCAGGATTCGTACTATTTATACTTATATAAATCGAGCCAACTGGATAAGCATTAAGCACTTGACTCATCTTTCCTACATTTGACATAATGCTCCTTAGAACATATTATGACACTCTTTTCCACATATAAACGGCAAGATAGGGAGGCATATTATTGTGAGCTTGACCTCCACCAAACTTATAGCCATAGCCCCAATTCATAACAGCTCCACTACCTTTTGAATATTCATTAGTAGTTCTATCATCAGGCCAATTCGAACCATAAGCATGACCTCTAACGCCATAAGTACTGTGGTTTGCTACAACTGGAGTACGAAAAGAACCATCAATAACTGGCAACTCTGCTTCAGTTAATGTATGCCAGGCCTATCCGCCTTTTTCTTCTACTGTTCCAATTATATGATCCCAGTTATCATCACCCCAAAAGTTGGTAGTGTTAGCTGTTCCAGTTCCAACTCCTATTAAAAATCTTCCACTTAGCTGCTCCCATTTCCCGCCGAATAAACTACTAGGGTTAGTCGAATTGACACTTATATAGACTGAACCAATAGGCCAGATTTTATCTAAATCTAGCCCCACCCGTGCTAAAGACGCCATAATATTATACTCCTTAACTTAATCGTTTCCAAAAATAACAGAAGAAAGCAGGAGGTTGGATTATGGAGCTTTTGCCATAGATAGAATTATAATTACTAGCTTTAAAACCAACCTAATTTCTATGGTTGTCACTAGTCGATTCGTAAATTCCCGCACTAAAAATAGCACTGCCATCACGCGCGGAATAAAAAGCACCAGTGGTTGAATTAGAAGATATAATGGCACCGCCGCCACTTTTATCTCCCCAGCCAATCTTATGAGTACCTTGAATATCCGGCAATCCACTATCAACCGTAGTTCCAACTCCATGGGTACTATCTGCACCCATTAACGCCCGTCCGCTCCCAACTTTCTCCCAAGTTGTTCCCTACCAAAGACTCGAAGGATTCTCACTTCGAGTCGTTATATAAATATCTCCAACAAGGTAGGGGCATTGTAGCCCCTAGATAAAGTACCCATAAACTTATATCTCTTGACTAAATATTTCTTCCATAAAAGTATACTGACCAAAATAATCAGGTACTCCATTCTCAACAGCAAACATCAGTCGCCCACTTTCATCTTTATAATAATATCCAGCTTTAACTTCCATACCCTCTTTCCAATATAAAGGTCTTTCTTGGGTGCCAAAAGCGTCAGGATCAACTACCATTTCCCAACCAAACCCCGCTTCGCTATTATACATTGGAGACCATTTATAACCTACCTTGGGTGGTTCAATTGGATACGCGGCGGTAGGTATAGCATTAAGCAATAATTCAAGTTTTTTTTCTTGAGAAATTGAAGTCTCTATTGGTTTCTGCGCTGCTTGCTATTGCTCAATTAGTTCATCAATAGTATACTTGTGATACTTCTCAATAGTCTCGGTCACATCTTCGGCAGGTATCTCCATCCAACAGCCCTCTGGGTCAAAATCAGTTATAGTACCTTCAAGAAGAACTCGTTGAGCTTCTTTATGCCCAATAACTTTTTCTTCAGTATAAACTTTGCCTTTTGTAAGGTCTGAATTCTCAATTACTTCGCCAGTTAATTCGTCATAAATCATACTGCTTCTCTAACCACCCAATAGACCCATATATCACTAGTTGGTTTAGTTGTAGTATAGGTCATAATTTTATTTGTACCGCTTGTTGAATAACCGTCATTAATAATGCCCATTGCTCGCGCGCAAGCTGCATCAGTTGATACTGTGCCACTTGGCAAAAAGAAACCAGGAGTCAAGAATATACTTGACGCATTTAAATTGGCATTGCCATCAGACACTTTAGAAGTAGTTACTTCTTGGTAATAACTATAACCATTAGAAGATACCGCTGTCCAACCTGAAGCTAAATACTTCGCACGATAAACTGCACAAACACCATTAATTTTAGTATAAATATTGTTATCGTTAATTGCATCATTGACAATAGAAGTAATGTTTGATTTTAAATCATCTATTGCTTTGTTTACAGCCGAATCAACGATAGTACCAACACCTTGCGCATCTACCATTGAATCATAACCGCCAGACAATCGCGCATACCAATAAACATCAAGATCTATTGATGGTTTTTCAAAAACTAAACAAGTGATTTGGCCACTATCATTTGGAGTACATTTTCCTACTGAAATTATACCAAGAGCATCTTGGCGCTATTTATTTGTTGTGCGATTATCCGTTTGTGCGGCCATAGGTGCAGATAATGTAAAATCTGCTTTAATTGCAGGACCACCATCTTGAGCGGTAATTGCGACCGTCTAAGACCAAGTACTATTTTTACTATTCTCAATCCACCCATTTTTCTTATAAGTTCCTTTATATAAAAAAAGAACGTTAGCAGCATTTTTAACTTGTGAGGTGACTTGAGCTTTGCCATTGCCGCAATAAATATTCCCTGCACTATCAATACCAATCTCACCATAGGCAAGAGCAGTAGGAATAGTCGCAGCTGCATTATTTGACGCCCCTCCGCCTTGGCGTTTCATTTGAATAGCCATTGATTTTCACCTCACTTTAATTTCGCGCGGACTAATTTGATTGATTCGTCTGTTGAGTTTTCAACAGCAAAACCAACCGATAAATAAAGAAGTGATGGATTGTCTTTTTCTCTATTGAACGCACGCCCAATACCAGGAATAGAAGTAGGAATTATATCCTAACCTTTATGAATGGGGCCAAGAACTTTAACTCTACAACGTCCTGCTAAACCAATCGGAATGTACTTAGAAATGTTGTAGGAATAAAAGTCTTGCCCTTCTGGTGGATTTTCACCGCCAATCAAAAAGGCGTATTCATTAGAATGAATTCCAACAACTCGACAAGAATTAATAGTAGCCTTGACATATTGCTCTTGATCAACAGAATTGTCAAGAGCAATGATGTCGCCAGGCTCCGTATCTTCTCCGCGAGGGAAAAATTCGGCATAATCGTTATAGACGGCATTATAAGCGCGATTGAAAGTTGAATAACCATTAGTGTCAAGGAGCGTAATTCCCTAATAATTTTCGCCGCCACCAGTCTAACGATAAAGACGAAAGTTATTATTATAAGCATCCATCTCATAAAGATACGCACTATTGGGAGAATAAATACGAATATTGCCGCCTTCACTGTCAGAGGTAAGTTGAACTCTTGAACCGATCTTTAAAGTGGTGCCAGAGTCGCCATTAGAACCAAAGACATCAAGCTCACTATCTCTAGCCTATAATCTTATATCATAATCTTTCGCGCCTTTATTCACATCTACGTGGAAGTCCAAGTAGCTTCCGATTTCTTTTGCTGTAGGCGCTGCGCCCATTAATTGTAAAGCCATTAATAACTTCCTCCGTCGATAACTACACCACTAGTTGCCGTAAATGTGCTGGTTGCAGTTAATTTGTTAAATGTATATGCTTTGTCTTTGTAATTAAGAGTATCGAGAACGTAAGCGGGATTACGTCCAGTTGCGACATAAGCAATACCACCATTAGTGCCACCAGCTTGAAATACAAGATCATGAGCTGAAGAACCAGCTGCTAAGTGAAGGACACCAACTTTCTTTTGGAAAAGTGCGCTACCAAAACCATTTGCGGTTGAGGCTTCGGAATAGAGAGTTGTTGAGGGGAATCCGGTCCAAGCTCCGCCATCAGAAGTATTGCCGGCTGTGCCGTAGCGATAGAAGAAAGAGTTAGCTACAGAGACCGACTGGTAAGATGGTAAGCGCTTGGCAGATAAAGCATTAATATTTCCTGATAGATCAGTCTTTAGAGCATAATCAGATGCGACTTTGCCGCCTAAATGAGAAGCATTTTTTGCGCTGGTTGCATTGGCGACAGTTGAATCCAAGAAGGCAAGTTGCTTTTGCCAGTTGAGTCTATTGGCATTACCACCGCCGATATAAGCATTTGCCCCAGAATAATCAACATATAAATAACCGTGAGTATCTCCTCTCGCCCAAGCAATACCAGAGCCATATTGAGGTGCATAACTTACATTGGCCACATCTGTTCTTACCGCAGCTAAATGCCATCCGTTTGCAACTGTGCCAAATGATTCAGAACGGAAAGATGAGGCAAAAGAAGCATCGTAGACTCCTTCATGAACTGGATAAGTGGTATTACTATCCTAAGTAGTGATTTTAACAGTTCCGCCATTCGCACGAGTAAGAGTAATATTTCGTCCAGAGATAGACACTCCGGAAAAAGCAGTTCGATCAGCAGCATAATCAGTATAGTTGGTATTATCAAGAAGTTTGTTCCAACTACGTCCAGCGAGATGACCTCCGGCAGCAGAAGAACGATAATACATTCCGGAGCCATTCTATACATCAAGAGCAAGCTAAGAAGCCCACTAGTCTGAACCATTAGTCCAAGCCATTGATTGGACATGAACCCAACCAGTTTTACCCAGTGGATTATCTGTCGCGGCATTTATCATTCCTTGTGCGAAATGATGTTTTGCAAGTTCGTTGACTGTATAAGAATCTGAGCCGTTTATGTTTGAGCTATTTAAAACCTAAACATAATTTAAAGAACCAGCAGATGGCGCAGCTGATTTGGCGTAATCAGCGGTACTTGCGTTTGTCGCGGTTGAAGCTAGAGTTGCTGTTGATGCAAAACTAGCAGAAGATGCATTAGAAACATTATTGATAGTTTTTTCTACTGTTCCGCCATTTGCACGAGTGAGTTTGATTTTATTGCTAGTAGTTGTATCTAAACTTGTAAAAGCATTGCCACCACCAGCAGAAGCGAGGACTTGACTTAAAGAAGAACCACCAAGCGCGCCAGAATTATTAGCATAAGAAACAGTTCCGCCATCAGAAGATGAAATTATTTCGCTATATGCCTAATTGTGCAAATCTTTTCCTGCAAGCTCAATAGTTGCCCAGCATTCAGTTGAAGTTTTTTTATCTGAAGTTGTGGTATTTTCAGTTTCTCTTGAATTAACCAAAGTCCAGCATCGTCCAATATTATTTCTACTGCTAGAACCTAAATCTCGAATAACGCACCCTGCATAGGAGCCATTAGATCTATAAAAAACATCAGCGTAGGTTTTACCCGCAACACTATAATGCCCAATTTTTATATCGTCCGTATTAAAACCAGAACGAATTAACCAACGAGCTTCTACTCCAGATTTTGCTCCACCTGATACATTATTAGTTCTTAAAGTAACTCTAATAATGCCAAAACGCCCACCCTAATATCCCTAAGAAAGATAAAGCAAGGTAGATTTGTCAACGTAAGAACCAGAAATAGTATCTAATTTTGCAATTCTATGATAAGGATAATTATTTGTATTACCTACCTAAACGGTGCTATAATAATCGTAAATGTTGGCTGAGACATTTCCAGAGCCATCAATAGAGAAAGAACCAGATAAGTCGCCATTTAAAGTGACCGTTCTTGCTGTTGTCCATTTTGCAGCTGAGCCATTAATATTAGTTGTTAAAATTTGACTAACTGGATTATATTTAAAATTGTCATTATAAACCGGTTTATTTTTAGTTGTTGAATCACTAAACCATACATTGCGACTAACATTAGCAGTTGCATTTTCAAAAGGAGAAATTAATTTCGCAACATTGGCCGTTGAAGCTGTATTTGTATGCTCAGCATTTTTAGCTTTATCAACTGCAATTCCCAGTCTCTAAACAGTCCCATTAACATTCTAATCAAGTCTAAGAGTGCTATTATTTGCACCATCTAAAGAAAAAATGAGAGAGCCATCCTCTTTAGCCAATGAGTTGACTTTACTCTCTTGACCTCTTTTCATCTTGAAAAGACTCATATGACTCCCTCCTTTTAAAATTCAATCCATTCAAGTTGAGACGTAGTAGCTAAACCTAATGAATCAATATAAGATACTACATTCTTCGCTAATACTATTTTAGCACTAGTTGCTGATGCTGTCAAATTGTTGGAATCAACAGCATGGAATCCATCGACGGTATCAGCATTTTTTGCAGTCCCATTTAAATAAGCATTTACAGTAGTGGCAGAAACTTGACCAGGGAAACTTGCATTACCATTTTCATCAATTAAAGTTATTGACTTGGTCAAACTATTAGTTTCGGCATTAATAGTTGCATTATTTGTATATCCTAATACAATCTTATTATTCCATCCATTTAATGTAAAGACGCCATTATTTCCTTTATATCGGATTAAAGAAACATAACCATTTGTTGCGCCTTCGGCATTAATAATGGCATAACCTTGATTTCCACGAAGATGAGTTTGAGTATTAAGATTACTAAAAATTCTGTCTGTATAAAGAGAACCACGAATTTTTAAATTGCCTTCTTTAGAACTAAGAGACATTATAGGAGTTGGAGTGACTGAAGAAGCAACTGTAGCATTTGCTGCGGATTCCCAAATCCAACCATACCCAGAATTATTTTGGATAAGACTTCTTTGTGCCCAAGAGGTAACAGAACCATAAGTCGACGGAGTACCACCAGTGGGTGCAGTTCCAGCTGTTCTATCACTCATGTAATTAATCCAAGTTACATAAGAAGGATTCCACCAACTAATCTAGCCATTCTGGAGACTTTTTTCACGATTTAATTGTAAACCTCTACCGTTAATGGTAACTTTAGTATTAACGGTTAAATCGCCAGTTAATGTACCACCAGTTAAAGGTAAATAATTACCAACAGCACTTGCAGTCTTAGCCGCAATATAAGCGGTAGTTGCGCCTGCAGTAAAATAATTATTAGTAGAACCAATTGCTGAAGCCGAAGAAGTTAAAGCGTCAGCACTTGTGATAAATCTATGCCAGTTTGACCAAGCTTCAGATGTATCTCTCTTATGACGAACAAATGTCCCAGGATTTTCACCATTCCAACCAATATATAACTATCCCGCACCTCCATCATACATGGTAAGCACATTACCATAACTAGTTGGATAACCAGTAGTTTTACCAGAGTAATGTTTACTCATTGACAAGCCGCCGACATCTGGAAATACAGTTGAAGCAAAAGCATTTATAAGACCACGAGAATTTAATGCGTTTGCTGCATTTGAAGTGCCGTTTAAACGCCCGACAAAAGTGCTAAAGGTAGCTTTACTACCACTTAAAGTGGTAACAGTACCTTGATTAGCTTTTAACTACGTCAAGGTACTCTATAATGCGCTAATTGTACCCGCATTAGCAGTTACATTTGCCGCGCTCGCTACTTTCTAATCGCCAACCGCGATAACAATATTATTACTCTTAGCCGCAAACTTTGAACTCTTTGAATCGCCAACATAAACATTACCATCATCGCCAGATGGGATTAAGGTCCAAGTGCCAGAATAAATAAATAAATCTCCTACTTCTGCTGTTATTGAAGCATAAGTTCCAGCAGTTATTACTTTATAAGCATCGCCTGTTCTTGCGGTCGCAGGCAACGTAGTAATAGTTGGAGACTATAATTCTGCGCCAAGAGTACCCATATAGTGCATAGCATCATTGGCTGCAATTGAATTATCAATCTTATCAGTAATATTCTTTAAACTACTGCCACCAAGAGCATTAGAGTTCTTAGCTAAATCAGCCGTTAAAGCATGAGCAACATTATTAACAGTTAGTGTAGTGCCCGCCGAACCATCTGAGCGTCCAAGAGTAATAGTCGCATTTGAAATTGAAGCACTGTTATATGCGTTTTTCTTTGCGGCATAATTTGTATAGTTCGCGCTATCGAGAACGGTATTCCAACTACCCCATACAGAACTGCCCATTCCACGGACTGCCATATGTCCATTTTTTGCAGCTTGTACCGCAATTTGGGCATCATAACCACCAGTATTATCCCAGTCTAAATGGATAATATGCGCATCGCCAACGGGTGGTTTACCTTCTGTCATGGAGCTTGTTGCTTTAAAAGTTCTTAAACCACCTAATCCTGTAATAGTTAAATTTGCACTAGTTGAACGAGAAGCTGGATTGCGATAAAGATAATTAGCAGTACCAGCTGCGGCAATTTTAGCATAATTTGCAGTTGAAGCATTAGAGACATTATTAATTGTCTTTTCAACTGTACTACCATTAACTCTGGTTAATTTAACCTTATTATTAGTAGTTGTATCTAAGTCAGTAAATGCAGTTCCGTCGCCAGTAGAATTATTGATTTTATCAATAATATTTTTTAAACTACTGCCACCAAGAGCGCCAGAGTTCTTTGAATAATCTGCTGTTCCTTTGAGTGCGCCTTGGAATGCTGATGCGACTACAGTGCCATCATTGCCAATTACAAATAAATCTTTATAAGTTTTTCCCGCATCAGTTGACTATTGATAAGAATAAGATTGAGTAGTTTGAGAAGAATCAAAAATATTAATTCTTTGACGCCAATTATCTCCATTCTGTTCAATTCGCATTCCATTGCCGTCACCAAAAGTAACGGTAGATGCCAATTTGCTAATTGAACTATCGTTTAATGTACCCCAACCAGGATTGCCACTTGCGTCAGTACGATAAACTTTATTTGCCGCATTCGGCGCAGGAGCATAACCACTTTGAGTCTTAGTGTTTAAACGATTCTATTCAACCCAATCTTTCCAAACTTTTGTCCCTGCATCATAATAACGAACGAATTGCTTCTCCTAATCATCAGAAGCGTAGCAAATTTGAGTATACCATCCAGCCGCACTCTAAAGAACTTCTAAACCAAAAGCATCAATACCTGTGGGCTTACTGGTATTAGTATTGCCACCGCCAGCCCAATACATACCAGGAGTACGCAAAGTGTCAAGATTAACACCATTTATTTGCTATGCTGCAACAAAAGTAGATGGAATAGAGCTAATCGCAGTAGGAGTACCAGCATTGATATAAACTGGCTTAGTTGATGAACCAACGGTTCCAGTCCCAACCTTACCACTTACTTTTGCGTAATCAGCAGTTGAAGCATTAGATACGTTATTAATTGTTTTTTCAACTGTGGTTCCATTGGCTCTTGTCAATTTTACTTTATTGTTAGGAGTAGTGTCTAAATCAGTAAAGGCAGTTCCATCGCCTGTTGCATTGTCAATCTTATCAACAATATTTTGAAGACTGCTACCACCAAGCGCATTAGAATCATCTGCTTTTTTTGCCGTCGCAGCAGATAATTCATATCTAGTCTCTCCAACATCAACTAAAACAGTACTAGTGGGAGACTTAGTATCGTAAGCAAAAATAAGAGAACCATCTTCAACAGCCAATTTAGGCAGGTTCTCTACTCTACCTCTCTTTGGTTTTAATAATTTATTAGCCATTAAAAGTCCTCCCAAGTAGTAATATCACCAGCACCCGCGAAATTTTGTGACTTAACCCAATTAGTAACTGCTATTGAAGTTGGTATTTTGTCCGCGGCTGAAGCAGTTGACATAACGGCTTCAATTCGAGTATTTAAAACATAGTTATCAAACTTCTTAGCCCAATCAGCCGCAGAAGTTCCGCCTAGCGCACCAGCATTAATAGCATAATTAGCTGTACTTGCTATTGCAGTTGCGCCAGAGTTTGTATAGTCTAATTCAAGCCAGCGATGGATTCCATCGCCAACTTTCATTAGGTTTGTATCTGATTCATAACCAGCTTCGCCATCCAATAGAACAGGATTATTGATGCGCCAAGCCTCGCTGGTGTCTTTTTTAAGTTGTATTCTAGCCTTGAGCATCAACCCACCACCTTATTAGGTATAACTGACTTGTTCTGTTGAAGCTAAAATGCTGCTAGTGCCGCAATAAAGTACTAAGAAATCATCTTCGGCATCAGTTTGAGATAATAGCATAGCTGGTAATTTATTAAGTCCTGCTTTAAATGTTTTGAAATTAGGACCAGTGCCAGTAACGGTTAATTCAATTTTTGTATTATCCGCAGCAAATGAACCACCGGTAGCATAACTATCAACATTAGTTTCCTTACCAGTAGTAACACTAATAATATGGCCATATTTATCGAGCGCAATTTCTTTAACATAAGTGCGCTCATCCGCAGAACCAACAGTATCACTAACAGCAGAAGTTGCAGTTGCTCTTAAAGAGTGACTAACTTTTAATGTACCTTTGTTGGTAATCGGGCCGCCACTAACGTCAACACCGCCGTCAGTAGCAATATCAACCTCTTTAACACCATCTGCTTTCGCATCAGCAATCTTGGTTTCTAAGTTTCTAATTGCTCCGCCCAATGTAGTTGAATCATTAATGTCAGATTCCGCACTACCCGCAGCGATGCCAGCTAAAGGAATATTAACCAGAGCAGATGACTTTAATGCTCCATTGCCAAAGCCAACAGCAACTTTACCCGCATCAAATGTTTCACTCTTGATTAAAGTCTTATAGGTTACTTTAAAGAACTTGTTGCCACTACCAACTGGATCTTCAACAACCTCAATTTTAGAGACAGAACCTTCATCGCCTTCAAGAACGCCAGTTTTATCTTCTTTGAGCGCGGCTTGAAGATAGTTGCTTAACTTGACATCTGTGTTACCAACTTTCTCAAAACCAGGCTGTCCACCATCTTGACGTGTAACCCAAATATATTCATCAAATATATCGCTATCTGTTGAATCATAACTGTCATTATCATTATGGTTATGACTTACAAGATAAATGACACCAGCTTTACCGCCATTAATATTATCAGCAAGTAACGCTGCATAAGAATCATATGGACCTTTATAAGAAATAGTGATAAACTCACTTAACTTAGTATCAGTATAAGTCTTGGCTTGGCTAAGAGCAGTAGAAGCAGCTGCGTCAGCAATTTTCTCAATATCTTTTTGAGAAGCGTCTTTGACCTAAGTCCAAAGCTGTTCAGAAGTGACTACGGTAGAAGCAGGACTAAGTACAACTCCACCGTCTTTGTCACCGATCTAAACACCTTTAAGATAACCAGCAAGTAAATCGTTAATTTCAATTTTAGTATAATATAACTTAAAGCGCTCATCAATCGCCTTTAAATTATCATCAACTTTCTTTTCAAGTTCGGCAAGTTTCTTTTTGATTTCTTCCAGGTCTTGCAAACCAAAAGTGTTAATGTAATTTTTAACTGAATCTCGACTTACAAACTAATAAGACTCATAACCAGTAATAAAATCCTTAATAGGAATTTCAGCACCTTCGCCATCATTAACTAAATCAGAAGTCTTAGATGGCATATCGGTTTTAATTTGTGCAAAATTATTATTGATACGGTTAATCATTGTATTAACTGTATCATTCTCGGCAATATCGCCTTTCTCGTCAGTCTTAGTTAGTTTTTCAATAACAACGTCAACAAAATTATCGACCTTAGCCCAAGCCTTAACGTCAGCAGATGGTCCAACAATAGGATATAAGTCATTAAAGTTGCCTGGACCTACGTAGATATAAGCGACTCTCTTTTGAACTACATTGCCATCCTCTTGCTTAACTCCAACGGTAGTGTAAGCAGTTACAAGCTCGCCCGCAAGAATATAGGGATTATTAGTTTGCAAATTGGCTAAAGAGTCAACCTTATTTTGAATTCTAGTTTTTAATGTTTTACCCGGCATTTATCTCACCCCTCAAAGATGAATGTATCGTCCTCTTTACCGAAGCCATAATCATCTGCGGCGCCACCAGAGCACAATCGAACCTCATCTTGGTTCTTTATATATTCGGAATCGTCAAGAGGAAGTCCGCGATAAACCTTTGTTTCTTTTCCATCAATGATAATATTACCATTGATAGTAGATGGTTCTACACGAGTTGCTCTATCAGATATATTAGTTAATTTAGCAATATCAGTTAAAGAGATTAGAGAATAGCCATCTCGTCTTACAACAAATGTATCTTTTAAATCGGCTTTAACTGTTTCGACGATTTTGTCTTCATCAATGAAGTAATCGACTCCATTTACTGGCTTTAAGCTATCTAACCATTCTTTCTCTGTGCCTTTAAAGCCATGCATAACTGCAATGGCATAGGCAGAGTAGCCGCGCAAAATAGGATTAGACAATGCACCAGAAATGCTACCATCCTCGGCAAGCGCACCAGAAAGCGTTGAATAACAGGCAATATCACCGCTCAACGCACCAACGTCAAGTACGCCCTCAAGAGAAGACTAATTTCTTATCGCGCCATATAAAATTTCATTCTGTTCCAATTCTAGTCACTTCCTTACTTATGGTGAAACTAGACAAAGGAATAAAAGTAAAGACATCACCTTCGGCAGTCTCAATCTCCATGTCGTAAACATAAGATTTGCCCATTTGCGCTTGAGCGGTGTCTTCTGGTTTTATATGCCAAACAAGAGTATCATAAGGGATTTGACTCTCAAATAATATTTTTGTGGCAGAAGCATCCTGTCTTACTTGCGCGCGAATCTTATCGTTGGGACCTGGAGTATAGGGGTTGCCCTTAGAATCAGTGATGGAAACTGTGATATAAGCACTATCTCCACGAGTGATTGTGATATTCGTTCCTTGTGTAGAAAGCATACCTCTCCCTCCTATTGAAGTTATCTAATGGTAAAGTAAGATTTTTGAGCATTAATTATAAGTATTAAATAAAAATGCGTCGGATATAAAATCCGACGCAATTAAATGATTTATTTAGTTTTTGCTCCACCGCAAAGTAAATCAATCATCTTATCCAATTCAGAATCACTTAATTTATCTACATCAGCAGTATTAAGCTGAGACATAGCTTTAACGTAATCTGGATCGAAAAATAAATCAATCAAATTGCTCATGGGATTATTATCTTTCATCTTTATGTAGCTCCAAATATTTTAAATCTCGAAGAATAATCTCTTCACCAGGCTCTCCTGGTGAATAACTAAACCGAAGATTATGCGAAAGAGTTGCAGCATAATCATTCCAGCTTTGAGCATAGGGTTTAAACCATTTATGTTTCCAATAGGCAAATACTTCCGCTTGATTCCGCGGAATCCCAATGCCCATTAGGAGTTTAATAAATCTTTTCTTAGTCATGATTCGTCCTTTCAAAAAATAGAGAGTTAATCTGTGACAAGATAATACTCCTTTATAAATTCCTCAGTCGAATCGTTCTCGAGCGCATATCTCATCTTTTTAATCCATTGACAATAGATACTCCAATAGCGAGAATAAGAAAGATAACTCGGCTTTAAACAAGCATAATTATTAGCTTCATTTCTTTGCCAGCCAACCGCCATCATAGACTTTATAAATCTCTTCCGAGTCAATATTCTCCATCCTCTTTCAACATTTCAACCAGTTTCTCAGAATACCAACGAATCTTATCAATATCTTGTGCGCCATCCTTTTTATCCGCGCGCCAGACATACTTAAAGATAGTTAATTTAATCCAAGATTCAACGGCTTCGCGTCCATAAAGTTGTTCCATAACATCAATACATTCAAGACCACCGGCTTGATAATGACTAGGATGATCAACCATATCATTAGGAACTTCATGAAGTTCATCACCAGGGTCCTCTTGAATAGGATCAAGCGATGAAATCTAGTCAACACATTGCCCAACGGCTTTAGAAGTATTCAAAGAACGTTCCTCATAATTCATATTACTTGTCTCCATCATAAAAAATTAACTCCTCTGCATAAGGTAAAGTATGAACCCAATGAATAAATTTCTGCCATTCGCCTAATTTATGTCCTTTACGTTGATGAACAATAGAACGAAAAACTTCATAGTTTAGGGTATATTCACGCGCTTGAAGATAAGATTCGGGAAGCAATTCAATTAATTTACGCCAATAGCGCTTATCTTTTGTCTGATTAAATGCTCTGCGTAAATCTTCACAAGTCTGAATTGTTTCATCGAACAAATCATCTAATTCACCTGTGCAATAAATACCATCACGCTGTTCCATTTCTTCCTGTTCCTCATAAGGAATTTGCTCAATCTCGAAACTTTCTCTTGTGAGCGGTTTAGACTGAATCTTATGCATAGTAGAAGTAGAATTGGTTACAGTGCCAATTTTATATGTATCAAGCTATTTCCATATAGACAAAGGCAGACTAATATAAGTCGAAACAAAAATCTAACGCAAAAATTTTCTATGCTCCGGGCCAGCCTTAATCAATCGCTGAGCGAGATCCAAGTCCGCCGGTCCAAGAAAAGCAAACTCCATGCAATTATTATCGCAACGCAAAATGCCATTATTGTCAATCCACGAAATCTTTTCTGCATTATAAGCGGTCCTTTCTTGTTCTGTGTTAAATCCATCAGGATATTCTTTATCACGCCAAGTATTTAGCATCTCTAAATCATATGTACTTTCCATTGGTGCAAGACCAAACATACTATCTGATTTTGCCCAAGATTCAAGCGGCGCTCTCATACCATGAAAAGCACCTTCCCAATTAAAAGTTCTTGTATTATCAAATTGCATTAGTTTTCTCCTTGTCAACGAAATAAATCGTGACGGGGTTGTCTTTATTAAAATCAATAAAAGTATTTAGCCCAAGTTTAACAATCGGACCTTTATACTCAACCACTTTTTGAACGTTGATTCCACCAAAAGCAGAAATTGTTTCAAAAGTATGAGATTCAATTATATCAGTCGCCCGCGCGGTTAAATACATCTTTTTCTTTTCGCTATCAAAAATAATATGAATAAGATATTTATTGGGCGCGATAACTTCAACTTCATAGCGTTCGATACAGAACTCATTCATTCCATGATGTTCCATTTCTTTCAATATATCAGAATAAGTCATTTATCTTGTATCCTCATTGTGAATAAATTATTATCTTTATCAACGTTCTTCTCAAAAACAAAATTAATAGTCCCAGAAGCAGAGTCATTATAAATTTCAAATTGAGGTTTAAAATGTCTAATAATTCCTTCGATTGTTACTTTCCTACCGTCGCCAGTAACATATTTTAAAATTGCATTATAAGTACCATTGCCACGCGGGAAAAGATATGCTCCAGTACAAGTCATCTAATCAATATTGTTCTAGTCGTAGGCCATTTTATTTCTCCTCTTGGTAAAGTTATCTCATGTTCTAATTCAATATTGACTTTTGCTTTGTCTAATTTTAGAACAACCTACCCAGTATCCCTATTTATAAACTTAATATTTGTAACTTCACGCTCCGCCAACGGTTTTGTTATAGCCGTAGATGTTTGATTGATAAAACTCTATGTAATATTTTTCTCGTTCATTCAATTTCTCCTTTGAACATTGCTCTAATAATTCAAAAGTAAAGTTCCAAATACCTTCTTCACCCATTGCATCGTGGATTCTTGAGTGAGCTATTGAGTCTATTTTGAGCGCGGCTTTGATATGGTTGGACCAACGAGTTTTTATATCTGTACTCTATCCAATATATATTTTGCCATCTTTAATATTAGTAATCTTGTAGATACCAGAAATTTTATCCTTGCCAAGAATGCGTCCTGCCATTTCGCCAAAAGGCTTTAAAAAGTATTCACTCCAAATCAATTTACGCAAAGGTTGCTGACTATGGCATTCTTTAGCAAAACGAAGTAATTTATCAATGTCCTCTTGAGCATCGACAGAAAGATGAATACGATAAAAGTCTTGTTCATCTTTGAGTTTTTGTTCACGAATTTGCGCTTCAATAAGACTTGCGCGCAAAGCAGATAAATTGTCAATCTCAGACTAAAGTTTTAATTTATCTTTTTGATATTGAGATTTAAGAGACATCTACTAATCAAGATAATCATCCAAATTCTCTTTTTCTAATTTGTCCATCGCTTCACGGCGTTCTTTCATCAAAGACTACCATTGCCTATCAAAATCAACAATTTTATGGTCATAGTCTTTTTCAAGAGCAACAATCTTAGCTTGAAGTTCAGCAATGTCATTGTTTAGAAAAGTTTTTTGTTCTTCTGCTTTGTCTGTATAATCTTGAACTTTACTATAGTAATCTGATTGAACTTGTTTTAATTGCTCTTGATTATACTATCTCGTGTGTTCTAGCGCCCTATTATTTTCTTGTTTCGCGCGCTCAAGTGACTCATTATAAGAATCTATTAAATGCTAAGTAACTATCTTTTTCTCTTGGACTTCTTTATCAAATGCTTCTAATTGCGCCCTATTAATCTATTTAATTTCTTCTTGGCGCCTGCGCATTACAATATAAACTATAATTGCGCCAACGAGTGCTCCTATTACAGAGAACAAAATTCCCATTTACGTCATTACTCCTGCAGCTCTCTTTCTTCCCAAAGGAATATTTTATCTGTTGTTTGAGCCAACTGATTGTAAATATCCACTGTTTCTGGCGTTATAAGCGCACCCTCAACAATGGCATAAGTTGATTTGCGACTTGCTATTGAACCACGCGATAAACCTTTAATTGTCTAAACGACAATTCTTTTATTATCATCAAGTGCAAATGTAGCATTGTCTATTGTTGCACTCAATGGCATATCAAGATTTTTTCCAATCTCTTTGCCAAAACGATTCAGTGCTAAATTAACAAAACTATCATGCAAATAATATATTGTACAAGTGTAAGTCATTAAGATTCACTCCATAATTTGACCTCACCCGTTTTAAAGAAATACTTTAAATCAATTATCCGTTGATTTGAAGAACCTCTATGAGCCAGACTGAGGTCTTTTTTATCGAGTTCAAAAGGACCATCCACCAACACATCAAACATCAAAAGTAGTTTACCCTCTGGCTTTTGAATTAAATCTTCAAATTTCTGTCCAGACCAAACCCAATAATTTTCACATTGAGTTTCATCTCTCAGTCTTTGCACAAGGTGAGCTATATGAGAACGTCCATTAACGTCCTATGCAAAAGGTTCCCCGCCAAGAAGGGAAAAGCTCTTCACTTGTGGATGTTCCTTAAAAAACTCTACAACAGTAGAAGTAGTTTTATTTGTATAAGGCTCTCCAAAATTATAATCTTGCGCTTCGGAGTTAAAACATCCCTCACAATGAAAAGGACATCCAGACACAAAAAGACTTACCCCAATACCTGGCGCATTTGCAATATCAAAATACTTTATTTCTGCATAATTCAAAATCCAAAACCTCGAGCATAATCAAAATTTGTAGGTCTTTGCATCCTCGCACAACCTGCTCGCTTTTGCTTAACCAATACGAGCTTATCTTCCGCGCGAGTGATGCCAACATAACGAATACGGCGTTCCTCGTCTCTTGCTTCTTGAGAATAGCGATTATTGCCTAAGAAATTCTCAAACAGAACAACGTTCTTAGATTCAAGTCCTTTAGCAGAGTGAATAGTAAGTAATTTAACAACATTCTCATTCATCAACTGATGAATTTCTTCAGTCGTTTTTTCTGCTTGACGAAAATTGACATAAGGAACACCTAATGCGTCAAATTCTGCCGCAATTTCTGCGACAAGTTTATTTGAACGTGCAAGAACAAACCAATCCTTATAGTCCCCACGCTCTTTGAGCATATATGCAACAGCTGGAATATCAAAAGCCATAGAAGTAACTTCTGCCATTCCTCGCTTCATCGGAACAACATCTGTAATCGCAGCTTCATCAAGATCTCGAATAGCTTGCTGGGCAACTTTGAGAATGCCAGAACGAGAACGATAATTCTCAGTCAACTCAAAAATCTTTGTCTGAGGATCGTTGTATAGACTATTGAACACTTCTTTTGAACTACCCTTAAAAGAATAAATCATCTGGCGTGGATCACCAACTGCAAAAAAATGCTTTGGCTTCAAAATTGTTTTAATGAACTCATATTCCTGCGGTGCTACATCCTGAAACTCGTCAATGAGTAAGTGATCAATAACAGGAATAAACATCGTATTCAGATGCTTTTTCACTTCACGGAAAAGGCTATCAAAATCGTCATCTTCACGCGCACGTTCAAGAATATTATCCAATCCAATTTTATTCATCGAAAGCAATTGCGCGGCATAACTATGAATTGTACCAATAGACACTTTATCAAAGCCAGGACAATCAGATAAACGATCTTTCATTTCTTGCGCAGCGTTATTTGTATATGTAATAAGAATAAGCTCTGATGGTTTTACTCCATTGAGAAGCAAATACTTTGCACGTTCAGTTAGAGTACGGGTTTTACCCGCTCCCGCACAGCTAATAACCAGAACTTTTTCAGCATTAGTTTCCACAGCCATTTGCTGTTCAATACTTAATTCCATAAAGCACCTCTTTCATATTTCTATAAATATTATACCACAAAAGAAAAAGAAAGTCAAGCATTGAAGCCTGACTTTCTAATGTCATTTCTTAATAAATAGTTTTTCGACTTGGTCAAGAGAATTATTTAATCCAACAGTATTTTTAATTTTCTTATGCCAAACCATCTTAAAATCATTTGGTGCATTCAATTCAGAAATAAAAACTTGATTATACTCAGATAATTCTCTAACCTTATTCCAAAATGTATCTTTATCATAGTTATCATATGGATAAGGCTTAGTTCCATTATAAGGCGGATCACAATAAATAATGGCATTCGTACAGTCAAGAGAAAAGAAATCTTTTACTTCAAATTTACAACCAATTAATTCTGGCATTTGCTTGAGAATATTATTCTTTCTATTACGATGCTCATGTCGTTTTGGATCACTTGCAGGAACATCTTTCGCATATCCACCATCATAAAATCTTCCACCGAAAGAAGCAATATAGCCAACTGCACCAATATACCAATCTGGATGTGTTAATTGTGTAGAGCGCCACTCCGCGCGGCAAATATCATATTCTTCTTTTGAGACAGGAACTTCAAAATTTGGAATCTTATCTAAGTTATTAAGTAATGCAATCAAGTAAGGATTAATATCATAACCAATTCTGTTTTTACATTTGATATGCTAAATTAGATTCGCACCACCGACAAAGGCATCAACAAATGTATCACAATTTAATTCATCTATTGCCTTTTGAATAATAGGACAGATGTCTTTAACTACTCTTGATTTTGAACCTTGATAAACCATTATTTACTCCTCTACTTTGAAGTAAAGTCCACAATGGCATAGTCCAAAGGGCTGATTCATAAATTCTTTACACATGCATTTATTTTCTGGACTCTTGATTAGGCGGCAAGGACAATATCCACCATTAGACTTAATAGTAGCTTGAAATTCTTTTACTTCTTCACTTGTCCAAGCAGGATTAGTTTTAATTTTCATTGATACTCCTTTGCATACTGGTTTGGAGAAGCAAGTTCTACACCCAATATTCTATTCCATTGAGGCTCTTGATTGGGTACAAATCTCCCAAATTTAACGATAATCTTCCCATCATATTCTTTCACAAAAGACTCGATGAATTTAATTTTTTCTTGTAATTCATCTTCATAATAACCAGTATAAATTACAAAATCATCTTTGCAACCTTTTTGGCGAAAATATTTAATAAGCTCCATCACCGATTCAAATTGTAGCATTGGTTCAAGTCCGCCAAATACAATAGCTTTAGTAATAGGATTATTAATATATCTATTATATAAAATAGAGAACTTTACGACTTTGCTTTTTGAATTTGCTAAAGGACTATTTTGACACATTGCTACCGAGCACTCTACGTCCTTACAACATTTCCAATCACAAAAACAAGTCCCAATGAACATTGATGGTTTTTTATATTGAACAAAATCTTCATCAACCAAACCTTTAATTAAGATTGCACTTTCTTCCATTACAATTCACTCATTTCATTTAAATCCATCCAGTCACGCATTTTGAATTCGGCCTTGCGCTCCTTGGAATAGGTGCGTTCTGGGGTAAGGAAACCAACGATACGTTGATAGGTAGTCACTTTGGGTTTGCCGCAAATAGGACAAGTATCACCGTAGAAACCGTGGTTTTCCTCACAGGCGCTGATGCGGGTGCAGAATGCAAAATAAACAACACCTTGATCGGCAATATAGTTAAGCATATTCCAAGCAGTTTCAAAATTATTAAAAGGCTTATCAATATTAATGTGTGCAATTGAGCCACCATTACAAGCCTTATCAAGAGCCGCAGACAAACGCACTTTTTCTGCCAAAGTAGTTTTTACGCCAAGAGGAATCCATTGATTTCCATACAGCGGCAAACTATATTTTTCATCAGGATAAAACATCTTATCCTTTTGCATTAGAACTGCGGCAGCGCGCTCCGCAGGAATTTCTTCAACGTTAGCACTATAATTCTTATCTTTGGTATACTCATTCTTAGTTTCATTAATAGTTGCTAGAATTTTTTTTGCGAAATCCAAACCTTCGTCGGTATAATAAGTGTTACCAAACTCATCTTCTTTTGTCAAACCAAATTTTTGTAAGGTCTCAAAAATACCAATTATACCAATGGTATTATACTGAGATGATAAGTTAATAATCTTACGAGAATAATTTGGAAGAAGTCCTTTTTCAATATTGCGCTCGAGGATATGGCGAATAACATCAAGAGTATCCAAAGAAAGAATTGCAGCTTCGCGTAAATTCTTCAAATACTCATCTTTATCTTTGCTCATATAAGCAAGTCTTGCCAAGTTAATTGTATTGACTTTGATAGAACCAACTTCCAGTGCCGAACCGCCGATAGAATTAAAGTAACCAAGATTCTTAATATCAGAAACCAAACGACAACAATTAGATAAACTAGTAACATCTTCACTGATAAAGAAATTGCTATCTGCCCACTTCATATTATGCTTGCAACACCATTTTGCAAATTCTTCATTAGTAAACTTGCCATCCTTTCTCAATAGAGAATAGGTAAGAACTGGGAATGTCATTACATTCTTCGCGCGAATCTCACTAACAACTTCCATAAAAGCTTTCTCATATTCAATGATATTATCAATTTCATCAATCATATAAGAGCCATCAGGAAAGGTTTTCCCACCGAAAATAGATTCAAGATAGGATTCATCCATAATTGAAAAGTTTGTAAAAGCACTTTGATTTACGCGAAGATAAGGCTGATTTAGCTTATATACAATACGTTGGAACTCTTGGTCACGATAATACTCTGGACTTTTGACATAATAACCTTCTTCTACGTCCTTCTTCCAAAAATAATAAGAATAAACAAGAAAACTGGGCAATCCGCAAGCACCAGAAGAACGATTTGAAACCCAACTAACAAATTCGCCTACAAAATCAGTGAAAGTAGTCAAATGCTTTGGTGGCTGAGCGTTGAAATTATCAATAAAGTATAGACCTTTATTTACTAATTCTTCAATGTCGTATGCAAAACAATAGGGAACAAAAGTAGTTGAAGCTGCGTCATGTAAATAATAAAAACCGGTATATTCTGCATTTAGCCATTGTTTCGCACGCTTGAGACCATATTTCTTTTTAATTTCATAAAAAATCTTATTAAACGCAAGAAGTTTTGAGTGCGGCTTGTTCATTTCTGTAACTAGAGAGCAAATATCTTTTGTCCCTACATTGGCATTGCCGTCGATGCTTGCATCTGCAACAGTTTGTTTATCAATAAAATTATCAATAAAATCAGTATAATTTAACTGTTCATCGGCGAAACCATTCAATTTTGCAAGATCTACGCCATATTTACTAATAAGATACTCTAAATGATTAGTAAAGTCCTTATCTAGCTTAATATTAATTCCAAAATCCATAAATTACTCCTTGTTTACCCATTTTATGGCTTCTTTGAAAAGCATTTTCTTTTCGTCAACCTGCAAAACCGGCATACTTTCAAATCCCATATCAATCATCTTTTGCACATCAGTAAAAATTTCATAACTGATATTTTTCTCTTGAAGCTTCTTTTCCAAAATAGTACAACGTGGACAATGATTGGTATATAGAATAATTTTCCCCATAAAACTCTCCTTATAAAAAGAAGCCCCAATAAAATTGGAGCCATTTTTCTATTATATATTTAGTAACTTTATTTAACCCCGTATCTAAATCTGGTATCATTTTAACAAGAGCCACAAAGAAATCGTATAACCAAATTGATCATTAATAACTGTCGGCGCTAATGAAATCACATCATTACCAGATACACAATTAACTTGGCAATAATCAATTAAATCATCCTGCGCCTGTTCTGCGGCGGAGTCATATGAATTACCTCGTCCCGTAAATACATTCATTCTCATTTAAGATACCTTTCAACTAGACAATGTACGTTTCCTCAAGATTGGGATTCGAACCCAAGATACTGCCTTTCAACAGCGTGCTAACCTTCTGCACTATCCTGACATTAGATGGCTGTTATTGCCTAAATAGAATTATTCAATCTCAAGACGATTAAAAGAAAACACTCTACCAATTGAGCTAATTATCCTGTTTAATGGTGGGTAATATCGGAGTTGAACCGATGACAAATTCTTGTTAAGAATTATTGCTGTAATCGTCTTTATAAAAAGCTATGGAAATTACATAGCTATTTGGTGCATCTAAAGAGACTTGAACTCTTAAACAGCACATCCTAAATGTGCCGGCTTTGCCAATTTGCCTATAGATGCTTATGGCGCGGAGCGTGGGTGCCGACCCCAAACAGATTTCTCTGTCGTAACGCTTAGCAGGCGTACCCAGTTCCCCGACTGGTTCACTCCGCAAAACAAGACACAACTTACAGATTTGAACTGCATTAACCAATTTATCAGATTAGTATTTTAACCAAAATAATTGCTGTTTTAAGCGTGTCTTTTAATGGAACGGATAAACAGGCTTGAACTGTTGACCTTCTGGATGTAAGCCAGATGCTCTACCAACTGAGCTATACCCGTATGATTGCGGGTGACCTTCGCAGAAACCCGCTGGCTTATCTGTAATTAACTAAGTCTCGCCAACTCATTGCGCTTAACCTAGGATTCCGTCAAAGCACTACCGTAGACCCGAAAGTTTAGAGAGTTGTTTTAACGAAGGTTTTATTGGATGCGGGAGCCGGTTATGCTCACGGCCTACACGGGCTTATGAGACCCGTTAGCGAACTACTGCTACATCCCGCAATATAAAAGAGGTAAAACCTCTTAAAGTTTTACCCATTCTCCTTCAGAATAAATAAAATATAATGCCGGTGTGAAGGCACCTTAATCTCGCTGTAGCTACTCAGCGCTTCCCTAGTGGTCGGAGATGTGGAATTCGAATCCACGACCTCTTGATCCCAAATCAAGCACGCTACCAAACTGCGCTAATCCCCGATATAAATACTCCCTGTCCGATTCGAACGGACATCATGCACTAATCTGGTGCTAATACGGGTTATAAGTCCGCTTCTCTACCGTTGAGATAAGGGAGTATAAAACAAGACGACATCAATAATTACTTTTACCGCTTTGCCCGTTAAGCTACAACCCCTCAAGTGGGGTCGATTGGATTCGAACCAATAACTGTCAGTCCCAAACTGTTAATTATATTTAAAATGTTTGCTGAAATCGCCTTAACAATAAATGGTGGCTCCGGTTGGTGTCGAACCAACTACACGCGGCTCTTCAGGCCACTGCTCTACCAGTTGAGCTACAGAACCATAAAAACTAGATGGATTAAAAGTTAAAAGTTAAAAGTTAAAAGTTAAAAGTTAAAAGTACCGCGCGGTGATTTAGCTATAAGAACATCTTGATAGTAACCTCTAAATGAAATGTCCAAATTTCACCGAGAAAATAGCTAAATCTGTACAATTAAAATAATAATTTATATCTAAAAAACTTTAATTGCTGAATCCATCTAATTGATTTCTATAAATATTATATCATAGAAATCATAAAAAGTCAATTAAAAGGCTTGAACTCCCATCACTTAGTCCTAACTTCTTATTTACCCAACTTGCAAAGCAAGAAAATTTTAGGACACCTTTTAATCATTCATTTACAGGACAACAGAAGCGTAGCGCTCGTCATCCAAAGCCTTCATCATTGCTGCATAAGCGTCAAGAGAAATACCAGCCAACACATTCTTGAACTCCGCAACACCCTGTCCACTCGCAAAAGTGACATAAGGATTAGTAGAGTTAGCATGAAAAGTGTTAGAACGAGCCTGTACGTTCCAAAGAACCAGACGAGGCATCTGATAGCCAGCCGCACGGAAACGACGGACCATCTCAGACACGAAATCAAGTCCCTGTCCACGGAAGTAGCGATCAATTTCCATGTCGGAAATAACCACCATTGCTTTAGGCATATCCTTCTGAGGTACACGATTCATCACAGCAGTATCCAGAACCTGCATAAATGCACGCTCCAAATTAGTGCTATAACCGACATCGGTACGCATTACAGCTTCAACCTTTTCCGCCAGAGTCTGGCCAGGCTGAATCTGGATATAATGAGGACGATCAGTAAAGGTCATATAGGTGTTCTTAAAAGCACCCCTATTGCGCTCAGCAAAGTAGATTGCCAAACCAACAGAAGTGGCAATAGGACGACCATACATAGAACCACTTACGTCAGCCATAACCAGCACGTTATTCTCGCCCTCGATGTAATTAGGCAAAGCCTTCCACTGAGCTTCAATAACGGGGTCTTCCTTAACGCCAGAAGACCAGTAGCTACTGCCTTCCATCATCTTTTCTACCAGGTCATAAGGATACAAAGTAGAAGCATTAATCTTCTCTTCACCCTTTTCGACCTTTTCGATATAAGTATCGAAAGCAGAAGGATTATGGCGCTTAAAAGCCTTACGATAACGATTCATTGCCACAGCAGGCACCGCAGCATAATCAATATCGGTCCACTCACCAGCAGACATCTTTACCTCAACAACCTTGAGGTAATTACGCAGCCGAGAAAGAGTCTTACGATATTCGCGTTCGGTCAAACCAAGTGCACGAGCAGTCTTACGACCAAGCGCACGAGACTCCTTAGAAGAAGTGTTAATAGACTTCAGCCACTTTGCGGTCAAAGAAATAGGCTTCTCCGCGCGCATATTCTTCAAGTCTTCAACAATCTGATTACGCAAATACTGCCACATAGCAGATTCGACAGAAGTGCCAACGAACTCATAAAAGTCATCAGCACGACCCATCTCCATGATATTATCAAAGTTCTTGATAACAGTCTGCGGCGCGACATCTGCCAGATACTTCAGAATGATACGAGCAGTACGACGCTCACCACGTCCACCGCGAATATCACGAGTCATAAACACAGTCTTCAGCGCATACAGAGGATTCTCATTCCAAGCCTTCTTAAAAAGACTCAAAATATCAGCTTCACTACGAGTGCGCAATGCACCAGAAACTGCATAAAAATCAAGCAGACAATCCCCAGTGGTAGAACGAGCAACTGCACCATTCTCGGTCAACTTCGCAGAACCATTAAGGGAAGCCTCATTGGAAATAGCATTTACAAACTTATTCATATATTCTTCCTTTCTCTTGAGGAACTCAAGACACTAAATAACAAAATCCGGCAATGTCGGATACCTTAAACGTGGCAAGGTAATTAAAATTTGCTGGGATGTGCCTTAATCTTTCCTGTGCCGCCAGAAAACGTTGGCTACGCTTAGAACATTCGCTACGACCCTCGCCGTTTCGGAAAGATTTAATGGTGGAGGATATGGGATTCGAACCCATCTGCTATCCTGTTTGCAAAACAGGCAATCACTCCTAGCAATTCCATCCCCCATATAAGCACTGAGCAACCACGCTCTTTTCTGCCCGTGCCAGGCCGCAGATTCATTTTGAACCTGCCCAAGTCAGCACACATGTAACGATAAGGCGTTCGAGAACCTTTTGGTTAATGGTTTGGTTCTAACCATTGGTGCTCATGGCGGGATTCGAACCCGCACGCTGTTTCCAACAAGGGATTTTCTTACTACTCTATGTTACCATAGCCGCATAAAGCGTTGTAGTCTGGACTATGTCTTCACCATATCATTTCTGACTTAGGTGGTTGGTGTATAGTCTCTACACATTTAAGCATTTACGCTATTTAGCACGGCGTTGTCCAAAATGGATATTCGCCGTTTAGCCAACATTCACTTAATCGTTTCCTAATTAAGTGCTCTACTTTAGATGTACTAAATTATAACGCTCGATTAACTCATAAGCTCTATCATAATTTTTACCCGAAGGAGTTAAATCTAATAGAATTAGAGCCTGTCTAATTGAACGACTTTCTCGAAGCGCCTGAACAAAATCTTCTTCTGAAACCGCGACATTTGAATTTTTGCGAGTAAAAGTTGAAGTATAAGAATGACAATTTGGACATAACAATTGAAGATTATCCAATTCATTATTAGTCCTATGTCCATCTACATGATGAACTTCCAAATTGATTGGTTTGCCCATCCAACTAGTAGCTCTGCAACATTCACATTTTCTACCTCTTAATGCAATAAGAGGTGCCGCAGTATTCTTTCCGTTCTTTTTTATTGTTCCTTTAGTAAAGTTTTCATAGTGATAATTTTCTTTATTCCAACCTTGCCCTTTAAAGTGAGAAGTATCCAGATTCAACTCTTGATACATATTCCTTAAAGAAGCCATTGTTCCGCCGCCATCAGCTTTATATCCTAGCTTTCTAGCAACTTCACGATTAGAATAAGAAGTCTTTACAATCTCTGCAAGTTCTTCTTTAGAAAAATTTCTCCATTTAGCTTTATTACTCATAATTACCACTCCTAATTATCTTTCTATATTAAAAGTAGCTAATTAGAGCGAACGCTTCAAATTTTTAGTACGTCTGCCAAAGTCCCTGGTGTCTGCCAATTCCACCACACGAGCATAAAACGAGACGATTTTTCCCATAAGTTCAGCATTATGTTTAAATCTTGCTGCAATCGTCTCTCAAGTTTCTATAAATATTATATCATAACATTCATAGAAAGTCAATTATTTCATTTCTTACTTCCTAAAACTCAACTGGCGCATAATCTCATTGTAAGCCGCATCGGTAATCAGACCCATTTCCTTATCTCGCTTTGCCGCAAAACGAGTATACTTAGTATAAACTGCCTTGGCATTCTTCTTATCAATGAAGAAGTTATCGAAATTAGTCTTCGAACCCGGCATGGTATAATTGGTACCAAGTGCATAACGAGAAGTCTTAGTCTTTTCCATAAAATTTATTTCCTTTCCGATTTTCTATAAATATTATAGCATATAATCTTTAAAAAGTCAATTAATAAATAACAAATTTATCCGTTGAATCGCCTTTATGATACTCAATTCCTTCTCCAATATTAAGAGTACGAAATAAAGTATCATTATAAGATAAACTTATTGAAGCATGAACGTGGCCGCCAAGCCACAAAGGAATATGTTTATCATTATTTTCAATATCGCAATAAATTTTTTCAAGAGAAAATTCTGAACCTGTGTTAAAAAGCGTTGTAAATTTTTTATCCATAAAAAATGCAGGCATCGTATGAGAACAAATCATATCAAAAGGATGAGTTAAACCTTTGTCTACGGTTTTAATAACATCTTGACTGGTAATTACTTCTTGATGCCACCAAGATTCTTTAGGCTCTCGATATACTTTATCAATAGAATCAGCACCGCCAATACAAAGAATATTCAGTCCTTCAATAGAAAGGATTTCTCCACGCTCTACTGCATACACATTTGAACGAATTTCTCTACATCGCGCACCAAATATTATCTTAATTGGCATTTTCTCAATAGAATCATAATTCTCGTGATTACCTAAAATAGTGAAAATCATTTTTTCAGGATAATCCCGCGCGAAATGATTAAGAAACTTATTCCATTTCCAATCATTATACTTGAAAATAAAGCCGAAATCGCCTAATTGAAGGCAATATTTCTCTTTTGACTCAAGAAAACCTTTCATTAAATGGGATTCTGCATGGACATCTCCAAGAAAATACATTCTTAATCATTCCTTTCTATCTTGATTTTCTATAAATATTATAGCATAAGAATTAAGGAAAGTCAATTTATTTATTGCGCGAAGCCTATGCAATTTTTGCTTTTCTATATTGTTCTTTTAAAGTATTATATTCTTCTTGGGATATAATTTTAAGAGCAATTTCTTCTGGAATTTTTATAGGCTCTGGTTGACAGTCTCCTAAAATAATTGAACGCTAATTCTTATAATTATAAAGCGCTAAAATTTTTGCACGATGAAACCAACAGTTGCCTTTGGTGCGTTTTCCAAACTAACCCAATTCCGCACAATAAGCAGGACACCAACCACAACCACCAGAAATTGGACAATTCAAACATTCATTATCAATCCAAGTATTGACTGTCATTTTCTTCAATTCTTCGCGCGAAAGGGTATCATTTGAATTAAAAATCCCTTTCTCGCAATCTCCTATTGAATAATTTATACAATTATCATTTAAAGAAGTTGAAGCAAAACGACAACATGGATATGCTTTCCCATCAACTGAAAAACAAAATGAATCTCCGAAAATTTCACAAGGATAATTAGAAAAATCAAGAATCTATCCAGAATACTCGTTAAGGATACTAATTTTTTCATCCCAAATTTTATTATTAATTACATATTGCCCAATTTCTTTAAATTGCTTATATATCTATTGAGCATCTTCTTCAGAATAAGTATCTTCGTAAATAGGCGTACTAACGATATGTTTAAAGCCATTTTCAAGAAAAAATTTTAAAGAGGGAGCTATATAATTAATATCTTCTTTTGAAAAAGTCATTTTAATATGATCTAGACCATGTTTTTTTAACCATAAACCATTTTTAAAAGCCTTGTCAAAACTTCCTTCTCCTTTTTGGTTAATTCTATTTTTATCATGCAATTCTTTAACACCATCAAGAGAAAGAGCAATATTTAATATATCTTCATATTTAAGAATAAATTTTTTTATATCTTCTCTCTATAAAAGTGTACCATTGGTATTTAATGAAAGTCTTACAAAAGGCAATAAATCCGGTCTTGCAATAGAAATACCTGATATTAACATCTAAATTATCATATCCATTATTTCTGGATAAAGAAATGGCTCACCGCCAATAAAAGAAATAGTCAATTCTTTTACATTATTTTTCCCTAAAATTCCATTTTCTTGTCCAAGAAGCCGAATTATTTCTTGACATTCTTTTATTGCAGTATTTAAATCTAATGTTCGAGGACTTTTAAAATGCTAATAGCAATAAGAGCAATTTAAATTACAAGATTCTGTAATCTAAAAAATAATAGAAGCAGAATTAGCCATTGCTCCAAAACGTTTTTCAATTTTCATAGCAATAAATAATTACTCCTTTTTCTGCATCAATAGAATAAGAAATATTTTTAATCCTTGGGATCGTTAAAATATTATATTCAAATTGAGCATTAATAGACTCCCATAATCTATTTCTCTATTCTATCCAAGCAATCAGCTATTCAGAATAATTAATTAGCCAATCTTTTAAAACGCTATGTTCAATAACACAAGTATCTGAATAGAACTATTTAGTAATAAAAGCTATAAACTATTCGTATGACTAAATACTATGATTTAAATTTATTAATTCAATTCTATCTTTTTCACTTAACTAAAAAACTCTTTTAATCGCCATAAGTCCACATCCAAGTTTCTTCATAATCTTTATAAATTAAATACTCTATTTGTTCAATATGATTATTTAAAATATAAAGCTGATTAGAAATAATTGAAAGATTTTTCGCGCGAAAATATCTTAAATATTTTTCCTAAGAATAAACGCTTTCAAATTCTTTAAAAACTATATAAGCAAAATAAATAATAATATAATTATTTAATAATTTAAAATTAAGTATATCTTGAATTAGCTAATTCTAAGACAATATAATTGCTAATTTATCACTTTGCATTAAGAATAAAAGCAATAAAGACAATTGATTAACAAATTCTTTATGATATTGCGGCTAAACTAAATTAAAATAAATATCCGCTTTATCAACAATAAAACGGATATTTCTTTCAAGATGAACATGATTAATTTTCTGTAAAGCCACAAGTTTTAAAAATAATAAAGGCAAAAGAGAATAATCCGATGGGCCATAACATTTACGATTAAAAATAAAATCGTTTAATTCTCCATCAATATCTATATCAAATATAGTATTTTTAACTTTTTGAAGAAATTCTCTGCGCACGACATATCCATCTTGATACATATAAATCACCCTGGATAATTACCGCATTTACAATAAGAGCAACCCTAACTTGCATGAGAACTTTGACAACCCATGCAAGCATCATGACAACTTGATTGACATTCTTGAACACAACTATCTTTGCAGCCGCCAGAACAAGAACCTTCACAACCGCCCTAACAACTAGAACAACCACCAGAACAAGTACCAGTACATGAAGTGCAACCTGTTTTGCAAGTTCCCTCGCAATCGTTCGCACAAGTCGCTGTACAAGTATTTTTACAATTTCCCATACAGCCACTTGCACACAATCCAGTACAGCTACCGTAGCAACCGCTTTTACCTGGCTCTGCAAAAACACTAATTTTAGAAAGCTGTAAAAGAACTTTTTGATGGTCTTCAAGAGGATAAATCAAAGTCCCTCTACCTTTTGCAACTGAATAAGTATTAGAACTTAAAGAACCATCTTTATTAACCATTCTGCCATTCGTAGTTGCAGTCAATCCTGCAATTAAAGGTTCAATAGTAGAATTAGAATTAATCTGCTATTCTATCTACACGCCAGTGATTTTAACATTAGTTACCTTTCGACGATCAACAATTTCAGAATTATAAGCATCAGCAAGATTATTCCAATCTGAAGCTTCAACTTTACTACCTTTTGTTAGACTCATAAATCATCCCTCCTAAGAAATAAGTAGAAGGTCTTTTTCTTTCTCGAAGACAGTAATTGCTTCATTTACTAATGCTTTTAATTCATCCCATTCAGGTTGAGAAATAATTTGAAGTGCATCTTCATCTGGTAAACAAATTTTCATAGGACGAAAATCATGCCATAATAAATAGCGCTTAGCAGAATAATAATATCCAGCTAAAACCCTTCCTTTATGTGCCCAACAAATATTAGTTACTCGTTTATTAACTGAGCCAGTCATTTGTAAATTATTTGCGCTACACCAACCACAATTAGAACTAACGGGACAATCAATACATTTTTGTTCTGATTGAGATTTATAAGTAATACAATTTAAGCAATCTCTTGCTTTACATTGCGCTTCAGTTTGATAAAGACCATTGTAATCTCCGAGCTAAACGGTACTTGAAAGCTCTTCTCCAAGACAAGTGGGATGGTAGCGTAGACAAGGAAAAGCTCTACCTTTCATATCAAAAGAAAGCATATTACCAGTGCCACCACAATAATTTCCTTCCATAGAGCTTTTGCCATCTGCAAGCATATCAAGACAAGAGATATAAATATTTTTTAAATTATTATCAAATAAATAATCACTTACTTCTTTCATTTGATAATAAAATTCTTTAGCGTCCTTTTGATTATAATAAGGCTCATAAGCATAATTACAAAAAATATCTTGAATACTTTCACTGATTAAAAATTTAATTGAATCCGCGATATAAGGAAAACTTTGAGGAACAAAAGTCATTTTACTATAGCTCCATCCCCGTACTTTTGCGTCTTCAAAAGCTGCGATAGCCTTATCAAAAGAGCCTTTGCCGTCAACTGTAATTCTATGAGCATCATGTAATTCTTTTATTCCGTCAATAGAGACAGTTAAACTAATAATGCTTCCATATTTTTTCAAAAATTTTTGTACTTTTGGATCAAAATAATTTTGTCCATTGGTCGTTAAACTAATTCTCACAAAAGGAACAAGTTCTGGACGAATCATATATAAGCGTGGCAGAAAATAAGACATAATTCCATCAATTAAATCTGGGCAAAGCAAAGGTTCGCCACCAATAAATTCAAGAATTAAACCTCTTAAAGTTTTCCGTCCTAAAAATCCTTCGGACTTATCTATTTCTTTTAAAATTAAATCGCAAATTTTTTTACCAGTTTCAAGAGACATATTCTCTGAACTTTTATTACATTCGTAACAATAATCACATCTTAAATTACAAGCGTTAGTAACCTAAAATGTTACTTCACGACAAGCTCCTAAATAATAATCTCCTTTTGTAACTAAATCAACAGGAAGCAACGCCTCCGCAACTTCTTCTTGATATGTTTTAAATCTGTGCGGCATAAGTATATACTATCTCCTATTCTTCTGGATAAATTACATAATTAAGATTATTAGTTTCTCTATTACAAGGAACATTGCCTGCATATTTAAAAGCTATTTCACGCGCGAGATTGGTAAGCTCTTCTGAATTTTTAATATAATCTTGAGAATATTTTTCAAAAGATTCTTTCAAAATTGCTGGGTCTATGCTTTCATCTTGGCAAGTTTTCAAAATTAATTGAATTAGATTACGCAAACTCATATTCTTAAAATTTAAAGTTTTATATTTTCGCGCTTCTTCTATATCAATCCTAGCCCTAACATTCTAGTATGTCTTCATAATAAGCCTCCCGGCGCAGATAATAACGTTTTATTGTTTCTTCTACGAGTATAGAATTTTCTTTGATAATTGATTCTTCCCAGTTGTCTGTAATTTTTAAACTATGAGCAATTTCCATTGCCCATATCCCAAAAAAAGAATTAGGTGGAAAAGAATTTAATTGATCAATTTGAATTTTATTAGATAAATCTGAAACATCTTTTGAATTAAAATAACAAATTAAAAAAGAAATAAACTAAACCATTTGTTTTTTTGCTTCTTCGTCAATCTCCAATTTTAAATACTAATCATTCAGAATAAAAATTTTCTAAATAATTTGTTCAATTTCTTCAAAAGTTTTATTCTCTATTGGCAAATCTAATTGAATAACTCCAAGAAATAAATCTATCCAAAAATTGTTTTTGTCAACCCTTTTATACCAAAACTGATTAAAAAAAGTTCGATAATACAGCAATGTCTAAGGAAACTCTGCACAAAATAATTCAGTTATTGCTTCGACAAAATCTAAGCGTCCTTTTCCAGTGAAATATTCCATTTTACCTCATACAAAAAATGTCTGGAATAACAATATCCCAGACATATAAACTTATTTTATTTCAAGACAGCTTTTCTGTAAATGCCATACAAAATAAATTGCTGCGACTGTCTCACTATGGCTGACCTTCTCTGGAATCGAACCGAGACATGGTGGGTTAGAGCCACCTAGACTAACCATTATCTGAAAGGTCAATATATTGAGAGATGAAATTCATCCCTCAGATTCTATAATTAGTATATCATAATTTAACTCTCAAGTCAAATTATTAATTCTTTTTCAAACAAGGATTTAAGCGTTCAAAAGTCGCACACAAGCAATCTTCGTCAGATAAACATCTTGCAAGAATATTTAAAAGACAATTATCTTCATCTTCTACAACAATCTTTACTGGTTTAGAATAATCTAAACTCATTAAACCAAGAATGCTTTTTGCATCTGCAATAGAACCATTTGCATCATGAATCCCAATAGGAACATTATACTAGCACGCCGTACTTTGAAGCGCTCTAATTTGTCGAAAAGAATCAATAGTTACTTCACGAAACATTAGAATCCTTCCTCAATATAGTCTTTAATCTTATTTATCTGCGCGAGACGATTACGCAAATCTTGGCGAGTTTCACCATGAAAAGCGCAAAGAGGACAAGAACAATGAACTTTACCTTTTGATAAGCGATGTGATTGAAATTTAATTGCGTCATACCAAGCCTTATCACAATACACATTTTTAATGATATTCTCGCGCTTGTGAATGTGCTTCTTCGCGGCTTTGCGTCTAAAATCTTCAGTCCTAGTCATAAAACCACTCCTTAATTCATTTGTTCTGATGGCACGAGTCTAAGGATTTGAACCTTAATCATACGGTTTTGGAGACCGATATTTTACCATTAAACTACACTCGCATAAAATGATAGTGCTTTCGGTCTATCAGTCCGTCCAGCTAATGGAAGATTTACCGATTCACACAATTCAGCCTAATCTGCATATAAATTAGATACTGGTATTCCCGATTCTCCAACCAGATTTCTCGCAACAGAACCATTTCATTCTGTCTTATGGCGCAACAAGCAAGCGTAATATTTTGTTGATCGTCTATTATACTATATCTAATTTGATTATTAAAGCTATTCCCAAATTTCGTTTGGGATAGAATTAATTTCTTTCTTTTTGCAGGGAAGGTCATATTTCTTACACCATTTCGAAACAACTTCTGGTCTAACAGAAAATCTTCTGCCAAGCTCTGCAAAAGTCTTAGTGTAAACTTCCCTTTTTAAATCTTCCCTATCTAAAGGACAAGGGATTGATTGCACTGACCATTTTCTTAGAGGATAAGATTGCTAGTCATCAATTCTTGATTTTCCCTAATTTATATCTGAAATAGTTTGATAACTCACATTAAACTATTTAGCAATATCATTCTAAGATAAGCTAGAATTTATCAATAGGTCTTGAATTTTTAAACCTATTCTTTAGAAAGTTTAATATCGCACTAAGAAGTTCCTTGCCCGCCAGATGTGCAATTATATCCTTTATTTGGATTTTGACTATCAAAATAAGCTATCCATTTAATTTCTAAATCGTCTAACTAATTTTGGGAACATTCTTCTAATATTTCAAAAGAAAAATTTTCTATTCCGTACTTTTTAAAAGCCTAATGAATAACAGCATCCTATTCTCTTGAATTAAATTTATAATGTTCCTACCAGCGTCTTTTAATGTTTACGCTCTAGCCAATATAACACTTTCCATTAATCTAATTAGTTATCTTATAAATACCGCAAATAGACATATTTATCACTCCTATGATAAATAAAAATATAAAAGGCCGGTGTAGGAGCACCTTATTCTCATTGACAGCTAATCAATGCTACCCTTGGCGCGCAAGGTGAGATTCGAACTCACGGGCCGCTCATCACGACCTCCGATTTTCAAGATCGGTTCCTTCAACCACTCGGACACTTGCGCATAAATGGAGCCACATAGGAGAATCGAACTCCCAACTTTTCGTTGGCAACGAAACATTTTACCATTAAACTAATGCGACATTGGTTGGGGTAAAAGGAATCGAACCTTTACATATGGAGTCAAAGTCCACTACCCTGCCATTAGGTTATACCCCAATATAATGCTAAAACCCACTTAGCAATCAACAATCTAGCGGCATTGTCTTTTATACCCACGGTCTGTACACAACCGTATTAGTAAAGGATACCGTAGCGACCTCATTCCCCTGTCTTTTATTTTAGGTAGTAGCCGGGCCTCTAGCGCTCTTAACCTTAGTCATCACTACCCTGGCATTTTACATTAGTGAGAGGTGCCAGAACCTTGGTATCCTCGGTGGGATTCGAACCCACAAAAACAACGGGTTTGAGCCGTTTAGCTTTGCCAGTTTGCTCACGAGGACATATCAATGTAAGATTTATTTCTTAACCTTACATTAAATATTATAACATATATTTTTTAAAAAGTCAACAAAAAAACATATACCATAAAGCAAAAAGGAGAATGAAGAAAACTGCAATTGTAATCATATAACAGCCTTTCTATTGGGGCTAAGGAGGAGATTTGAACTCCCTCTATCAGTTCCACAGACTGACGTGCTTAAACCATTACACTACCAAAGCCATAAAATCAAGAAAGAAGGATTCTTTCTTGATAAATTTTTTATTTCTTACTAGCCCATTTCATTGTTGTAGGAATATAAATTGGTTCATTGGGCTTTTCTAATTTTGATTCACGTTTTTGAAAATATTTAGAACGATAACCCGCACCTTCGTGCAATACTCTATCGCTCCCAAGAGTTTTAAACCACATTATTCCCTCTCTTGATTTTCTATAAATATTATAGCATAAATAGAGTAAAAAGTCAAATATTTCCATCAAGATTTAGAATAAAATTTTCAAAAGAAATAGGAACATTATCTACATCTATCAAATTTCTTTTTCTAAATGCAGCAATTTGATTATCTTTAATAAATTTAAATTCTCTATCTGTTGGTTTATAACCATAATTTTTATACGTTTGCATATAAAAATCATAACAATATTTAATTATATCTTCATTAGAATAATCATTAGTCTTTAAATTTTCAAGATAACGATAATAAAGATATATCATAGTAACAGTTGATTGTCTTGCTATCGCATTTATCGGGGCATTTGCTTTAATTCCGATTTGAATAGCATCAAGAGTATTGTAAGTAAAACCAATTAAATCCCTATGTCGATAATCAAAATTATTTTCTCTTGTAATAGATTTTTCATTCCATTTCCAAGAGTAAGTAATACGGTCTTCAAAACGAATTCCATTATTTGGATCTTTCTGCGCGCAAAGCATTACCGCACAATTGAAACCTTTATCTTCATTTTCCCGACTATCACTAAAGACAATTTTATTTTCATTAAGAAACTCACGAGAATAAATCTTTCCAAATATCCATGTATTATCTTTAACATGAGGAATTTTTCGTCCATCACTACACTCCTCGACAAACGAGGTGAATACAGCAGGTCTTTTCTTATTAACAAGCATCAACCCACGCATATATTCTACAGCATAAGCATTTTCAAAAATGTCGTCCGCATCTATAAAACAAATATAAGGCGCGGAAGTAATATCTATTCCTAATTGGCGAGCATAGCCAGGCCCTTTGTTACGATTTAAATGAAGTACATTTATATTTAAGAAGCGCTTAAAAAATGCAATAATATCATTAATATTTTCATCAGAACAATCATCAATAATAGTCACATTTATATCATCTGAAATCGTTTGTACTTGGATACTACTTAGACATCTAACTAAAAAATCTTTTTGGTTATAAAAAGGAATTATAATATCAACTCTTTGATTGTCCATCCTTTAATTCTTTCTCCTTAGATTCAATTAACTCTGCTTCTGCGGATTCAATAATTTCTGCAATATTGTCAACTTCAAAGAAATAACCAACTGAATCAAAAGCTTTCTACCGAACCATACAAAAAGTAGCTGGATTTTGACCAAGAATAGATTCTAATTGTTGTGAATTAAATCCAGTATAAGTTATAATTTTTTTAACACAATCAAGCATTATTCTACGATATTCTTTTGCATCTCCACGTCCGAGTTGATAAAAGCCTTGAACGTAAAAATAAACGAACAAAAAAGAACTCAAACCTTGAGATAAAATTTCCTCTAAAGATAATTCATTATGCAATTTATCAAGAGGGCCTAGTGCGCTTGTAACATAATCTTGAAAATGATTACAAAATAAATCTAAACCAGTTTCACGTCTATGAGATAGAGACTCTGGTCGATTAACCCAATTATAAATTATTAAATCACAATTCAAAGTAGGCGCGCCAAGATGTTCTGTCATTAGACGAGTCAAAATTGAAAAATAAATATCTTCATGGGTCTCAAGTCCTTTACAAAAAGTTAAATCATGATCTCTTAAAAAACTTCTTCTAAAAAATTTTCCATGAACCCAATTCATTCCTTTTTCAAGAGAATAAGGAATTACTTCGCCAGATTGAGTTATCTCTTGAAACCTAGTTTGAATTATATTGCGGCTGGGATTATTGCGAATGATTGTTCTAACTCTATTGAAGGTATTAGGTACAAAGGAATCATCGTGGTCACAAAAAATAACCCAATCACCATCGGCATTGTCAATACCAAACTGACGAGACATACCAGTTCCGAGATTCTTTTCTGTTTTTACTTTTTTAATATGGAGCGTTTCCTCGTAAGGCTTTATTACTTCATCAAATGGTTCTGTTGAACAATCGTCCACAAGTACGACTTGAATTTTATCGCCCAAATGCTAATTCACAATTGATTCAAGTGTTGCTGCGATATATGGAGAGCTATTAAAACAAGGGATTACTATTGAAAATTGATACATAAAAAATACCTCTTATAAGTATAATTATACTATTTCTAATATAATTATATCATAAGAGGTAAATATTGTCAATTATTTATGAATATAAACAACATCATCAAAATTGGGGGAAAAAGAAAGATAAACATAAGGAGATAAAGAAGTATCCACTTCTCCAATAAGAGAAATTTCATTTAGATGGGTAAAAGATTGTGAGATTTTAAAATGCTCAATTTTCTTATGAAGCAAATCACAATCCCATTTATCTACATCAGGTTGAACTCGCTGGATGTAATCTTTTTCATCAAAAGGGGCATAGCGAATAGAACCTTGCCAATCATTCTTAACATTGGTTTTATCCATATTTTTAATACCAAGTTCGTCCGATTTGCTTACTTCATTTTTTAACGCGCCCGCACCATGTCGGGTAAAATAACTACGCGAAACATAACACACTTCAACATCAAATACTCCATCCAACTCTCTCAATTGCTCAAGCACCCAATCAGAACCAGTATGAGATGGAGTAAGATGCGGAAAATCTTTTTTATTATCCATATCGAGAGCAAGTCCTTGTCCGCCCTCAAAAATTAAAGTATCATAATAATCTGAAATTTCATTCAAAGAACTAAAATAAACAGACTTTTTAAAATCCATTAAGTCTTTTACAAAATTAGCAAGAGTAATCTCACTGAAGAAGTTTTCACGCCACTCCATTGTAAAAATAATATCCGTTTCTTTCATTCGCTTTTCAGCAAAATACTTATCTCGAATAAACTTAATCTTACTATAAAGTTCACCAAAAGACATAAAAAGTTCTTTACAAGTAAAATGAAATCCTTTATTTACTCGATTAAAAGTCTCAAAAATCCCGCAACCACACGACCCATGACGACCTTTCCCTCTTGATTGCTCAAGAGCCTGATTAAATAAAATATCATAAGGGGTCGTGATTTCACAATCCCAGTCAACCCAAGTTCGCCCACGATTTACATGAAGTTCTTCTAATTCCTTTTTCTCAGAAAGAAAAATAAAAGGATTAACCATGAAATGATAATTGTAAAAGGTATCTACATCTTGATATGACGCTGCGCCGAAAGCATGAAAAACGTGACGAAAATCTCCATTTTCTACAGTATGCCCACGCTGAGCACCGCCATTGAAAAGAATATTCAGACATTTTTTATGCTTCTTGTCAGCTTGACGCGCAAAGTAATTGGTCATTAGACCCTTGCCTTCGTCGCCATAATTTGCGCCAATAACTACTTTTACTTTTTTCACGGTTAATCCTTTCTTTAATTACCAGTTAGTCCAAGCGGTATCTTCGCTAGTCGGCTCCACGCTTTCAAGAGTCTCAAAGCCGTTATAATGACCCTCAACAATAGCCGTAATCAAATTCGGAAGCTGCTCAAGAGTAGCTACTTTATAATGACCAGTGGGAAGAATCTTTTCAAAAGACTCATCAATTCTCTTCGCGCGATAATCATAGCTGCTAGACGGATCATCAATAGAAATGTGGAAAATATCATATTTCTCCGCAGTCTCATCGTACAGCTCTTTAGTCTTGACGTCAGCCTGGAGACTATCGCCAGTTGCTTTCTTGAGTCCATAGGCTTCAAGGATAGGGTTAAGCGGCTCGTCGCCTAAAGTAATAATCAAACCCTTTTTACCTTTTGCCCAACAATCCAACTTACAGTGACGGCTACCCATGTACCATGCAGCGGTATAACTCTCATAGCCATTGCCGCCACCGCCACCTTCAAAATAAATCTTCTCCATCTGTTGCGCAATACGGACATCACTTTCAAACTGAGTCAACTGGATAGGAACGCGATCACATTCAACATCACCAATACCCATAAACATAAACTGAACATCTTTGGTTTTCTTTACAACTTCGGTCATAATATCGCTCAGTTTCTGTGCACAGCGAGCAGAAGCACTACCCATAGAGCCAGTTACATCAAGACCAATAATAACCGGCAGACTATTAGGATGCTCCTCAGAATCGCAAGCCTCGCGCATTACATTCATTGGAGAGAGTGCCTGATTAAGGCTCCTCTGCTCATAAATATCGTAGACAGAGGCAGCATTAAGTTTATCCATGCTGCACGCTTTAGTAGTAGAACGATACGCAGTATAACTCTGCGCGGTCCAAGAACCTCCACCCATAAATATACCTCTTTCTTTAATTAAACAGTAGTATTTTCGCTATTAGCAGTTGTTGCTTCGGCAGGAACGGCAGTCTGAACAGGAGTAGTCATTACTGCTGGAGTAGTAGTAATAGGAGCAATAGGATTCATAGCACTCATCAGTCCAGCAAAAGGATTGTTATTACCCATCATAGACATCGCCATAAAAGCCATCATCTTGTTATCGCCAGAGCCAGACCCCTTCAGCATCTCAGACATCATCATAATCTGCATAATATTCTTTGGGTCAACGCTAGTACCATTCGCGCCACCAAACATGGACACAATCTTGGAATAAAAATAAGTATTGCCAAGAAAAACCAGATGCTCAGGTACAATAGTCACAATAGTCGAATCTTCATAGCGAAAAGCAGTAATCTGATTATTCTCAACCTTGATGACTGCTGCGGGCTTGTTATTCACAAGAATAATGTCGCCTTTAAATAGAGTATTGGTTGGAATGCAGAAGAACATCTCATCGCCAACGTCAAGCACAAAATCAGAGCAATTAACAAGATTGCCAGTTGCAACGTCATAAGTCTTATAGCCGTTAGAAGTCTTAACCGCAATACCGCCAGTCAGACTAAGACGACACCAACCTGCGGGAACTTTTCGAAACATTTTATTAAAACTATCGAACATAGAATTTACTCCTTTTTCATATTTTCTGTAATTATTATAGCATACTTACCATATTTTGTCAAATATCTTCTTTACGGTATCCTCGCTCCCAAAATTCTTTACTTGGAGCCATCCAATCAATTTCGCTATGAGGAACAATAACTATTGCATTGCTACCATTCAATCTAAAATAAAATCTGCTATCTGTAATATTCTCCAACTTGCCACAAAATTGCCGGTTAATAGTAGTCATAGGCATAAAAAAATCATCTTTTAGGCAGACAATATATTCTACTTTCTTGATTTCCATATTATCTCCTTTTCATTTTCTATAATAATTATAGCATAAGGATTAAAAATTGTCAATAAAAAAGAGCATAGATTTCTCTATGCTCTAAAACTTATTCTAAATTTTCGTCTTTATAGTCGGGAAAATCTTCAACTACTTCTTGAGTTTCTTCAAATATCTCTGGAACAATCGTAACTAAAAATGGATTTTTACTAGAAAGACGAACTCCATTTGGATAAGTCGTCTCAACTTCGGTCTAATAAGTTCCCATCCCAGCAATATCTTTTTTAAATAAAACACATTGAGCCTATCCATTTTCAGCATCTACAATTTTAGCTTCTTTCCAAAACTCTGTTCCTTCTGAAGGATTTGCAAATTTAATTCTAATTTTTGAATTAGTTATATCTGAGACTTGTTTGTCTTTAGATATAGTGAATAATAACTTGATACCATTATCATTCTGTTGGAGTGTTATTTTTTGTGCCATTTAAATCACTCCTAGCTTTTTATCCAAGAATTGTAAGTGTGACGATCAAGGAATTGCAATCCATAAAATTCAAAAGTAGAAGCAGCCGCGGAATTAATGCGAATTGAATGCCAACCTTTTGACACTATGTCAATTACAGGAGCGGTATAATCTCTAATTTGGAATTTTGAATAATAACCTTTATTACTCAGATTTCTCCATTCGATAGAGCAAGTAGACGGAACACTAATTCCATTAGTCGCGTGTTCATCACCGTCATCTACAATTAAACTTTCTTCATTATTCCATTCAAATGTATTTTGCGGGCAACCTTGAGTTGCGCCAAAGTCAAGCGCTAAATCAACCTTAAATTTGCTTTGCTTTTCAGCATCCGTATAAACAGAGGAAGCACTTGCATACAAATAAGGGACTGCAACCATTCCATCTTGAGGACAATAGAAACTATAATAAATAGCTCCATCATCTTGCTAATTGTTTGCATTAGTATGACGCTTGGTTAACTCAACAATTTGATTTGCATAAATATCAGCATAAGTAGTTCCTAAGCTAATATCTTTCGCAAAACTGAAGCTATATTTACTATCTCCTTTAACTGTCGATGGGATTGAATTAGGATTATCCATCCAATAGGTAGTTCCAGCCGCAAGATTTTGAGTATTATTGTAACAAAGAGAATAAACTTTCTCATACATTGCCCAATAAGCATCACCATAAACTTTGGTCTCAATCATTTTTTCAGAATCCCAAGAATCTGTTGCGGCATTAGCTATATCGGTTGCATAAGCTGTAGCAATAGGAGATGCGATTTTCGCTACTGCACTATTAATATCTGAGCGCGCTTTCAAATCAGCTTGACGCCATAAGACGTTATAATAAGGGAAATTGTCCAAATTAAACTCAATCTTTTGTCCATCTGGAGTATTGTATACTAATTGCCCGTCAATAACTTTCGCAGTCTCATTATTGCTTAATGGATAATTCATGTAAACAGTCAAGCCCATATTTTCACGGCTTGGCTCAGTTGCATAAAGGTCTGGACTGTTTAATAGAGTAGGCATTGTTGGAGAATGTTTTGAATAATCAATAATGGCATTGCCACGCACATTAATGTTATCTTGTTGGACACGAGTAGATAAGAATAAACCATCTTCAACAACCAATGGACGTCCTAGATATCCAGCAATAAACAATGATGCCATCTCTTTGCCAACCGTATTATTGCCATCATTGGTCATATGAGTGAAATCAATGCACTGATTACCATTGAAGTTACGATTAAAGTCGCTTCCGTCAATGACTGGAATACCATACAACTTGCCAATTTCTTGAAGAACTTCTGCATAAGCCATGACTTGCTGGCGTTTATCAAAATCATAAGAAGCAGCTTGAGTTTGAAGAACTGGTGTAATAATTACGCAAGGAGTTCCATTATCAAGCTCACGCTCAATTAAAGCAGTATAATATTTAAAAAATTCATCAACATGACCTTTATATGCACTATTGACAAAATCTGCACTTGCGTCATTGATACCAAGATTGCACATCCAAATATCCGCGCCAGAAGCACCCCAACGATTATATGCACAATAGGCATCATCACCAGTATAAATTTGGCTTACAAGCTCAAACTTATCAAATTCTTGCCCGTCTTTAATACCCTTACCAAAGACTTCGTTGAGCGCTTCAATCATTACTTCTGGCGGACGTACTTTAGATTGACGAGTACTACCGCTCTTTTTTAAAGCACGATCAAAAGCAGAAGCAGTTCCCTTTCGATTATCTTTGTACATACCATCTGGATAAGTAAAAGTGGTAGGAACAGCAATTACAGTTGACGCATCTAATTTTTCATTCGCGTTACCAGTATAATAATTTGTTGCATTACTGTTGTCATTAACACCCGTTGATTTTAAAGTATTATAACCAAACCAAACAGAATCTCCGCACATTGCAATCTTAAAATGAGTATCTGCAAGAGTATCCCAGCAATATTGTGTAAAAGTACGAAGTTTATACTGCTTCTAGCCCATTAAGTAAATTTGCTTCTGATGGTAAGAATCATATTTACTTAACTTTTCAATTTGATTCTCAAAATTATTAAAATTATCTTGATTATATTCCGGACCGTTATCAATCCATTCTGTCTTTTTATACTCTGGTATTAGCACTATTTATCTCCTCCTTTATATCGGTACTAGATATATTTTCGGTGCGAGGTAAATAAATTACGCTACAATAGTCACGAAGCGATTCAAACTTACCTTTCCAATCGTCTCCCATGACAAAAATATCTACTTGATTATTCATTATGTCGCGCTTTTTCTGCCACCAGTTATTTTCTGGAATGATTAAATCAACGCAATCAAGAGTAGATAGTAATTCTTTCCTCTAACTAAAGGTAAAGTAAGATTCTTTTCCTTTATCTCTATTAAATTTATCTGTTGATAAACCTACAATTAATCTATCTCCCATACTCCGCGCGCGAAGAAGAAGATTTAAATGTCCTTGATGAAGTAAATCAAAAGTGCCATAAGTTAAGATAGTTTTCAAAATAGAGAGTCAAACTCCTTTTTTGTTTCTTCATTATATTTATATGGATCAAATTCAATAACGGGTTTGTTCCAAGAATGAATCGAATCTTCAAGTGCAGCTCTAATAGCGTGTTCATCTGTCCCATGAATTAAAATATCCGCTATATCCGTTACTCCTTTATCTGCACCAAAGTCTGTAACAATAGTTTTTCTACCGAGTACTTTCGCTTCAATTGCAGAAAGTCCTTGTCCCTCATAAATAGATGGAAGAATATTATAGTTCGCATTTCTCATATTAGCAAATGGATTTTTATTATATGGAATTAAATGAATAAAATCACAATCCTTTATTTCTTTAAGAATCTTATCTTTTAATTCTCCATCACCCATAATATAAAGTTGAGTCTTATTATATTTTACATGAAAATCTTTAAAAGCCTTAATCAAATTAAGTTGATTCTTTGCAGGAGAAAGACGCGCAACATTCAAATAAACTGCTTCTGTTGAAAAAGAATGTGGCTCAAAATTTGCGTATTTAGAATTTAATTTTTCAAATAGATCATAAGGTTGAACAATAAAATTATGAACTAATACCATCTTAGATCCATAAAAAGGAAAATCTTTTTTATTAGCTTCTAAGCATTGCTCACTAACAGAAACTATTTTATTATACATGGAGTAAGCGGAATAAACTGCATTAAGAGAATCTTTTAAAGGATATTTACCATCAATTTCTCTCATTTGATCTAATTTCATTATATTATGTTGCCAAATAATTTTTTGAGTAATGGGAAGATTTTTAATCCCATAGGCAAAAAAATAAGCGTAAAAAGGACTATAACCAGTAAAATTGATTACCGCATCAAAATGAGTGTCGCCAAAACAACGTCTCCATTCTCTGCGGTAAAGCTCACGAGGAAACATTTTATCTAATTCAAAAGAATCTATTCCTTTTTTAAGGCAGATTTCATTTGCACAACGCTCAAGTAATGTTTGATTATATGTCCCCGCGCGGACAAGTAAACGGACATTAGGATTAATTTCATTTATTTTATCCAAATAATCTGAATTATCTTTTTTCAAAAGGATAAGCGAAACATCGTATTTATTGTAATCAATTCTATTGAATAAAGAAAGAATAGAAGATGTAACTCCGTTTGGCTTAAAATCTCCGGCGTAAAACAGTAAGCGTTTTTTACTGTCTGTTTCTAATGTACTAAAATCTATTTCACTTAAAAGCTTTATTAAAAATTCATGAATATTTATATCTCTATCAGTCCAGACATTACTCCCTTGTTCCCAAACTTGTTTTTGAACTTTCTCCCAATAATCATCAAGATTCTCAAGATATGTTTTAAAAGTCTCAATATTCTTTGCGGGAGCGCATGGAAAGTCTTGGTATAATCCTTGCTTTTGACAATATTCCTCATAATCAGGTGCATAAAAAATAACTGGATTATCACCATAATTTATCCAATCATAAAAAACACTTGAATAATCTGTCACCAGTAAATCACAAATTGGAAATAAAGTATTTATGTCAATAGAAGATGGGATATATCTTGCTCTATTTTCATAATCTACATGGTGCGCTTTAACTAAAACACGATAGCCGTAATTTCCTAATTCTCGAATAATTTCAGTATCAATAGAATACTTCCCATCGCGCCAAGTGGGAGCATACAAGGCGATTGGTTTTCTTTCTTTTGATAAATCTGCTATTCCTATCATCCCAAATTGTTTAAAAATTTGTCTTTTAGGAATAATCAATTCTTTTCTAAAATCTTTTGTACGGATTATCTTACTATTACACAATCCATTAAGTCTCGCCGCGTCCAAATACATTTTTTCTATTGAATCATCACTAGCAAGTAAATAATCAGCACTTAAAAAATTCCGCATAACATTTCCAGTATTCATTTTATTATTAGGAATATCAAAAAATAATTTCTTGCGCGGAATGCCGTGCCAAGTATTTACATAAATTTGTTCAGGCTTTTTTGTCCAATAGGTGGGGAATGTATTATTATTAATGAGATAATGTGCTATTGAGATATATTTAAGATAATCATTTGAGCCATACAAAATAAATCTTACATTTGGTTTATCTGCATATTCTAATAATCTAAAATTATTACTCTCAAAATTATTAATTACCCAAATATGAATATAATCATCAAATTTTTTATTACGCAAAAATTCCAAAAAAATTGCGTAAGGACTATCAATCATACCTGCGCCCGCAAATGACTCATATAAAATAACGTTGTTCTTAACTGGCATATTGTAATAATCAATATACTTTTCTAAGAACAACGCCTGTTTATTATTATGAGATTTCCTGGCGCTTTCAATGATATTCAAAATTTCATCATTCAAGCGCGTCACACCCTAACTTTTTATAAATTTCCTCAGCAGTTATTAATGTATTCTTAGACGAATCAGATTGAATTTGAATGTCTTTCTCGTCTAATTCATAAGCATCTGCCATATTAGTACTCCACTTCTATCTTATACTCAGATGTGTAAAAAACGTTAATATTATAAATTTTATCTATTGAATTAACCATATTCAGTTCTGGTTGGATACCTATTTCAAGAGGAGCGTTAATTAAATAAGTTTCCGAAGAACCAGAATCATTAATTCCAATTAAACGAATATAATAATTTTGATTCTGTAAAGGAATAATAACATTACCCCTGTTCCAAGCGTAAGTGTTGTATAAAGTATAATTCTCCGATTCGAGAGATTTAATATATACTTGAACACGCGGAACTCTTGAACCAGTCCAACTAACTTTTAATTGAGTCGGACTAATCAACTCAAAAGAAGCAATAATTTGACTATAAATCTTTTCATCAATTAGTAATTGATTTTTTCGCGCGGAAACAATATTCTCACTAACTATTAGACCTGGGAAAGCCCAAACTGTTTCTGAAATAGGTAAGAAATTCGGCGCGCCAGATGGACGTTCACTAATTCTTAAAAAGACTTTATTACCAATACTTTCTTGAGGAATAGAACTAATTTTTAATTTCTTTTGATAATAAATATCATCTTTCTTGACACGGTTAATCCTAAAAGGTAATCTAATAGGAAGCTAAATTCCTATTTTATATTTATCTAAAGTAGTAGGTAATTTTATTGGAAGCTAAATTCCCATAATAATCACCTCAATCTTGATAAATTAATGTAGCTGTGCTAGTATATTTTTGTCCATTTATACCAGAATCATCAATATGAGTTTTGATATAAATTGGAGCTTTCACATTGTCATAGCTAATAGTAAAATCAGATAAACGATAAGATAAAGAACCTTTTTGCAAATTGACATCAAAATAAGTCTTTCCGCCAGTGGTATAAGTTTTATCAGAATCCTCAAGGACTTTTACCTTTTCATTTGTGCGGCTAGTACTTGTTTTATTTGAGTTCCATGTAAATTTATATAAATCAATCTGCTCATTATCTTTATAAAATTCAAAGCAAGGGATTCCATCCTCATTATTATAAAGACGAATTCTAAAATTTGTTAAAAGAGGATAATAGTCAAGCCAAGTTGAGCCAGTGTCTGCAATAATTGTGCCGTAGCTTCTGTCTGACTATCCAGCAATACCTTTTCCGCCAACTGTAATTTTTAATTGAAATTTATTTTCATATTTAGGACTAGTGAAAAATTCAATTAAATATCCAGTATTATCATTGTCTTTTGGATTGCCCATACCATTTATACGAGCTGCAAAAATGGCCATTGAAACATTTTGCTAATTTGATGGTAAGCTATTAAATGTTTCTTTATTATAAGTATAACCCATTTTAAAAGAAAAGTCAATATTTTTTGCGTTCTCAAGAGCAAGTTGACTTCTTCCATAAGATTGAGAAGTAGAATCATCTTGATAATAAGTTAAAATAGGTGGAGTAAAATCTTGTTTTGCGCTTCCAAGCAAATATTTAAAAATACTTGAACTTGTATCTTTAAAAGAATCGGTAGTAGTATCTTGTCCAGTGGCAAATTTTCCCGCTTCTACAACTCCCAAATCAAGAGTTGAAGAATAAGCTTTGCCGTCTAAGCTAAAAGTCTGCCAATTCGAAGCCAATACAGAATCTGCATTTGTACTATCTTCTGCTGTTGAAGTGATACTTACATTTTGCGCGGCTTCATCGCCATCGTTTTTAACATAAATAGTTGAAATATGATCGTAACCTCTGCGGACTTTTCCTAAATCTAATCCAACAGTGGTATCTAAGAGTTTAGAAGCCGCATCATAGAACTATAATTTTACACTCATTTATTAATCCTCCGAACCATAATCTATATCAAGAAGAAAATATTGAGTACCAGATAACTTAGTATCTGATGGAATTTGGCTTCTTAGATATATAATACCTAAATCATTTTTAGTTACCATTTTAATATTATCAATAACCATATTGGACATATTAGCAGAAATCGGCTCATAGCCAATAATTTTTGGAATAGATTCTACTGCAGAATAACAAGATTTACGTTTATCTTTCTCTAAGACATAGACAAATGATGGGTCTTTAGTTGTGTCTGTTGTATCCAACCAAATTTTAAAGACTGGAATGCCATCTTTATCTTCAAGAGAAAGAGTAATCTTTGTGCCATTTACAGAGTTTCCTAAATCAAAATCTTCAAGAGGAGTCCACCATGCTTTATTTTTCTTTGGATCGCCATACCAAATCTATAAAGCATATTGATGCCCAAGCTAATAAATTGTATCTTTAAAATCTTCTCTTATTCCAGAAATTGTAACAATATAATTGTCTCTAAAAATCCATCCAATAAAAGAATTTTTTAGGCAACTCATTGTTGCAGAAATAGTAAAATCTTTTGCTTTTCCTAAAATATTTTCAGACGGCGTTAAAATTGCAGTTGTGTCAGTATTTTCTGGCAGATTAGAAAATCGAGAATCTACCCCATAAAAATATAAAGATTTTGAATAAGCGTACCAAGGATCAATTGATGCAGAATTGTGCCATGTTTCCCAATCGTCGCCTGCTATTGGTTGTGCAGATTGATAATCATAAGTATCGAAATCTTCGACGTAAATATTTTTACCAATTGCAAATTCTCCTGGCGCAATATTTTCAAGAGAAAGAGTTTTATCATAATCATAATCTTTACTAAAAGATAATCCCTTCCAATCTAAAATTGAAGTATTATTATTATATGCTTCAAAAGAAACAGTAGGATTTACAGCTGTTTTTGTTCCAGAATTATAAATTCTTAGTGCTCCTATACCAGAAGCACCTTTAAAAATATCTCCTAAGCTATAAGTTCCATTTAGCGCGGTCGATATTTTGGTTGTTTCATCATAACTATAAAAATCTAATTGAGCTGCCATTATATCACCGCCTTTTATAGAGTTTCTATTGGTCGCCCAAGTACAATAATTTGACCAGTCGTCGCATTACCTTTAGCAATTACTTTAAACCTTATTTCTAAAAAATTGCCCGGCGCAAGAGTCTCAGCAATCAGTCCTTTTTCTTGTCCATTTTGAACAAGTTTTATATCTAAATCATCATTAGAATTTGGATATATGTAACAAAGTTCATTGAGTGCGCCTTTGTTATAGAGGTATCTTGTTGCAATCTTTTCTTTATTTAATTGAACAAGATTAAAAGGAATTTTATATATAAACTTATTAGTTGTTACATCTAATTGTCCTTCAAGTGGTTCTATTGAAGCATCTGGTTTTAAATAAAGACTAAATCCTTCTACTGAAGCATCAAATAAAACATCAATATTTAAGCAATAACCCATAATACGATAACCATTTGAATTTAAATGGATACCATCACCAGATTTTTTAATTGTCCCATCTGCATTCAATTCTGAACCAGAAGAATAAATATCATTCATTCGATAATTAGTAGGATCAGTAGGATCTTCTCTTAAATATTTTCCATTTTCTTGAGCATTGAAAAAATCAACCATATAAACGCCATCAAGAGATGCTACATAATCTTTAAGCCAATTATTGAAAGCATCAAATGCTTTTCTCATGTCAGCGCTTAAACCATTTCGAGGTAAAAGATTTCCTACTACTGGAACAACTTCATTATTAAGCGCCAAAGCAATCATCGCTTTTACTGCTGGAACCAATCCATAATAGGTTGTTCGCATACCATTTTTTTCAAGTACGATTGGAGTTTCAGTGAAAATCCATTCATCCATTGTTGAACTTGAATCAATACCAGAAACCGCAGTTGCGCCATTAAACAAAGAAAGGTCATTAGTTCCACATTGAATAATTGTATAGTCTGGATGCAAGGAAAGAATTTCTTTTTCAAAACGATTTTTAACTTGATAACCAACTTCTTCTCCTGTACCATAATTATATACGTTATAATTTTTACCAAGCCTATAGCTAAGCCAGTATTGATATTGAGAAGTTACATCTTCAGAAGTATTATCATTAGCATAACTTACTCCATTACAGCAGTAAGTACCTTTATGATCTTCCGCGCGGAACGCCGCGTGTCCAGCAGTAATAGAGTCTCCAATAGTACCGATAATAGCTAAACGAGTAATAGTTTTTAAATCAAAAGAAGAAGAATAAGATTGATTCTCACAATCATAATCAAGAATTAATTGAATATCATTCCTTTCTCCTACTGATGAACCTCGAATTGGAGAAGTTGAATAATAACAATGATGGTATTTATCATCTTGAATTGCAAAAAGAGAAAATACTTCTCCTTTTGAATGCGAGACTGCATTACTACGTTTGACCGTTACAAGAAAATTAACTCCGTTTTCTTGTTTATCCTGAATAACAAAATTTTCTACACCATCAGTAAATTCGTCGCCCACCGCGCAATCAAATACGTCAGCAATTAAAAACTAAGTTTGTTCATCGTCAATATCTTCTAATAAAACAATAGGATCAATATTACTGTTGAGAATACCAGAAGACATAATAGTTTTATTGCCTAATGAATCAAGAGAATAAAGTTGAGTATAATCCGTAGCAACAGTGGCTTTTGTTGATGAATTATGCGACACCGGAATTGTAGAATGGTATCCTCTTGATACAGTTAATCTCTTAGTTGAATAATTAACTGATTCAACTAAAATTTCTTCATCATCAATTTTTAAAATACTTCCTGGCGCAATTCCATTGATATTTATTAAATCTAAATAAGCCTAAGAAGCATTAATGGTATATTGAAGAAAATAAGTTTTACCTCGTAATGAAAGTTCTATTAAAGTATATCTTTTATTATCGTCGGCTTTTAAATAAATGGTATTATGTTTTGTTTGATAAGTAACTATATTATGGTAAGTTGAAAAACCCTCATTAGAAGCATCTAATAAAGAGCCATCATAGCTCTCAGAATACAATCTAATAGCCATAATAATCTCCTTAAATAATCTTCATATTAACCATGCCGATATTTAAATCATCATCATAATTTTCAAGAGCATAGCCAATTATTTGATCACCATATTCTGCGCGCTTACCGACTCCGGGTACTGCGCTAATAGTTATTTTATCACCCTTTTCTATCGGCGCTAAAACCTTAACTTTAACACGTCCAGCAAGTCCTACAGGAATATATTTATTAATATTATATTCGACAAAACTTCTTCCTTCTGGTGGATTTTCACCACCAATTAAATGACTAAATTGGTTAGAATGAACACCAATCAATAATTTATCACCAGCTGATGCGCGTTTATAGGCTTCTTTTTCAGAATCCATATCAAGAGCAATAATATCACCCGGCTCTGTATATCCACTGCGCGGGAAAAATTCGGCATAGTCATTAAAAACTGAACCAAAAACTTGGGAACCAGTGATAGAACCATCTGCCCTAATATTGTTTTTAACATATAATGAATTAGATTGCAATTCATTATTAACCGTAAGTTTTTTATTTGAAGTTACATCATTGCTAAAAACTGTTTGTGCAGAAATATTTAACGTTCCACTAGTGATGTTAGTTGTTGAGCCACCTAAATTCTAAGTACCATTTAAATTAGTAGTACCTGTTGAATCAATAGTATCTGAGTAAGATACAGAGCCAGTAAACTTCGCGGGACCGCTAACATTTAAACCGTTAGAAATAGTAACTGGATTAGTGGTAAAAGAAGTTTTTCCTGAAAAGGTATTTGTTCCAGAAGAATTAATTCCGCCAGCAATGTTCAAAGTAGAGTCTGGGGTTGTTTCTAAAGTCCCAGAAAGTTCATTTTCTCCTTTTAGAGAAACATTACCAGAGAAAGCTGAATTCCCAGTAAAAATATTTTCTTTTGAGAAAGTTGTTGGACAAGAAAATTTTACCTTATTGGTAAATTCCATCTAAGTATCATATACAATGGTCGTTGTTGAAGCTGTACCACTTGCTGACATTCCAGATAGATAATTAATTGTATCATATAACTCTTGAACTGGCTAACCGCCAGTTCTGCTAGGGTCAAGATAGTATTTATTAGCCATCTATTTTATCCCTCCATTTTTTATCTAAGATTAAAGTAAAAAAGTGTTAAATATTATATAATAAAAAAATAGGGAGAGACAATTAGTCTCTCCCATTAAATTACTTATCTAGTTTTTCGAGAATCGCACTCAAAAAATCATCAGTCTTTTTTACTGCGGTTTTAGTCGCATCTTTTGCTGCTGGGACAATCTTAGCAGAAAAAATATCAGTCAGCTCTTTCTTGAGGTCTTCTTTACTTACTTTCTTACCGTTAAGATAGAAAGTATACTCTTTATCATTATTACAGCAATCTTTAAGGATTTTCTCAAGATGTTTCTCGGCATCTTTTACATGAGAAATGCCAAAGAAATCATCATAAAAATCTTCATCGCAGACTTCGTCGTCATCGTCATCATTGTAATCTTCATCATTCTCTTTATCTTCACAATCACAATCACAAGTATCATTGCACTTATGCTCGCAATCACAGCTATCAAGGCTCAACTTACCGTCGCGAGAATCATCAAGCAATTCATCCATAATGTCTGCATTATAGGCCTCATTAAAGATCTCAACTTCTTCAATAAACTCACGTAGATGGAGAATCAAAGAGTCCTTATCCATCTTACGGCTTTCATCATAATCTTTCTTTTCAGGACAAGTTGCTTCATGTGCTTTGCACTCGGCTTCAGTCTCAAAAAGCTCATCGCAATAATCGCAGCAATAAAATTTCTTCATATTAAATATACTCCTTTTAAGTATGTATCTTTCTTAACTTTCTATAATTATTATAGCACGAAATTAAGAAAAAGTCAAAGAATTTAACCAGAAAAAGTTCTCCAAAAAGTTGTCCATTTAATATTAAATTCTTGGGCTTTTGTTTTTGATATAATATAGTCTCTAACTTTTACAGGATCACCTTGAGTAAAAGTAAAATTATTATGAGATTTTTGAGAACCTAAATTATTACTATTTATAAAATTTAAATAACCTTGAGAATAAACTCTTTGATTTTCTAAAGAAGTCGTTAATTCAGATTCATCAAAAGTCTTAGCAAAAGTAATATTAGTTGACATTGCTTTTGTTTCATTATCATTGATAAAATCATATAAAGCAGAAAAGAAAGCCGAAGCAGTTATATATTTGCCGTTTATCAAAAATAAATTAACAACAGTAGAAGCTCCAATATCTAAACCTGCAACTTTTATATTTTTACCAGTTTTACTAGAATCAAAACCTAAAGTGTTCCCAATTTCTTCCATTCCAACAAAAGAAATCGCTGCTTTATAAGCCTAAACAGCTTGATCTTTATTATTTTCAGAAATACCACCTTGTGCAGCATTTATCAAAAGATAAGCTAAATCTATAAAATTATCTTCTGTCAGCATTCCAGTTTCACTAAAAACAGGACTACTATAAATTCTATTTAATGCAGAACCTAAAGTGCCACCACTATAAATATGAGTTAAATATTTGTCTGTATGTCGTTTTTCTTCATTTTCTAAGCGCGCGAAACCTTGATTCATTTTAGCACTAATATTTATCTAATACTTAGAAGAAAATTTACTTGTATCATTAAAATCAAAATTAATTTTTAAATCTGTCTGACCAACATTGTATTCATCTGCTCTCACCAATTTACCAGAAGATAAATCCATTTTAGAATATTTTCTTGAATCATTACCTGTATGAGTTAATGTAACTCCAACACCTAACTATCCATAAATCTATGGTAAATAAAATTCATTTAAAATATTAGCTAATATTTCTTGAAATTGACCATGCTTTTGAGTTAGATCTCCTTTGTCGGTTCGTTGCATTTCAAATTTAGCCTAATCTCCCTAGGCTATTAGAGCTTTAATCTAATCTGGTGTTTTTTTACCTTTAGATATTTCTGACATAAAATAAATTAATAATTCATCTTCCAAACCACTTTCTTGAAATGCTTGTCCCATAGAGCCAAAATAATCTCCAACAACAGACCAAGTATTTCCCTTTTGAGTATAACCATAAGTTTTCCATTTGCTTTTCATTCTCTCAAATGCTTCTTGATAAGTTATAGCTTTTGATGCCGCGGTCTAAAGACCCCAAGTATCTTGATGTAATTTTCTCCAAAAAGCATCAGTTAAATCTTTTTCACCGCGCGAGTTCATAACAATATCTCCCGCAGTAAGTGTGCCAGCCATTGTGTTAAAATAACGACTGTTAAAAAATTGCATTAATTCTGCTTGAGAGGTCGCTCCGCCTTTTTGAATAATACCCTAAATTTCAGAATAATTAGCATCGGCTTTTAAATATTCTTTAATCGTTTTTGTTAAGTTTGAATCATTATCTAAATGAGAACATAATTCTGTAACTAATCCGTATTCTGTCTATAAACTAATCTATTCCGCAGCTCGGATAGAATTTAATAAACGCTTTTTTAAAGTTTTAATTTTTGTTTCTGAATAAGATGTCCTTTCTGTTGTACCATGCTCAAAAACAAAAAATAAATTTTCTTTTCTTGCTTTAGGTTTATATATTTTATAAAATCCACTATTATAAAATCGTCCATAATGATTAGATTTAGGCATTTAATCACCTCAAAATAAAAACGAGGGGTATTTTACCCCTCGTCAACTATTATAGAATACTCAATGGGTAAATTTTTAAAATAATCAGCTAAAGAATTATTTAATTCTTCTTTAGTAAAGTATTTAGAATTCATATGAATAATAACTAAAATAAATAGAATCAAATTCTCTATTTATTTTAGTTATTACTGTAAAAGAATTAATACTTTCAAAATTTTCAAAGAATTGCAAATTTCATAATAAAAATCCTCTTTAATAAATTTGCCTAAACCGGCATAACTTATCTTGAATTTTTATTATTTTTTTTGTTTTTCTTTTTTTATTTTTTTATTTTATTTTTTGGCTTATCTTTTCCGCACAGTCTAAGCAAATATTAATACCTTCAATAGAAAGAAGTTTTTCTTTACTTCCGCATATCGCACATTGTCCTTGCTTAATAATATGCTTTGTTAAAATTAACTTTCCTTCTTGTTCACATAATTCAATCTCGTCATTTGACTTCCAGCCTAAACTATTCCGTAACTCCATCGGAATTACAATGCGGCCTACGCTATCAATTTTTTTTATTATCATTTATATCCTATTGAGGTGGATTCATCATATTAATGAAAGTGGCATAAGAATGAGTTTCAATCATTGGCCCTGTTCCACCTGCAGCTTTTTCTCGAATATCAAAATATGTCGCGGGATTTCTATATGTCCATTCAATTATTTGATCATTAGTAACATTCAAACGTTTTTCAGCATAATCAAGTAGCTGTTTAAATTTTATAAAATTATCACGTTTAAAATTTTGACTATTATAATAAAGAAAACCTTGAATATAAAAATAGCCAAATAAAAGTAGAGTTAATAATTGATTTTGGACAAAATTTTCATCGTGATATTTTTCATCTAATTGCATGACTGGCTCAAGAATAGAATCAATATATTCTCCATAATATTCTTCCAAATAATTTAATCCAGTTTCAGTTGGCTTATGGCTTAAAGAATCGCCATAAGTATACCAATTATAAGTTGGTACATCACATTGTAAATAAGGTAAATGACAACAATTTAAAATACCTTTTACAAGAGTAGAAAAATAAATATCTTCATGAGAATATAAATCTTCACAAAAATGAATATTATATTTTAAAAGAAATTTCTCTCTATTGTAAAACTTACCATGAATCCAATTATCTGCACTTGGAAGATATTGTGTGGTTTCTCCAGTTTTTGCATTTATAATATAGAATGGAGTATTTACCATTGTAGTAAGAGTTGGATTTTTTTCAATCTTGTCTCTTACTAATTTAAAAGTATCTGAAATAAACTCATCATCCTGATCAATAAAAGTAATCCATTCTCCTGTTGCGTGTTCAATTCCACGTTGTCGAGATGGGCCAGGGCCGCCATTAATTTCAGTTACATATTTTTTAATAAATAATTTATCTTTATATTTATCCAAAATTGGCTAAAAATCTTCAGTTGAACAATCATCAATAATAATTACTTCAATATCATCAGAACAATTCTAATTGACTATTGACTACAGAAGATTATCAAGCCTGTCATCTGGATTATAGCAAGGAATGCAAACTGTCCAAAAACGATTCATATATTCACCTAAATAAAAATGGTAACAGATTTTTTATTTTCTGTTACCATTATATCATATTAAGATTTAAAAGTCAAAGAATTAAGAAATGTCAATAACTAAACTCTCAATTAAAGTATCAATTGTAGTTTCGTCAAAAGTAAAACCATATTTTTCACAATAAGCTTTTACTTGTTTAATTACATAATCTTTCTTTGCTTTACCTTGCTCTTCAATACCATCGAAGTATCCATTCTTTTGAAGCTGTTCAGCGGCTTCCATTGCAGCTTTAATATATTCTTTTACTCGGTCTTGCTACTCTTGGGTCAATTTTGACTTTAACCAAGGAATCAAGTAAACTTTAATTACAAAAGTTCCCATAATAGTAAAAATTGCTGCAACTAATTGTAAAGCAGAAGTTAAAATAGGAGTAATATCAATCATATAAATCACCTTTAAGGTTCCTCTTGAATAGGAATATCAGATTCTAATAAATCAGCATCATTTGAATCATCAACAGGAGTTGGATCAGTTAAATCAACTGCATCATCAGTGGAATTATTCTATCCTGTTTCTGCGGTTTTAATCCATGCATTAAAACCATTTTCCGCAGTCAATGCTGCAAAAATCCCAGCGTTAAATGAATAATCTGGTAATTGTCCTATACGATAACATAAAACCATATAAGCAATAGCATAAATTACTGTACAAGCCATTGTAAAAATTATTATTTTTTTGCTGAAGCGCATTTTATCTTTTTTACTCATAATACACCTCATGTATGGCTTTTGATTGCAGCTGGGCCTATATAGCCATAAACAGTTTTATACCATTGATCTTTAATTTCGGAATAATTAATACAGGTTGATTTTCCATTTTGCGGACTGGTAATCTATCCAACAATGCCATATTCCATACCGGGTCCTTTGCGTACATTCCAACGACCGTCTTTAAAAGTAATAGTTTTTTGAGGAATAGATGGTTGAGTTGGGATAGTCGGCTTAGGCGGTTCAGTTGAGCGAATTGCGCTACGCTCTCCTTTACCAAAAGTATAAACAGAAGAATCTTTTGTCGTAAAATCAGCATCTAACCAGACTAAAGGATTAGTTCTCTTGCCAGACAAACGAACTTCAAAATGTAAATGTTTGCCGTTTGGCCCAACAGGAACAACATGACCAGTGTAACCTGCATAGCCAATCAACTGTCCTGTCATAACTCTTTGTCCTTTTGAAACGACATAACTATCTAAATGAGCATAAAGAGTCTCAATGTTTTTGCCATTATACTTTTTATCATGAAGAATTTTTACACAATTGCCATAACTATTCGTATCGCCATTGGTTATTCTACCGTTCCAAGTATAAACAAAATTAACTACTCCCGCTCCAGCAGCATAAATTGGCTATTTTAAAGTTACTCTTAAATCAATAGCCTAATGTAGCGAACCAGTAGAATAATACCAACCAGCTGTAATTACATGTCGTCCTTGTAGCGGCCAATCTAATACATAATCAGTAGAAGGAACAATCGGAGTTGTTGAAATTGATGGAGTAGTTGAACTATTTTTCTTATAACCATTTAATCCGGCTTTTTTAATTATACTTGGATAATCTTTGTAACAGTAATCTAAGTCTACATTAGTAGAAATGCCATTAACTTTTCCTTTTGACGAATATTGCCACATTCCATATGGAAGTTTAGCAGAACAATTTGTTCCATACTGTGCAATCCACATGTCATAAGAAGTTAATTGATTATAGTTTAAACGATTATTTAACCAGTCTGCACTACAATAAAGTGCGGCATAATATCCTTTTCCTTCAAGGATACCAAGTGCTGTTTTAACAAGCTCTGTTTTTTGAGCTTTTGTTAAAGCAACAATGTCTTTCTCATATTCTTGATCAAAATAAATAGGATATTCAAATTGTTTTCCTTCTATTGTTTTTAATAGTGCAGCCATTTCTTGATGAACTTCACTTACTGTTGAAGCGTAAGAATACCAATAGACACCAACTGGAATATTGTGCAATTTTGCTTGTTTATAGTTTGTTTCAAATTGCGCGTCAACTTGAGCTGGATAATAACTACCATAGCCCGCGCGAATAATTACAAACTACACATTGGGATCAGCTGCAAGCTAATCCCAATTAATAGCTCCTTGATGCTTTGAAACATCAATACCTTTATATTTTGGGGTCATAAATCCACCTCCATTTACTCTAAAATAAAAGTAGAAAGTTATTTAATAAGATCCATTTAACTTCAAATTCTTTTGTCAGAATTAGTTTTTTTATCAATATAATTAATAATATCTGATAATGAACTACCACTAAGAGTAACCGCATCAATACTTTGCAAATCGGTTGGTGAGACGAAATCGGTAGAATTTTTATACGCCGCCGTTCCTAGCCCATGAATTTTAATATTGGCTCCTGAATCCCGAATTGAAGTTGGACCAGCAATAGACCAATCAACTCGAAAACTTCCATTAATTGTTCCTTCTGAAAATGTATAGGTAGTATCATTAAAAGATGCATTTTGTGGAACATCTATATTTACTGAATAATTATTAACTAAACTTGCATTTGTTGCTTCATTTGCATATTTTGCAGTCGAAGCAATACTTTTTGGATAACCATTTTTGTCACGACAGTAAATTTGCCCATCTATTGTAGCAAAAATTTCACCGTATTTATTTTTATCAACGCTTCCTGGTGGTTTTGGAATTGTTGAATTAGGAATCTATCGTTTAATCTGCATATATCCTCACTTAGAAATTTTATCAGCAATGGTAGAAGCTACCCAAGATTCATCTTTAATTTTAGCTTTAAAGCCTTCTGCTGTGATCCATCCTAAAATCCCTTGAATTAAATCTTTTGTTTTTCCATTGTGACCAATATCTACATGGACTTCAACTTCAGCACGCATTCCATTTTCATGTAAATAAGTATTTAATTCTTTTGCAATTTCTAAACTCTTTTCAGTTTCAGTATAAATTTTAGTATTGACATCTTTAATTTTATTTAACCAATCAATATGATAAAAATAACGTCCACCATGGCCTTTATCAATTAGACAAATTACTAATACCATTTTTGTTTTATAAGAATTTTGACTATCTGTACCAACAATAATGCTATAATTATGCTTTTTAGTAATTTGATTTTCTTTAATTTTATCAAGTAAAAATTGATAAATTTCACTTTTTGTCATTTGTCCATTGGTTGGATTAATAAATTTCATTTCTTCCATAAAATCACTCTTTTTAAATAAAATCCGAATAAATATGATATTTTAAATACAGTTATATAATACCATATTTATTCGGATTTGTCAAATTATTTGTTGTCTATTAAATGATTCAAAATTTCGCTATTGACGCCAAGTAAATCTTGCAATTTTTCTTTATCGCCAGAAGTGATATAAGAAGTTAAATGAAAAATTTCTTTTAATATTAATTTAGTATCTTGCTCATTTGCTTCTATTGATGTGCGCAATGCAGTAATATCTTCTTTGATATTATGAATTGCAGTATCAGTTTTACTATTCTATTCATCAATATATCTGCGCAATCTTAATTCTAATTCATTTAAATCGCGCTTTGATGCTTTATTTTGTTCTTCTAACTTTATCACCTTATTTTTTAAATCTTCATAAGGTTGCTTCATTTGTTGGATGTACTTCCATGCGCCGCCGATAGTCGAGATAGCCGCAGCAACAGCAAGTAAAGCACCAATGACTATTCCAATAGTTTCCATCGGTAGCACGCTCCTTTGTTTTTCTTCTAAATTAAAGTAAAACTTACATTATATTGTTATAAAGATTTGACAACCTTTATATTTTATGATATAATATAATAAAGAAAGCGAGGACAGAAATGAAATTAAAAAATATTTTTCTTCATTTTAAAAAGATTTGCGTCCATAAATATTGGGTTGGATACTATTGTTTTAAAGCTGGTTTATATTGGCAAGGTATTATTCATGATTTAAGCAAATTTTCTCCAACTGAATTTTGGGAAGGCGTTAAGTATTATCAAGGTTTTAGTTCGCCTATTGATGCCAGTAAAAAGGCAAATGGTTATTCAAAAGCATGGTTTCATCATCGGGGACGAAATCTTCACCATTATGAATATTGGCAAGACAATTTTGACAAAGGCGGCAATCCAGTTATGATGCCTCAGAAATACGCTATTGAAATGTTTTGTGATTATATTGGTGCAGCAAAAGCTTACCAAGGAAAAGATTTTTCCTTTAAGGATGAGTTAGAATGGTGGAATAAAAAGAAAAGTAATGGTATTGCAATGCATCCACAAACTAAAGAATTTATTGATGAAATGATGCGTGCTTGTGCGAGACATGGCGAAAAAGTTATTAATAAAAATTATATGAATGCTGTATTTAGCCATGCACTTGTTAAAGTTGGTTTTTGTAATAAATAAAAGGAGTTTAAATGAATAGTTTATTTAATATTGAACCTGAAAAATATTGGGATTTTACTTCTAAATATACTGCTACTCAAAAGAAAAATGAAATTATCGCTCGCATTGCTTCTAATGAATATATCGGTTCAGAAAAAATTGATGGGCATTATAATCGTACAGTCATTAATTTTGATGGTATGATGCGCATGGAAAGTAGAACTAAGAGTACTGTTACTGGTGAATATTCCGATAAACAATTTCATGTTCCTCATATCGCAGAAACTTTAAAAACTCTTCCTTGGGGAACTATTCTTATTGGAGAATTATATATTCCCAATACGACTTCTCAAGAAGCTGGAAAAATTCTTGGGTGTAAAGCAGAAAAAGCTGTCCAGCGTCAAGAAAAAGATTATCCTAAAATGAGATATTATGTTCATGACTGTTGGTTTTGTCGTGGAACTAATTTAATGGATATGCCTTATGAATTTCGTATTCAAAAAGTAAAAGAACTTTATGATAAGTTTCTTAAAAATAATAAATATATTGATTGCGCGAATTGGCAAAGTGAACCAGCTAAAATCAATGAGTTAATGGAATCCGTTTTTGCACATGACGGTGAAGGTATCGTCCTTGTTAAAAAAACTGCAACTGTTGCACCAGGAAAACGAACTGCTTGGAAAACTATTAAAGTAAAACGAGAACTTGATCATCATATTGACTGTTTCTTTACTGGACGCGCGAAAAAAGCAACTCGTCTTTATACGGGTAAAGAACTTGATTCTTGGAAATATTGGGAAGATACCAAAAATGATAAGCTTCTTCCGATTGGTGATTGGTGCAAAGAATATGATGCTGGGCAAAGTATCGAGCCTGTTACTAAAAATTACTATATGGGGATTCCTGGTTCTCTTGAAATTGGCGTTATGGATAAAGGGGAAATTCATCCTATTGGATTTTTGAGCGGTCTTGAAGACGATGTAAAAGCCAATTATGCCGATTATGCGATGAAACCCATTGAAGTAACTTGTATGATGTTCACTCCTGATGGTAATCTTCGTCATGCTAAACTTGTTCGTATGCGCGATGATATTCCCATCGAAGATTGTACCTTTGAAAAATATATGGGCGAGCAACAGTAAAAATCAAAAGTCAGCTAATCTAATAGAGCAGATTAGCTGACTTTTTACTTTATAGATGTACAAATTTATAAGGAGGTATCATATGTTTATAATTGATACCAACGTTTTAATTGATTATCCAGATATTGTTACTCATGAGAATATTGGAATCGCTTGGTCAGTTCTTGAAGAACTTGATCGTATTAAAATCACGCAAAGCGAACGTGCAAAGAAAGCACGAATTGTCCTAAGAAAATTGCGAGATTTACTTGAAAAAGACGGACCAATAGAGAAAGACGAAGAAAAGAAGTACCAAGAAAAGATAGAAGAAAGAGATACACAAATTCATTTTATTGATACTTCCAATTATAGTAATCTTTCTGTTGATAATCAGTTATTATACCTCTGTAAAGATAATAATTATACTTTAATTACCAATGATATTAATTTACAAGTTAAATGTATTGCTTTACAAGTATAGTATGAATCTTATATTAAAAATAATGAAATTTATACAGGAATATTAAGATTATATACTCCTAAAGATAATAAATTAATTAATGAATTATATAGTAATGATTTTACTAATTTGACTTTATTTGAAAATTAGTATATAGTTATTATTGAGGATAATGATATAAAAGATGCTTTTGTTTATAGAAATCATTTAATTAAATCAATTAAAAGAAAATCTATTGAAATAAGTTATGATAATAAAATTTAGGCTAGAAATACTGAATAGGCTTGTTTAATAGACGCCCTTTATAGTAAAGCTAGTATAATTTATGCTGGCGGAAGTTTTGGAACAGGTAAAAGTTATCTTTTAACTTCTTATGCTTTGCAAGAGCTTCAAAAAGGAAATATAAATAAAATCGTTTATGTTCCTAACAATAGCCAGAATGAAAATTCCATGGAACTTGGAACAATGCCAGGTGAAATGTTCGATAAGATTTTGCCATACATTGGTACCTTATGTGATATAGTTAGTCAATAGGAAGTAATCCAAATGTATGAAAAAGGACAACTTGAATTGTTGCCTATTGCTATTGCTCGTGGGCGTAGTTTTGATAATTCAATTATTCTAGTTAATGAAGCTCAAAATTTAACTGAAGAACACGTTAAACTTTTAATCGCACGTTGTGGACAAAATAGCAGAATCTTTTTTGACGGAGACATTAAGCAAGCTGATTCAAATATTTTCCGTCAAAAGAGTGGATTAAAACTTTTGACTAAATTACGTTTTAGCAAAGATTATTCTGATTTGTTCGCGGCAGTGCGCTTAGAGCAAATTGAAAGAAGTAGAACGGCACAAGCAGCGGGCTATTTAGATGAATTATAATTTACAAAAAAATTTAGATTTAATTCCACAATTTGATACTGATACACTTTATTGTTTAAAAAATTTTTACAGAAATAAAGTCAATCGCGTTAGTGGTGTAGAAACAAAAAATAATAAAGATGATTTAGAATTAATTTTATATTATAATGAACTTTGTCATGAATTGTATGAAAGAGGAGAATGTAATTAATGGCTGAAATTATTAATGGAAAAGTTTTAGCAAAACGAATTAAATGTAATGTAACACAAGAACTTGCAGAATTAGAAATTAAACCTTATTTTGCAATCATTCAAGTTGGAAATAGTCCTGCAAGTAATAGATATGTCAACAATAAAATAAAAGATTGTAAAGAATGTGGAATTGATTACCACTGGTATGAATGGGATTCTTTAATTGATCAGCATTCTCTTGAAGATTTTATCTCAAAGTTAAGTGAAGATGAAACTGTTCATGCAATTATGCTTCAGTTACCTGTACCTAAACACTTAAATGTTCAAAAATTAATCAACAAAATTGCTCCTGAAAAAGATGTTGATGGCTTGACTGCTTTAAATAGTGGTAAATTGATTGCTGGCTTGGATGGTTTTGTTCCCTGTACTGCGGCTGGCTGTATGGAAATGATTCGTTCAACGGGAATTGATATTGCTGGTAAAAATGCTGTTGTTATTGGACGAAGTAATATTGTGGGTAAGCCTATTGCAATGCAACTTCTTAAAGAAAATGCGACTATAACGATTTGCCACAGTCATACGATCGGGCTAAAAGAGATTTGCCAGAAAGCTGACATTTTGATTGCGGCAGTAGGCAAGAAAAACTTTATAACTGTCGACATGATTAAACCAGGCGCAGTTGTAATTGATGTTGGAATCAATGTGCAAGAGAATGGCAAGCTTTGCGGTGATGTTGATTTTGAACGAGTAAAAGAAATTGCTGGTTACATCACTCCTGTTCCTGGTGGAGTAGGATTGATGACTCGCGCAATGTTAATGCGAAATATTATGATTGCTGCAGAAAATCAAGTTCCGGATAATTTAATTCTTCAATAATTAAAAAGAAAATAATTACTTTCAGAAGTCAAGATATTATTTCTTGACTTCTTTTCTATTGTATGATATAATATATGTAAAAGGAGTGATAAAATGAGTTACGATATAAACTCTATCGAAACGCTTCAATTTAGGGAAGCTGTTCGTATGAGAATCCCGATGTATCTTGGTTCCAACGATATGGAAGGCGTGTACAACGGCATCCAAGAAATTATTTCTAATTCAATTGACGAATTTATTATGGGATTTGGTAATAAAATTGAAATTGTACTTTATCCTGACAATTATATTTCTGTAAGAGATTATGGGCGTGGAGTTCCTTTTGGAACAAGAGAAAATGGCGAAAATGTTCTTGAAGCTATTTATTCTCATGCGCATACTGGCGGTAAATTTACATCAAAAGATTATCAGTTTGCAGTTGGTTTAAATGGTATCGGTGCGAAAGCTACTTGCCTTTCATCTGAAGAATTTTCAGTTGTATCAGTTCGTGATAATCGAGTGGCTTCGATTTGCTTTGAGCGCGGAAATATGACCGATTATACCGAAGTAAATAATGATAAAAATTTACCCAACGGTACTTTTGTAAAATATAAGCCGGATACGCAAGTCTTTAATCTTGAGCCTATTGAAATTAAATTTGAGCATTTATGTAAGACTTGTGAAAATTTAAGTTTTCTAACCAAAGGATTGACTTTTGAACTTCGAGATGAGACTGTCTCTCCAACGCAAAGTGTTACTTATAAAAGTGAAAATGGTCTTATGGATTTGGTTATGCAAAAAGCTGCAAATAAAGTTCATGAAAATCCGATTTCTTACTTTTTGAGCGATGGAACAAATTCAGTTGAAATTGCTTGTGTTTGGACAAAAGCACGTAATGAACATTTTTATTGTTTTACAAATGGTGTTGCCAATGCTGAAGGTGGCACTCCTATCACCGGTTTAAAAACTTCAATTACTAAAACTCTTCAAAAGAAAATCAAAAATTTAACTGGCGAATTAGCAAGAACTGGCCTTATTTACGCAGTTAGTTGTAAAGTTGTTAATCCATCTTTTGCTAATCAAACAAAAACAAAAATTAACAATCCCGAACTTAGAGGACTAGCAAGTAAAGCTTTTAGTGAGGGATTTGAAAAATTCTGTTTGCAGTATCCTAATGAGGAAAAGAAAATTGAAGATTTTCTTACTAAAGAAGAAAAAGCAGAAAAAGCAGCAGAAAAAGCAAGAACAGCTGTTTTAAATGCAACTAAAGATATTGAGAAGAACCAAAAGAGGAAAGTTTTTTCTTCCGATAAATTGTCTGATGCAGAATATCTTGGACAAGATTCAACTCTCTTGATTGTAGAAGGAAATTCCGCCGCCGCAGCTATGGCTATCGCACGAGATGAAAAGCATTACGGAATTTTAGCTATTAGAGGTAAAATTATTAATTGTTTATCCAATAGCGAAGATAAGATTTTTGAAAACGAAGAAATTAAATTGCTTTTAAGCGCAATGAATATTATCCCAGGGAAATATAATTCATCTAAATTACGTTACGGGCGAATTGCAATTTGCTCTGATGCGGATTCAGATAAACTTAACTGTCTGTAAATACTTTACTGTTTACCAACAGGGTCTTTATTTTATAGTGATGGTTTACACATTTTACTTATAAAATAGAAGGCTAACGGGCAACTAAACCGAAAGGTTATGGTGGTAAGAGAAGCTAAACCCCTTGATGGGCAAGCAGATCCCGTGGGAATCAGAATTAACCCAAGCCTTAAATTGTGGAGGTGCCGCAATGATAGGCATTTATAAAATTACAAAAATTGAAAATGGAAAATCTTATATTGGACAAAGTAATAATATAGAAAGAAGATTTTCTGAGCATAAATAGAAAAAGGATATTCCAATTGAATTAGCTATCCAAAAGTATGGAGAAAAAGCTTTTTCATTTGAAGTTCTTGAAGAATGTTCTTTAGATGATTTAGACGCACGCGAGCGCTATTGGATTGCTCACTACAATACTTATAAAGGATTTGGTTATAATTGTAGCGAAGGCGGTGGCAATAATCGCGGAGAGAATAACGGGCGCACAAAATTAACAAACAATGAAGTTGCTTATATCCGAGAATGTTATGATTTACATATGCGTCGAAAAGAAGTTTATGAGCAATTTAAAGATAAAATTAGTTTTAGCGGTTTTGCGAGCATCTGGGATGGTTCTACTTGGAACGATATTAAGATGGATGTATATACTAAAGAAAATAAAGATTATTATATGCATCATGCAACAGATGGTAGTAACGCAGATAAAGCTAAATTTACTTCTGATGAAGTAATGTTAATTAGAAATCGTTATGTAAGCGAGAGTGCGCGAGAAATTTATAAAGAGTATCAAGAAAAATGTAGTTATAATACATTTCAACAAATATTGTGGGGCCGCACCTATAAAGACCTTCCAATATACAAAAAGAAAGAGAAAATTTGGGTTAATAACTGAAGCCTGTAACGACTATCTCCCGGAAGGAGAGTACACTTGCTATTGGTACGCAAGTGGAAAGAGTATTTTCGTCAATAGACGAATAACATATAGTCTGCTCCAATAGAAATGTTGGGTAAAGTGGGTTATCACATAGGCTTACTAATTATGTCTGCATTACAATATCTCGCTCCCGAATTTATTCAAGAGCATAGATTATGCTGGTTGCGTTCTCCTCTTTATGTTGTTACTAATGGCAAAAAACATTCTTATTTTTATAGTGATGAAGAATTTGATAAAGCTCGCGCGCAAATTAAAGGCGATGTTAGTCGTGAAAAAGGTTTGGGCGCATTGAGCGCAGCAAAAGCAAAAGAATCAATGTTTAATCCCGAAAATCAAAGAATGGATATTCTTGTTCCAGATGATGATTCTATTCAAATGCTTTACGATTTAATGGGGACAGATGTTCAACCTCGCAAAGATTTTGTATTTAGTAAAATTGATTTCTCTGAAATAAAGGAGTAATATGGAATTAACACCGATTATTGAAGAAAGTTTTGCTCAATATTCTGGTGCGGTTTTGCAGTCTCGTGCTCTTGTTGACGCACGAGATTTTTTAAAGCCGTCCGCAAGGCAAATTTTCTATTGTATGAAAACTGATAAATTTACTGCTGATAAGCCTTTTAAAAAGACTTTGAAAGCAGTTGGTTCCGCCATGAGAATGTATATTCACGGTGACTCATCTTGTGTTGGAGTTATTATGCGCGCGGGACAGCCATTTTCTATGCGCTACCCTTTGGTTGAAGTAGATGGTGCTTACGGCACTCTCGCGGAAAGTGGAAACTGGTCTGCTTCTCGTTATACTTCTGCACGTTTGTCCCCTCTCGCAGAATATCTATTCAAAGACATTGAAAAAAATACCATTAAAGAATGGCGAGATAATTATGATGATACAGAGCAATATCCTGCCGTTTTAACTGGAAAGGGCTATTTTAATGTTGTCAATGGCACTTCTGGTATTGGTGTCGCAGCAAGCTCTAGTTGCCCTCAATTTAATATTAAAGATGTAAACAATGCTTTAATTACCTTGCTTCAAAATCCAGACTGCAATTTTGATGAAATTTATTGCGCACCAGATTTTGCCACGGGAGCAATTTTACTTAATGCTGATGAAGTAAAAGAAAGTATTAAAAATGGTGTTGGTAAAGCTTGCAAACTCCGCTCTGTCATTGAATATGACGAGAGCGAAAATTGTTTAATTGTTAAAGAAATTCCTTATAGCGTTTACACTGGGACAATTCGTGGAGAGCTTGATAGAATTTTAAATGAAGGACTTTGTCCTGGTATTGAGCGTTACAATGACTTGACAGGTTCTACTCCTAATATTAAAATTTATCTTACTAAAAAAGCCAATGTTTCTAAAGTGCTTCAAATTCTTTATAAAGAAACATCTTTACAGCATCATTTTAGCATTAATATGACGATGCTTGATAATGGCCGTTTCCCAAGAGTATTTGGATGGAGAGAATTACTTCAAGCTCATATTGACCATGAGAAAGTAGTTTATCGTCGTGGTTACGAATATGATTTAGCAAAAGCAGAAGCAAGACTCCATATTGTTGAAGGTATTTTAATTGCGCTTGCACGAATCGAAGAAGTTATTGAAATAATCAAAAAATCTTCTTCAACAGCCGAAGCAAATAAAAATTTGCAAGCTAACTTTTTGCTTGATGAAATTCAAGCTAAAGCAATTCTTGATATTAAACTTTCTCGCTTAGCACACATGGAAGTTGAGAAATTTGAAAAAGAAGCTGAGGAGCTTACTGCAAAAATTGATGGATTAAAATATATTCTTGATAATGAAGAGGAATTTGATAAGCAATTAATTAAAGGCTGGCAGGATGTTGCATCAAAGTTTGGCGATGAACGCCGCACTCAAATCATGAATTTAACCATTAATGAAGAGACCGATGAGCCAATAGAAAAGAAGCAAATGGTTGTTCATTTAACTAATTTGAACACTCTTTATGCTTATGAAGATACTACTCTTATCACTGCACGTCGTGGCAGAGGTATGAAAGTTAAATTAGGCAATAATGAGCAAATCATTCAAACAGTAAAAGATTCTAATCTAAATAATCTTTTGCTTTTTAGTTCTCTTGGTAAAGTCTACAATCTTGCACTAAGTAATCTTACTCTTGATTGTAGAACTCCGATTAGTACAATCCTTGAACTTGCGCCTGATGAAACAATTACTTATATTGTTAGCGATACAGATAAATCTCAAGGAGAAGAAGTCCTTTTTGTTACTCAAAAGGGAACTGTTAAAAAAACTCTTTTAAGAGAATATAATATTAAGCGTACTAAAGGCGTTTCTGCGATTAAATTAACCGATGGTGATTTTATTAAAAGAGTGATGATTGTAAATAATAAAGATAATCTTGCAATCACTACCAAAAACGGCTATGTCGTTATTTTCCCATTGACTGAAATTAATACTCAAGGTAGAAACACTATTGGTGTCCGTGGAATTACTCTGCGTCCTGGTGATGAAGTTTGTGATGCTTGTGTTATTAGAAAAGATGCTAAAGAGCTTATCTCTGTAACCGAAGCAGGACAAGTTAAAAAGACTGATTTAGATGAATTTTCAGTTACTTCCCGCGCAGCAAAAGGAGCAATTATTCATAAGCTAAATGATGAGGATAAATTGGCTGGTTTTGCATCCGTGCGTGAAGATTCAAAAACTGTTTCTGTTGCTAGTACCGGAGCAATTATAAAAATTTCTTTAAATGAAATTCCTACTACCAGCCGTGCGACAGTTGGAGTAAAATCTATTAATCTTAAAGATGGGCAATATGTAACCGGATTGATTGTCGAATAAATATTTAAGTCAAGGTGTCATTGCCTTGACTTTTTTTGTTTTGTATGCTATACTAATTATAGAAAATCAAATAGAGGTGTTTCCAATGAAGTAGTGTATTAAAGACAACTTTGGTCTTTTAACTATGTCTATTGAAACTACTATTCGAGACTTAGAAAACTTTCTTGAAAGCGCAAAAGATACTGGCTTAAAAGATAGTCCAAAAGAAACGATTCGTAATACAATAGAAGAGTATAAAAGTTTGATGGATAAACTTATTAATGATGATATTTCTGATTATAATGAAAAACAATTAAAAATGATTATGGAACATCGTCTGCGCGTCCTTAATACCCAAAAGGAAAAAGTTGATTTAACAATTCCTCTAGTCACAAAATTTATTGAGGAACTTGACAAATCAGTTACTTGATTTTTACCGCGCGATGTGCTATAATATTTATAGAAAGTTAAGAAATAGAAAATTAAATATTAAATTTATTCAAAATTAAATTTTGAAAATAAAAGCTATTAAATAGTTGACTTTCAATAATGTTTATGCTATAATATTTATAGAAAATCAAGAAAAGGTTTTCTAAAATGTTTATAAATTAAAAAGTATTTAAGTTTAAGGAGTAATTCTATTATGACTGAGAATTCTAAGAATGTATTTCATTTTCTTCACGACAATCATGATGTTAATTTGACTGCTGGCGAGATTGCTGAGAAGCTCGGCATTACCGTTTCTGCTGTTACTGGTTCTGTCAATGGTCTTGTTCGTAAGGGCTATGCCGTTCGTACCGAGGATGTTATCGAGGTTGAGGGTAAGAAGACCACTGTTAAGTATATTGCTTTGACTGATGAGGGCATGGCTTTCGATCCTGAGAAGGCTGAGGCTGAGGAAGCCGAGCGTAAGGCTGCTGAGAAGGCTGCTAAGGCTGCTGCCAAGGCCGCAAAGAGCGCTGAGTAATAGATACACCAAAATATAATTTAGGGGAGTTTTACTCCCCTTTTCTTTTATAAAATTTTGACTTTAATATAACATTGTAATATAATATAATTGTAAAAAGAAAATATTTGGAGAAAGTTTTATGTTGAAGCAAGCATATAATAATGTACATATTCTCGGCAGACTCAATGAAATTAATTTGCAGGAGCGCGACAGTTCAAAGGACGGTCGTCATTATATCAGTGGCGATGTTACTTTTCTTGTTAATCAAATGGTAAGTGATATTGAGGAAACTGAAGTTATTCCAGTTCGTGTTTTCGCATTTGAGAAAACCAATGCTGGTAAACCCAATCCTGCATATCAGAACGCAAAAGATTTGATGACTAAGGGTATTTCTGTTGCAGCAACTGGTGATCCGACTAAGGCAGATTCTTATGAGTGCAATTGTCGTCTTCAGGAAAATAATTTCCTTGGACGCGATGGTACTATTGTTTCCACTACTGTAATTAATGGTTCTTTCTTCTCTAAGCGTTCTGGCGTTGCGGCAGAGGAAGAGGATGCATCTTTCGAGCAGGAAATTGTCATTGCCAATGTCGCAGATGAAGTTAAGAATGAAGAGACCACTGGTCGTATGTTGGTTGACGGTCTTGTAATTCAGTATAACGGTACTCCCGATAAGATTCGTTATATTGTTGAGAATCCTCAAGCTGTCTCTTACATTGAGCAGAATTGGGAGCCAGAGAATACCGTTAAATTGAGCGGTAAGATTCGTTATGGTTCTGAAACCGTTGAAGTTACTAGTGCTGATGTAACTGCTTTCGGTGAAGCTCCTACTAAAGTTCGCACTCGTAATATTCACGAGTTTGTTGTAACTGCTGGTTCCGCACCGTATGACGAAGATAACGCTTATAATATCGACGAAGTTGCTCCGGCACTAAATGAAAAGAAGCGTGTAACTGAAGAGCGTTTAAAGAATACTCAAACTGCTGCTCCTAAAGCTAACGCAAATCGTTTAAGCCGCGGTTTCTAAGAAATTTTAGGGAGTGGAGCAATCCACTCCTTTTTATTTTAAAATGAAAGTTGAGATATAATATATGGAGTAAATAACATGGCTATTGATTTATTAAATTTGGAACCTACTAAAATTTCAAGAGACCTTAAAGGCAAATATATTTTAGCTTATGGCCTTCCTAAAATTGGAAAGACTAGTCTTGTAGCTTCTTTCCCGAAGTCTTTGATTTTTTCTTTTGAGCCAGGTACTAATGGCTTGAATAATATTTATAAAATTAATATTACTTCTTGGAAAGATTTTAAACTTGCAGTAAAGCAGTTGGCCAATGATAAAGTAAAAGAGAAATTTGATTTTGTTTCAGTAGATACTGTAGATATTGCTTATGATCTTTGTGAACAATATATTTGCAGTACTAATGGAGTTCAATCTATTGGCGATATTCCTTATGGCGGCGGCTGGACAAAACTCAAGAAAGAGTTTTCTAAAATTTTCCGTGATATTGCAATGATGGGCTATGGCATTATTTTTATTAGCCACGCGCAAGAAAAAACCATTAAGGAAAATGGAGAAGAATATCCTCGAATTGTTCCCGCTTGTCCATCTATTGCTGCAAACATCACAAATAAATTGGTTGATTTTATTATCTACATTGGCATTGAATATAGCAGTGCGGAAGACGAAATTGGTACTCGCTATATGTACTTTAAAGGCAATAAACATATGCAAGCCGGTTCTCGTTTTCGCTATATTCCCGACAAAGTAAAATTTGGTTATCAAGAATTAGTTGATGCTGTCAATGATGCTATTGATAAGCAAGTTGGCTCTGAGGGGACTATCGAAAAAGGAGATAACTTCTATCAATCTGAAGTTCGTCCTTTTGATGAAGTGATGGCAGAAGCAAAAGATATTTGGGTTAAAATTCTTGAAAAGAATGATTCAGATACCACCGTTGGTGAAATGAATCATATTATTGAAAAGAATTTTGGTTCCCAAGTTCTTCTTTCTCAAACTACTCCAGCACAACAGGATGCACTTGAGCTTACTGTTTCTGATTTGGAAGATTTATATAAAACTCTATAAATAGATTACTGGGGAGAACGCAAGTTCTCTCCTTTTTTGTTGACAAAAGTTTTTAGTTGTGATATAATATTTATAGAAGAAAATATGAGAGGAATAAATTATGGCAAAAAAATTAGCTCCTGTAAAATGTTGTTATTGCGAACTTTCTATTGATAGGAATACTGAGCCTTACGGACGTCCTCTTAAAGCGCTTGGCAGCACAGAACTAAATCCGCGTCGTTATGCGCATCAGCATTGTGGCGAGCAATATAATTGGATGCCAGTTACTGAATTTAATCGTTTAAAAACAGCTAAAAAGATAAAAGAAGAAGCTGAAAAAAATGGCAGAACTGTTACAGAACAAAAAGCAAAAACAAAAAAATGCTTGTATTGTAATAAAATGATTGACTTAGATACTGACGACGCTTGTTTGGTTGGAGTAGGTACTCGTTGGGCGCACAAAGAATGTTACGAAAAATACTTTAGCGCAGATGATCAATGGATTGATAAACTTTATGGCGTTTTAAAAGTTGCTTTTGGTAAATATGATTTTCAAAAAATAGAACGTCAAAGAATAACTTTTATAAAGCAAGGACTTACCAATGAAGACATTTACAATGCTCTTAATTATTGGTATATCGTAAAAAATAAAAGTATTGAAAAAGCTAATGGTGGTATTGGTATTGTTCCATATATTTATGAAGATGCCAATGAATATTTTAAATCAATAGAAAAGTCGTCTCAAAAAATAAACCCAGCTACTTTTAAAATGGGTTCTAAAATTGTAGATATTGATTTTTCAAAAGAAAAGAAAGTAGAAACAGAAGATGAAAAGAAACAACGAATTGCAAGTATTCATGGATGGGATTTAAGTTTTTCGAACCCAGAACTTTATAAAGATTTGGAGTGATTAAATGCCATTGTCTGATAAGAATTCAATGATGCAAGTCATTGGATGCTTAATGAAAAACACGACAATCCTTTCTCAAGCGGATAGATACGATATAAATTTTACAGATTTTGATGATTTGTTGAATAGATATATTTATCAAGCAATTCAGAATTTCTATGCTTCTGGCGCGAGAACGATTAGTGTTGTTGATTTAGATAATTTCTTTCAAGAGCGCCAAGAGATAAAAAATGAATATGAAAAGCGCAATGGGCTTGAATACATTAAAGACTGCGAAGGATTAAGTAATCCAGATACTTTTGATTATTATTATAATCGTTTAAAAAAATACTCTTTACTTCGTTCTCTTAAAAAGAGCGGCTTCGATATAAGTTATTTTTATTGCGATAATCCTTTAGCCGCGAATTATAAAGAAACGCAAGAGCGTTTTGAGCAAGCGGATATTTCTACAATTTTTGACGAAGTTAAAAAACGTTTATCAATAGTAGAAAAAGAGTATAATACCAGTGATTTGAATACTTCCGCTGGCGCTTCTGTTGGCTTGCGCGAGTTAGTACAATCTTTAAAAAAGAAACCAGAAATTGGGCAACCTTTATCTGGTTCTATTTATAATACAGTTGTATCTGGCGCAAGATTGGGTAAATATTATATTCGAAGCGCAGGAAGTGGCGTAGGTAAAACACGTCTTGCGGTAGGAGATGCTTGTAGATTAGCAATTCCTAAATATTATGATTGGCATAAAGAATGTTGGGTTGATACTGGATTAAATAATAAAATTTTATTTATTACAACAGAGCTGGATAGAGATGAAGTTCAAACAATGCTATTGGCGAATGTATCTGGTGTTAATGAAGATAAAATTTTAAATGCAGAATGTAATTTTCTTGAAGAAAAAATTATTGATGAAGCACTTGATGTAATTGAATGTTTTAATGATAATTTTATTTTGGATAAAATTCCAGACCCATCTATTAATCAAATTGAAGCTTGCGTAAGAAATCACAAGCAAGTTGATTAGATAGAGTATGTTTTTTATGATTATATTTTTTCAAGCCCAGGACTTTTGAGCGAATTTAAATCAAATAATCTGCGTGAAGATGTCCAACTTTTTTTGTTATCAACTGCTTTAAAAGATTTAGCTACCGAACTTCATATTTTCATGTCAAGTTCAACTCAGTTAAGTGGTGATTTTAAAAACGGTCGTGGAGTACGCGATCAAAGTTTTATTCGTTCTTCAAAAGCTGTGGCAGATAAAGCTGATGTTGGTTGTATTATGGTTAGAATTAGTGATGAAGAGAAAGCAACTATTTCTCCATTAATCGAATCTCTTGGTTTGCCAATGCCCACTCATGTTATTGATGTTTATAAGAATCGTCGTAGTAGGTATAATCAAGTAAAAATTTGGACAATACTTGATTTAGGCACTTGTCGTGAAAAAGATATTCTTATCACGACTGGCGACTATGAAGAAATAAAAGATTTTAAAGAAATTAAATTTAAAACTGCTTATTTTCTTGATACTGAAAAACTTAAAAATTCAGTAGAAGGATCTGACGAAACTGAGTTAGCTCCTGAAATTGGTTTGGGCAATGAAGAACAAGAAAACGAAGATATGGAAGTGAATGAAGAAGTGATTGCAGCAAGAGAAGATTTTAAAGAGCCAAAAGAAGAATTACCTCCTTTTAATAGTCCTTTAACTATTACTTCCGCAGAAAGCTCAACTTATATTGAAAATGAAATAGATTTTCAAAAGAAACCTAAAATTAAGAAAGTGAGTTCTCGTCTATTATGATTGATTATGATAAAATAAAAGAAGAACTTGAACCAGATGATATAATAAAAATCATTCAACATTTTATTCCAGATTTGAATTATGAAGAGAATACTTCAAATGGTTGTCTGATTTTACCAACTATCTGCCATAATCTTGAACAAGAGGACGGTAGTAAAAAATTATATTATTATTTTAACACTCATTTGTTTCATTGTTATACTCATTGCGGTAGCTTTGATATTTATGAGCTAGTTAAAAAGATGCTTGAATTGCGCAGCCTGCCAAATGATTTTACGTCAGTTTTTAATGTTATTAGTAAATATTCTGATGTATTTTTTGAAAAAGTTGAAAGTGCGGATTCTTATAAAAGCATTAGTGACCGATATGTAAATGGTAGTACTGAACCTATTTATAAAATATATGATAGCAAGGTTCTTGCTTGTTTCCACGAACTCTATCCTATCGAATGGATAAATGATGGAATTACAATAAAAAGTATGAAAAAATATCATATACTTTTTTCTGAAGCTAATAATCAAATTATTATTCCTCATTATAACATTGATGGAGATTTAATTGGGATTAGAGTTAGGAATTTGGATGAATATAAAATTGATCACGGTGGCAAATATATGCCAGCATATATTCAAGGAAAATTTTATACTCACCCTTTAATGTATAATCTTTATGGACTAAATTTTAATAAACAGGCTATCCAAAAGAATCATTTAGCAATTTTAGCCGAAGGTGAAAAAAGTTCTTTAATTGCCGATGGTTGGTACGGAGATAATAATTGTGTTGTCGCAACTTGCGGAGATAAGTTTAATAAATTTTTAGTAAAGCAATTAGTTAAATTGGGCGTTACTGATATAATTGTGGCTTATGACCGTATGAATCATGATAAAATATCTCAAAAAATATATTTTAATAAACTTTATTCAATGTGTCAAAAATACAAGAATTATGCTAATTTTTCTTTTATTTTTGATACAGATGAAATTTTGGAATATAAAGCTGCTCCTTTTGATAGTGGAGTAGAGACATTTGAAAAACTATTCAATAGGAGAGTTTTTGTTAAATGAAATATGTATTAAATAGTAAAATTAATCATCTACCAGATGAATCTTATGTTGAAACTTTATTGCGCGCAAGAGGATTGAATCACGATGAAATGATTCAATATTTGAAACCTTCAAAGGAAGTTCTTTATTCACCTCTTCTTTTGAAGAATATGGATGCTGGTGTGGAACTTTTAAAGAAACATTTAGATGCTAATTCAATTATCTATGACGTAGTTGATTGCGATCAAGATGGAGTTACATCTTCTGCTATTCTTTATAATTATTTAAAATTAATTAAACCAAATATCCAAATTCTTTGGTCTATGCATTCTGGGAAATAGCATGGAGTTGAGTTAGATAAAGTTCCTCATGAAGCGAAGTTAATTGTTATTCCAGATGCAGGTTCTAATCAATATGAAGAACATAAAATATTAAAAGAACAAGGCTTTGATATTCTTATTCTTGACCATCACTTATGCGAAGCAGAAAGCGAAAATGCGATTGTTATTAATAATCAATTAGGGAAATATCCTAACCGAGATTTATCTGGTGCTGGAGTTGTCTATAAATTTATTAAATATTTTGATATAAAATATGGTTATAATTATGCTGACAATTTCCTTGATCTCGCAGCAATGGGTATCGTTGGCGACATGATGGATTTAAGAAATCTTGAAACGAGATATATTATCAGTCAAGGTTTAACAAATTTGAAAAATTATGGTTTGACTCGATTTGCTTTAAAACAATCTTTCTCAATAGGAAATGTTGATGATATTACTCCTACTGATGTTTCTTTTTTCATCGCGCCCCTCGTTAATGCGGTAATTCTTGTAGGGACAATGGCAGAAAAAGAAACTTTATTTAAAGCATTTATTAGCGGTCCGAATGATACTGAACCATCTACCAAACGTGGGGCAAAGCCTGGTGATACAGAAGTTATTGCAGATAAAGCCGCGCGAATCGCCACTAATGCACGTAATCATCAAAATAAAATGATTGATCAAAGTGTCCAATTCCTTTGTGGGAAAATTGAAAAAGAATGTTTAGATGAAAACAAAGTTCTTCTAGTTGCCCTTGATGACGACGAATCGAGATATGTCAATCCTAATTTGACTGGCTTAATTGCTATGAAGCTTTGTCAAATGTATAATCGTCCTGCTATTGTAATTCGCTTAGCAGATGATGATATATTTAAAGGTTCGTTTAGGGTTAATTCAAATAGCCCTCTTGCAAATTTTAAGGATTTTTGTACCGAAAGTGGATTAGTCGAATATGCTGAAGGACATGAAAGCGCGGCAGGTATTGGAATTGCAGAGAAAAATTTAAATAAGTTTATAAGATATTGCAATAAAAAATTAGCTAATACTAATTTAGGTGAAAATAGTTATCTTGTAGATTTTGAATTTGATGGAAATTTTTGTGGTGATATTGAATCTATTTGTGTTGATTTAGACGCTATAAAAAATGTTTATGGCAAAGGGGTCGAAGAACCTAAAGTTATTGTCAATAAAATTCTTTTTACTCAAAATGATGTGTTTATTATGGGTAAAAATAAAGACTCCGTTAAAATTGAAAAAGATGGAATTGCTTTTGTTAAATTTAAAGATGCCGATTTTGCACAAAAAGTTCAGTCTTATTCTATTGGTGCAATTACCGTTTATGGTAAAATGAATTTAAATCAATTTATGGGTAATTATACTCCTCAAGTTATTATAGAAGATTATGAGCTTGAGAATGGTAGGGCAATGTTTTGATTTCTGCGCAAAAATGTGATATAATATTTATAGAAGAATGAAAAGTAACATAATCTTATAAACGATAATCAAGTACTCTACTTGATTATCGGAGGGATGATTATGCAACCTATAGATTTAACAGGACAAAAAATTGGACATTTAACTGTTTTAAAATTAATTCCTTATGAAGAAAGAAAAAATTCTTATAAGAGAAGAGAATGGTTATGTAAATGTGATTGTGGAAATGAATTAATTGTTGAACAAAGGAATTTAACTGGTAAAAAATATACTCAAGTTAGTTGTGGCTGTATTAGAGAAAAAGAACATTTAATCGCAACTTCAAAATACCCATTAGAATCAGATTTTGTTTATTCATTTCCTGATTTTAAAAAATATGCGTTTTTGCATAAAAGTGTAACACACTCAAATTCTCCATTGAAATTTTATTCTTACGATTACTACAAAAAATATATAACTCATTTTTATGATGATGAATAGTTTAATTTAATTTATAATTTTTGGAAAGAAGAAAATTTCGAAGGAAAAACTTATTATGATTGGTCTAAACCATCTTTAGATCATATTCTACCATTAAGTAAAGGTGGGAATAATCAAATTGAGAATTTACAATTTTTAACAGTCTTTGAAAATTTAGCAAAAAGAGACATGGATGCTAAAGAATGGAAAGAATTTAAAATAAAAACCAATACCGTATCAGATTATTTTATTGAAAGCATTAGAAAGAGAGGTGATTCTAAGAAATAATGGGATATTTTAGTGGACATAATCATACCCATTATTCTTAGTGGGTCTAATATCCGTATGCTCGATTGTATTATCAAGGAAGATAAATTAATTGATTATGCTTTGGAATTGGGTTTAACGGGTGTAGCAATCACTGACCACGAAAGTGTTTCTGGTTATATCAAAGCTTTAAAATACATGAAATCTTTAAAATCAAAAGCGAAAAAGATTTTAGAGACAGAACCAAATGATGAATGGGCTAATCAAGTTAAAAATTTTAAACTTGTGTTAGGAAATGAGATTTATCTTTGCCGTGATAATTTAAGTGCAAAAAACTTTATTAAAGGCGAAGATAAATTTTGGCACTTTATTTTATTAGCAAAAGATAAAATAGGAAATAAACAACTTCGAGAATTATCTTCAAGAGCTTGGAATAGAAGTTTTTATCAATTTATGGAACGTGTTCCAACTTATTATTCGGACATTGAAGAAATTATCGGAAATAATTCTGGGCACGTGGTTGCACAAACAGCTTGCTTGGGTAGCTTTTTCGATTATTTGATTTTAAATCAACAGTATGAAAAAGCATTAAATTTTTGTCATTGGTGCGAACAAATTTTTGGTAAAGAAAATTTCTTTATTGAAATTCAGCCTGGGTTAAGTAAAGAACAAGTTACCTTTAATACTTTAGCTGCGCAGTTTGCAAAAAAGAATCATTTTAATATAACAGTTACGACTGACAGTCACTATTTACGTCAAGAGGATAGAGAAATTCATAAAAGTTTTCTTAATTCTGGCGATGGAGATAGAGAGACTGGCGATTTCTACGCTTACACTTATATGATGAGCGCAGAGGAAATTCGAGAGAAACTCAATTATTTTGATGATGATTTTATTACTCAAATTTTTGAAAACAGTAATAAAGTTTGTTCAATGATTGAAGAATATGATTTGGCATATAAGCAAATTGTTCCTCGTATTCCTCTTGATTGGCATTTAATTCATTGTGAACCACAAAAAATCATTGGCGAACGAGAATATTTAAATAAATATTTAAATAGCGAATATGAAGAAGATAAATTTTTTCTTTATAGTATTATTCAAAAAGGACTTGAATTAAATTGTTTAGATAAAATTCACCTTGATAGACTTGAAGAAGAACTTCAAGAAATGTGGATTGTATCTGAAAAAATTCAAGAACGTTTGAGTGCTTATTTTATCACCGTTCGTAAAGTCATTGATATTGCTTGGACGGATGGTGATTCTTTAGTTGGTCCTTGGCGTGGTTCAGTAGGTTCAATGTTAAGTGCATATTTAATGGATATTATTCAGCGTGATCCATTAAAAAGTCCAACTGCACTTCCTTATTGGAGATTTTGTTCAAGAGGACGTGCAGAACTCGCGGATTAACTTATATCATAGTCCGCTTATGATAGTAATATCATAATAGAAAATCCTGTGAAGCGATTGATTATCGCGTGTCATTTAAAATGGCTAACGGTGGAAATCCGAAAAGATAATACCGTGCCGTATCTATTTTTCTTAGAGGAAAGTTGATAAATTTTTACTTCTTGATTAGAGGTGAAAATTAATGGAAAAAAGAATTAAAAATCACGAAGATTATGGGATAACCGATGATGGAAGAGTTATTTCATACAAATATAAAAAGCCTAAAGAAATGTCTGCTTGGACAAATATGGCCGGTTATCAATATGTTTCTTTATGTGAAAATAATATAGCAAAACATTACGCTGTTCACAGACTTGTTGCAGAAGCTTTTATTCCTAATCCAGATAATTTACCAGAAGTAAATCATAAAGATAAGAATAGAAGCAATAATAAATTAGAAAATCTTGAATGGTGTGATAGAAAATATAATTTATATGATTCTTATTCTACAATGGGACCAGCACGCAATTAGATAAAATGTGCATTGGTTCAAATTTCAACTAACTCTATTATAAAAATCTTCGACAATAAGAAAGCTGCCGCGGAATATGCTAAAGAATATTTTGACTGTAGCATATCTTCTTTAAGAAAATATGGACATTGTAAAGATTATAGGATAGATGTGGTGTAACGACTAAGTAGTAGAGCAGATTTAATCACTGTTCGAAGCGCAGGACTCCTAGAAATAGGATGAAGAGATAGTCTATTCCCCTAATAAATATCGGGAAACCGAGGGTAATTAAAGGTTGATATTGATTCTCAGGCATCTAAGCGTGAAAGATTTATTGAAGCGGTTCGTCGTTATTTTGAATCTATTGGAGGAGAATTAACGAGTGTTGCAACTTTTGGCACTGAAACTTCAAAAGCGGCATTGCAAACTGCCGCACGTGGCTTAGGATACGAACCAGAATTAGGAAGTTTTCTTAGTTCTTTAATTCCTATTGACCGCGGTTTTGTTAGAAGTTTACAGCAATGCTATTACGGAGACGAAGAAAAGGGGTATCAGCCTATTTCGCAATTTATTGCGGAAATGGGCAAACATGAAGATATTTGGAATGTTGCAAAAAACATTGAGGGATTGATTAGTCGTCGTGGAGTTCATGCTTCTGGTATTATCTTAACAAATGATAAATTTACAGAACTTGGCGCGACGATGAAGAGTCCTAAAGGTGTTAAATGTAGTCAATGGGAGCTTCATGATGAAGAGTACGCAGGTCGACACAGTGGCCTGTAAATAGCTAAGTGTTAATCAGCACAGTATAATAGGCAGAGTAATCATAAGTAAAAAATACCTATTATGCTTCGGGAAATCCTAAGTCAAAAGATATGGAAACCCCGAGCCAATCTTAAACTTTAGAATTTTGGTAATCGAAAAAACTTGGAAAAATGTTTAAGAGTGTGTAACGACTAATCCGAGTTAGATTGGGTGTAAGCCATCTATTGATACGGTGGTTGAAACGCTATTCCTTTTAAAAAGGTAAGAGATAGTCTGGTCTTTATTGAAAAATAAAGAGTAAACGCATATTAAATATGACTTCTTAACTATTGATGGTTTGGATAGAATCCGTACCACAATGGAATTACTTCTTAATGATGGTTTAATGGAGTGGCAAGGTTCTTTAAAAGCTACTTATATGAAATATCTAAATCCAGATGTTATTGATTACGATAATCCGGAAATGTGGAAGCTTGTTGGTGACAATAAAATTATTAGTTTGTTCCAATTTGATACCCCTGTTGGATTGCAAACAGCGAAACAGATTAAACCAAAAAGTTTGCTTACTCTCGCACAGTCAAATAGTTTGATGCGATTAATGCCAGAAAAAGGACAAAAGACTCCTGTTGAGGAATTTGTTGAATACCAAGAGCATCCAGAAAAATTAAAAAGAGATATTTATAATCTTAATGCTACTACTGAAGAAAAAGATAAACTTTATGAGTTTATGAAGGAATTTGGTGGTGTATTGGATAGCCAAGAATCTCTTATGCGCGCGGTTATGTTGCCGTTTACAAATTATAATGTTGATGAAGCAAATAAAGTTCGTAAAACTGTTGCCAAAAAGAAATTTAAAGAAATTGCATCTTTAAAAGAAAATTTGTATCAACGGGGAAGAGAATTAGGAACTTCTAAAGATATTATTGATTGGATTTGGTCTCAAGCCGAAAAGCAGATGGGTTATTCGTTAAGTTAGGCGACTTTACACAGCAATGTGTAATAGAAAATCTTTTAAACTGCGGGGAACTCCTTAGAGCTTAAACAACCAAACAAATTAAGTAATTAATTTGCGGCGTCCAGTAACGGGGACGGTATGGTAAAATCGTTTAAGATTGGACAATCAAACGCAGCGAAATATCCAATAGTATATTTTTATACAAAAGTATATCCAAGTTACTTTCTTTATAGAAGGTGATAAAATGGGATATATAAAATTATCTAAAGAGCAAGAACTTCAATTGGTCGAAGATTATAGAAATGGAATGCCAGTTGAACAAGTTAGAGAAAAATATGGTTTTAAAACTAGAAAATCTGTAACGGACAAAATAAAAAAATATTATCCAGACGAATATGAATCAATTATTAAAGAAAATCACGAAAAAATAAAAGGCTATTCTTTTACTTTTGATAAAATATCGAGTGAATTTGATGCTTATTTATTAGGACTTTGGTTGACAGATGGCTATATTACGACCAGAGGGACTGATATAGGAATAGATTTAATAGATGAAGATTGTATCTCTTTTTTATCTAAAACTATCGGGAAACCTTATCAAACTTATGAATATAAAACTCAAATATCAAATGGTACAAGATACAGACTGGTTTTATCTTTTGGAAAAGAAATTGAAAAATTAAAGCGTTTTGGGCTAATTAAAAAGAAAAGTTTAATTTTAAATTAGCCTTAGTTTACCCAAGATGAAGAAATATTTCTTCCTTATATTATTCGTGGTATCATAGATGGCGATGGAAGTATTTCGTAGACTTCTTACGGCGCACCATCAATTGAGATTTCGTCAGCTTCTAAGAAATTTATTGAATGGATGAAAGAAGTATTAGAAAGAAAAATGTTTCTTCGTAATATTAATATTTATTCAATAGATTAGAAAACGAGTATTATGTATTCTATTAAAATTGCAGATTAGGATAATATTTAGAAAATTATTGCTCTTTGTTATAATAAACCATTTGGTATGACTAGAAAATATACTAAATTGAGATAGACGTTCAGAGACTATAATAAAGACATCTTTTCTTAAAGATGATAGTATAGTCCAGACCGAAACATTTTAAATGGCATAGGAAACTATGTTCGGTAAAGTTAGCATTATTCATACTATAGCTTATTCAACAGTAGCAATTCAAGAATTAAATTTAGCATATTTTTATGACCCAATTTATTGGGATACGGCTTGTTTAATTGTTGATAGTGGTGGTCTTGAAGATAATCCAGAAGATGAAGATTATACTTTAGGCAATGATATTGAAGACGAATTGGAAGATGAAGAAGATACTAAAAAGAAATCTTCAAAAACTGTTCAATATGGTAAAATCAGCTCTGCCATTGGCAAGATGAAGAATTTTGGTGTCGATGTTGAACTTCCAGACATTAATGCTTCAAGTTATACTTTTGTCCCAGATGTTGCGCATCATAAAATTATTTATGGATTAAAAGGTATCACAAGAGTTAGCGCAGATTATGCAAATGAAATCATTGATAATCGACCATATAATTCTTTTGAAGATTTCTTGAAGAAAGTTAAAAGTACAAAACTCCAAGTTATTAATTTGATTAAATGCGGAGCATTTGATAAAATTTCTTCTATTTCGCGTGAGAGTCTTCTCCGTAATTATATTGAGAGTATTGCAGAAACGAAAAATAAATTAACTCTTGCTAATATGCCAACTTTAATTAAATATGGTATTATTCCAGATAAATATCAAGATGTTGCAGCAGTTTATAATTTTAATAAGTTCTTGAAAAAGAATTGTAAATCTGGTCTTTATTATTTACTTGATGATTATTCTCTTGAATTTTTCAATGCACATTTTAATCCAGACTTAGTTAAGTTTGGAGAGAATGGTGCAATGATTGAACAAACTCGAATGGAGAAAATGTATAAGGCTTACATGGATAAAATTCGTCCGTGGTTGAAAGAGTCTAAAGTTTTAGAGAGTTTAAATAAAGCAATTATTGACGAGATTTGGAATAAATATTGCTCTGGTTTTATTCCTAAATGGGAAATGGATAGCGTTGGTTATTATGATAGCGCGCATGAACTTGATGGAGTAGATTTTGAAGAAAGAGAAATTGATAATTTCTTTAATCTCCCAGAAGATCCAGTTCCAGAAACAGTATTCACTTCAAAAGAGGGAAAAGAAATTCCAATTTATAAATTGCATAATATTGCAGGAACAGTAATTGAAAAAAATAAACTGAAAAATATTGTAACTTTATTAACTCAGTATGGAGTTGTAAAAGTTAAAATTTATAAACCTCAATTTGTAAAATATGATAAACAGTCTTTTATTAAAGACGAAGTAACTGGTAAAAAAACGGTTACTGAAAAATCATGGTTTACGAGAGGAAATAAACTTATTATTCAGTGCATTCGCCGTGGAGATAATGCAATTCCTAAGGCATATAAAACTTCACCTTATAAACCAATTACGTTGATTTCAAATATTGATTATTCAACAGGACATTTAACTTTAAGAACAGAGAGGACAGATTAATGTACATTGGAATATTTGACTAGGATATTCTTTTAAATCCCGCGAAGTTTTGTCCATCTCTTGAATTGATGAAATTATCTTATTATCATAAAAGAAGAGGAGATATAGTAGAATTTGTCCTATCTTTTGAAGATAGTGAAAAATATGATATACTTTATCTTTCTAGGGAAAGTCTTTCTTAGAAGGACTTTCCTTCTTCTTTTTTATTGCAAAGTAACTTACAATGGGTAGGTAGAGGCTTTACTGGTAATTATGTAAAACTTCCAGAAGAAGTTGAACATAGCCCTCCTGATAGGACATTTTATTCTACTTTTGTAAAAACTCACGAAAATGTATTTACCACTAGAACTAAAAATTAGATAGTTAGGAAAATTTTAAGTGAAGATTTTGTTTTATTAAGAATAACAAATGGAAATGAGTTATTAATTGATTATACTAAACTAAATTATTCTAATCAAAAAATCATTTTATATGATTATAATTTTTATAATAGCTCTTATGCAAAAGAAATATTTGATTATTTTACTTCAAGAGGAAATGAGTTATTATTTTTATATAGCAGTTAGATAAAAGATTTAGATTTGTTTGTTTATTATTCTTCCAATAGTAAAGCAATAACTGATGGTAGATAGGCATTGCTTTTAGTTCATAATGACGGAATACCTATTACTAAGTTAATGAAACATATAGATTGTTTTAATTGCTACTGCGGCTATCATGTACCTTTAAACGAGAAACCTACTAGTCGAAAAGCTCTTATTGCTGCATTGAATATTTATTTTTATGGCGCCTCGCGCAATGTAAAAATTCCTATAAAAGTGGATTTAAAACCAGATGATTGGGATGGTGCAGCAACTATTTATGAGATTTTAATGAGAGCTTTTTCAAATATTCTTACTTATAAATTGAATCCTACTTCTAATAAAACAGTTATGGATGAAGTTTATCATATTGCTGGTAAAGAGCGATGCAAATTGATAAATCAAACAATTCAAGCCGATCGTAATTTATATATACTGGCTAATTTAAATGTTCGCCAAGTCCGAGATAGTGGTAAATGGAGACTTAGATTATGAAAACTATTCAAGATTTACAAGCTGAATTAAAACAGCTTCAAAATAAGATAAATACTTCTATCGCAAATGGAGAATATTCTCCTGATATGCCCATGTGGCGAGAAGGAGTAAGAAAAATTTTAGAAGAACTAAAGGAGATTGAAGACTCTTATGAATGAGAATTTTTTACAAGATAATCCTTTGAAACTTTTTGATGATTTTGTTCAGATTCCCGATCAAGCTTTTGAAGATGGCAGAGATATTACTGAAATTAATTCTTTGATTGAAACTATTATGAATAGCGAAGATTTTATCCGCGTACTCGTTGGTTCTCGCGCGAATAATCCTCAAGAATTTAATCATTACGATAAGCAATTTGACGAATGGGTTGATCAGGCTCGGAAAAATGTTTTTGGTACTGGCAAGAAAAAGGAAATGATTCTTTCATTTATGTCTCGCTGCCAAGCCATGTTTAAAGAAATTAAAGAAACTAATGGTTATTTCCAAAAGGTTCCAGTTAAATTTTGCAAAGTTACTCCTGATGCAATTATTCCTGCTTATCAATCTATTGGTGACGCGGGTGCAGATATTTATTCTAATGAAGATACAGTTGTTGAGCCTGGTGAAACAATGATTGTCCACACTGGAGTAAAAATGATTATTCCTGGCGGCTATCGCATTTCAGTAGTTCCTCGTAGTGGTATGAGTCTAAAAACTGGTATTCGAGTTGCAAATGCACCTGGTACAGTAGATTGCACTTATCGTAATGAGGTCGGAGTTATTGTTTGGAATACTGGTTCTGAACCTTATGTTATTAAAAAAGGTGATAGAATTGCGCAAATGATTCTTGAACAAACTCCTAAAATGCAAGCCCAAGAGATTTCTGAAGAAGAATTTGAAAAATATTCTACCGATAGAGGAGCTGGCTTTGGTTCATCAGGCCGCTAATTAAAATGAAAATAACACTAGATTAGATTCGCTCTGATCTAGCTGAGAAAGGTTGGAAAGTTAGAAGCAAAGAATATATTAATTTATCAACAGACATGGAGTTTGAATGCCCAGAAGGTCATTTAGTTATTGCACCATATAAAAAAATTAGAAATAAATTTTAGTGTCCAATATGTAATTCCAACCCTTTGAAAAAAATGGATATGTCTCCTATTCCAAAAACGGAAGCTAGACGTGTCCTTGCGCTAGATTAGGCTACAAAAATAAGTGGTTGGTCATTGTGGGACGATGAAACTTTATTGCGATATGGTGTTTTTAAAGCTAAATCAAAAGACACTGTTGATAGATTAGTTGAAATTCGTTAGTGGCTAACTAATTTAATTATTAATTATAAACCAGATATTGTTTTACTTGAAGATATTTAGTATCAATAGAAAATTGAAGGAAAAGCAGTTTTTAATGGCGAGGCCGTAAATGGAGTTACTGTTTATAAGGCTTTGGCTGAATTGCTTGGAGTTCTTCAAGTTTCTTTGCGCGAGTAGGGCGTAGATTTTAAAGTTGTGTCTTCGTCTACCTGGCGCGCTGATGTTGGAATTAAAGGCAAAACAAGAACTGATAAAAAACGAAGTGCTTAGGTTCATGTAAGAGATTGGTTCGATATAAATGTTACTGAAGATGAAGCAGATGCAATTTGTATTGGGCGTTATGGAACTAGGAACTGTAAACCGGTTGAAATGTTTCAATGGGGATAAAATGAAAAGAGAGGACTCTTCATTGAGTCCTCTCTTTTCTTATTTATTTAAAATTTTTGACTTTATTAGCTAAATCGCATTTTTGATCCATGTAATAGTCATAAAGATAATCCCATTTCCCTTCCTTTGCGAAATATCCTTCTTTTTCTTTCTTGCCTATTTCACGAAGAATGATAGCATGATCTTCATCAAACATTTTTAAACGTTGTTCTGCGCGAGTGATATAAAAAGTCATAAGGTCATCATGGCCGTATTTTTTAGAACCACAAGCATAATCATACATCATCTATGCGTCTTTTAGCTCATCCATCATTGTTTTTAACAGAGCTTCTATTTCCATAGTAACACTCCTTAATTCAATCTTACGATAGTAATTTCAGCATCAGAATAAGTAGCTTCTAATCCAGTATTAACAACTGTTAGATTAGCTGTATTGTCTATGCAAGCACAAGAATTTAGAACTCTTACTATTGTTGAGAAAGAAACATTTTTAAGACTCCCAGCGGTGTCAATTGTTATAGAGCTTAATGCGCCAGGAATTGCAACTCCATTATTATATAATTGAGTTGAGACTAAACCAGTACTAGCTGCGCTCAAAACACCACTGAAATTAACTAAATAATATCCAGTTTTCCTTAAAGTAACGGTTGGAGAACCAGCTGTATGACTGGTTCCACAACCAACTACGTATCTATTATTAACAAAAGGAACAGCTGCGTTACTAGCAACAGCGACACTGGTATTAGTATAACTATTTACCATGTTATTCCTCCTTTAATAATCAGATACCACAACCGGCGCTCGCGCAAGCACAGCCATTGCCATATACGCTTTCGTAAGGAGAGCAAGTAATATAAGCTGGCTGTGGGAATGGACGGAGAGTACCAATAATATTGGCGCTCTGAGCTTGCTGACTGAGCTGGAAGTTAGCAGTAAGCAAATCACGGTCACGATCTGCTAAACGATCACGAAGTTCTTGCATAGTATTAGCATTAATTAATGCACGAGTTTGCTCTCCTTCGCAATGGATAGCATTAGTAATTTCGCAAGTGTTCTTATAATTTTCTGCGCGAACATTATCAACAGAACGTTCAATGTCACAGCAGCAGCTCTATTGCTGATAGCCTAATTGAGCCATTTGTGCTGATACAGCGTCAAATCCTTGATTCATATTAGAATTTACGCCACCAAAACCTTGACACAAGTCTTTCTGGATTGCATTAAAACCTTGCATATTGTTCATACCATTGTCATAAAAGCCTTCGCGCATAGTAGATTGATTTTCACGAATGCCATTCTGCAATTGAGTATAGTTTAAACCATCATAAAGTTCCGCACGAGTTAATGCACCAGAATCTCCATAACCGCCGAATCCGCGACCAAAGAAAGCAAAGAAGAAGAAAAGGATAATAACCCAAAACCAAGAGCCGCCCCAACCATAACCGTCATTGTCTTTTTGGTTCATAACAGCGAGAAGATCGCCTAAGCCAATAGAATCCATAAATGAATCCTCCTTAAAAATTTTATTTATTTAAAGTTTAGTCAGTTAATGCGCACTTACTTTCTAAACTTTTTAATTAAATTTAATTGTTCTGGAGTTAAATTTCCAGAACCTACTGGTGTTTGATTCGCGCCTGCGACTTCTTTAATTTTATTTATCTAATCATCAGTTAAATTAAGTTGAGATTTGGCAATTTTTGTCAAATTTGGATTAGACAAATAGGAATCTAAGCGCTTTGAATCTTCAGGATTTTGTCGTACCTATTGAACAAATTCTGGAATCCTCTATTGGATATTATTAGGAGTAATATTATTTTGTTTCAGCCAATTTTGATATTGCGGCCATAGCTTTATTAGATTCTGGATGTTCATTAGAAACAACCTCCTATTTAGATATTAATTCATTTAACTGTTGCTCTACTTTTGAAAGTCTTTCTTCAAAAGGAGAGGTTTCATTGTTTTGTTCATTTTGAGCAACTGATTCAAAAATTTCGTGTAATTGAGATTGTGCTTCATTTAATTCTTTTTGAAGTCTTTCAACATAGTCTTGTTTATAAGCAATAATGCCAATACTATTGTCAAAAGCTCGTGTATAAATTCTATCATCATTATTAACAAAGAAAATTTGCTGTTCTCCACCACGAGGAAGAGAAATGGTATTCATATTTTCAATGGCAGATAGATTATAAGTCATTCCAATTACATTAGATAATTTTTCAAAAGTAATAGGTTTATAGGGTATAGAAGATATTGTTGCAGGATTAAATTGCTATCCTTGCATATTTTGATAAAGATTATTCATTAATTACCTCCATTACCAAATAATGAATTAATTAGTGGCAAAATATTTTGAGAATTTTTAATCAAGTTTGGTAGTATTTGAGAATGTTTTCTTTTATCTTCTGCTTTTTGTGTAGCAATAATAAATGCCATTTCATCTTTACTTAATGATTTTCCATGACAAGCATCAGTCATCATTTGGATACTTTGCTCAATCATTGCATCAAGAAATTTATCATTCATCTGTCTCACCCCTTCATCTATAAAGTGAAAAGCTTAATTGGGAATTATAAAATTTTGGCAAAATTTGCCAATGAAATTTTAAAAAAATAAGGGCCAAATTTCTGACCCTTATTTAATTTTAATTATAGTAAAAGCCTTCGTCAATAGAATCGCCGTTGCCTGCAGAGGCGCTTATAGAATTAATAATTTGCTCAACAGTTTGTCCATTTGCCATACGGATACCGGAAGCATCGGTAGTATCTGTAAATTGTGCGTTGGCTGGAACATCAGATTGAACCGTATGGTTATTAACACGAGTCGCATTATCTACGATACCATTGTTGTCTCTATCATAAACTGATTTTAGCATTGCACCCTGACTATTTAAATCTTGGTCTACTGAGCCATTGGCATTGTAAATATAGCCATAACTACCATTTAATTTATCAATAATTATGCCATTATCAATATTTCCAGCTTTGCTTTCAATATAAACATAATCATTTACAATCGAATCAACATAAGGACGTGCGGGAAAAGTGTAAATAGTATCATAGCCAACAAGCTATACTCTATATCTATTATTTCCAAGAACTTCTTTTATTTGCCCGATATAACGGACTGTAATTTTTGATTCTTTTATATAGGAATCAATTCTCTAATCTATTACTTCAATAATCTATCTTCCATATTTATTTAAAGCCATAATCAATTCTCCGGTAATTCTTTTATACTACTGCCGCTGATAGACATTGTACCAACGCCAATAGGATAAGTAATTGCAGTAATAATAAATTCTTGTCTATCATATTGATAGTAAGAATCTGTTAAAGAAAAAGTATTATCAAGTTCAAGACTAGGAATTAAAGTACAGGTAAAAGAAATTTGATTACCTAAAAGACAAGCGGTTTTTAAAATATATTGCGCATAATCTTCAGCTTCCTATTGAGAATAAATAGTACTTTTCTCGATATAACGAGATTTACGTCCTATTTTTGCGATACTTAATGGCGAGCGAGCGTCATTGTTTTCAGCTATTGCGACAGGAATTTGTCCCCCAAGAGGATTATCACCAATCACATAAATATAATTAGCAATATTTTTTAACTAATAATTTACTTGCGCAGAGATATACTCTGCACTTCCTTCGGTAAAATCCCATTGATTTTGGACATTTTTATATTCATCAAAGTTTAATGACTTTTTGACATTCAAATGTCCATCCATGTCATAATAAATATCAGCATGGAGAGTAGTAGCTAAATCATTTAAGAGGTCTCCAATATAAGAGCCGGGACCTTTACTAAAAGCAAGTTGAAGTTTATATTCTTGAAGGTCTGGATCAATAATTGGTTCAAGAGGATCAAGCATTTGACCATTACCAATATCTTGTTTAAGAACATTTTTAATGACATAAGAGATTGACATTCCTATATCAAAAGAAAAAGTTCCAATCATTTCACCATAACCAGTATCGTTAGTAAAAGCTCCATATTTGTCAACGCCAGTAAAAGAAATTGTCTGATTGCCAGAACTATCTTTTTGCGCGCTTATATCGGTAATGATGTAAACGCCTTTAGAAAACCAAAATATATCTCCAGAAATTCCAGTGGTTTGACCATTAAGCTAAATTGCTTTTTGTTCAGTCGCAAGTCCGACATACAATTTAAATTTTTTTCTAACCCAAAACAAATTATTATTTGCATCTGGAATAAATTTTCCCGCTGGATCAAAAATAGAAAAAGAAACTGTATTACGAACTCCTTGCTATAAGGTTGATTGAATTGAACCACTATTATCTGTAATTTCTTCTGAAATTTCGGTATAAGCATTTTCAAACTAATCAAGTAGTTCAACCTTTATAACGGGATATAAAGTAGCAGATTGAACCGCTACTCTATATTCCTTCCCTGTGTAGTTAAAATATTCCATTTGAACACCTCACAGAGAATATACCTTAAACGAATCAATATCTCCAACTTGAGTTAAGGTGCAGGTAACTTGAGTTGGCATTTCTGGAATTGCTGCATCGCTAACGTCAGACGTTGCAGAAATTGCGGCAATGAAAACGTGACCTTTTGGATCTTTGACTAAAATTTGATTGCGTGTATATGCAAATTCATTCCATTTTTCAATACGCTCGATGGTATCTTCATATACGTTAGAGCCACCATTTCTAAAACTAAATTTACCTAAATAACCAGTAAATTGAGTTGTCTTATAATTAGCCATACTGGTCATGACTTTAGGATATGGGGCAAAACCAGTTTGAAGAGTTTTTGTAAAATTTTGAGTATATTGCGCACTCTGGACTCCTAAAAGGAAATTCCAAGTATCGCCGGGAGCATAACTACCGTCAGCACGTTTCTTTATGTCAGTCATATGCCATTGTTCATCATCTATATAAATAACGGTTTCACCATTATTGTTGGTTTTTGCGATTAAAACATTATAAGTTTTATCTCTTAATAAAGGAACAATCTAATATCTAAAATAGCCATTACTTGGAATGTTATAATCATAGATATAATATTGTCCAGCTTCTTCTGATATTGTATAATTAAAAATATTAATGTCCGCAATCATATCATTAGCAATCATGTTAGGAGTTTGAATACCGTCAAGTAAGCTATAAATTTTATCAAAAGGCTCAGTATTAAAATTAAAACTTAAATCTTTCCCTGCAAAATATTCATCCATCGCTTGTCTTAAATCGGTGAAACTATCATTTACTAATGCTCTTAAATCTGCTCCACGAATATATTCAATAGCATTTCCATTTTCGTCCCAGCCTTGAACATAAGTTGCAGTATCGACAATATTTTCATATTTACCAAGAGGACTATGGTTTGAATCATCTAGTGTAATTGCACCACAGATAGAAGCATAAACAGTATCCATTTGACGCATAAAATCAAGTGCCATATCTCTACTATTTACATTATCATTCTTATAAACATTGCGGAAAATTCTATAACCGTATACTTCGCGCGATAAAGAAGAAAATCCAACATTACTATCATTAAAATTTAAAATAAAATTATCTTCACTTGCAATTATGCCTCGGCGGTTAATATCTAAAATTCCATAATAAAGAACTTCGCCATAGAGATTAATTTTACTTAAACCATTTAACATTTGAGAAGTAGGACGTCCACCGCTCAAGAGATAAGAAACAGAAATGTACTTTGAAGTATCAAAATTAGTTTTGGTTGGGCCAGATGGTAAATTATTACCACCATTGCTTAAATCCGCATTATTACCTGCGCCTTCGCCATAGAAACCTAAACGCCAATCATCTTCAGATTCCATGATTAGTTCATTTGTCGCACAACTGTCTACATTATAAAAACGAGTAATTTTATAAGAAGCTTTTGCTTCATTTGAGCCTTTTGTAGACCAGGGGAATAAATAAAAATGGAAACAATATTTGGATAAATCTTGTTCTGTTGGAGCGAGAACACCATTTATAGGTAATAAAACATCTTCTGTTTTATTTATAGCTTCTGGTAAACGATATTGAAAAATTTGATTTTTGTGTGTATCATCATCATCCCAGTCTATAAAAGATTGAACAGTTTCAATAATTGTATTTTTAAAAGATTTAATTGTAACATTATCTTCCATTAATTCAATTATATTATCTTCTATTGAAAGACTAATAACAGTTGTATTTTGAGTGTTATTAAAAGCCATAAGAGGATCAATAGTTATTTTATCTAATCCTTTTAAAATTTTATTAATAGTAAAACTAATTTGAAAATCATGAAGTGGATTAATATTTAAAATTTCACTGCCTTTATGATAGTAAGTTATATATCCATCTTCTGAAATCTTATATGCTTTTAATGGGAATTTTTTACCATTGGCGATATAAGTACCATATTCAGTAATTTCTACTCCTTTTAATGCTGGAGGATAAGCGTTATCTTTAGTCCAAGAAATTTTTGCCGCTCCTTTTTCTTCATCGTAAGAAACAGAAGCAAAATGGTCATCTTTTTCATCGTCTTGGAACATATCAATTGTAGGATATAAATAAGTATAATAATAATAGAAACCATTTTCAGAGGTAGCTAACATTAATTCTATTCTATATCTATCATAATCAGTGACATAATTATTATAATCAATTAAAATACTACGAGAGAAGATTTTTCCCGACTCATAAAGAGGAGTACTATTATAAATAACCGTACCTTTTTCATTGATTGTTCCACCTTGAATTTTAAATTTGTAATATTTAAAATTATAAGGCATTCCCGCAAGAGAAGAAACAATAGGGAAAAATCTCTGCAAGGTTACTAGCGGATTGTCTTCAGAACCAACAGACGAATTTGACAAAGGTAAAATCTGAGTTTTTGACTTCTAAAAAGTAAAATGATTTAATAATCCGTCTTCAGAAGAGGTAGGTTTATTACCCGCAGCAATCTATTCAGAATAAGCTAAAAAAGAGTAATATGGGACATCATTAATCTAAAAATTTATATCTGGCTATTTCTAATTAGTAAAATAATAATAATTACTATCATAATAATTATTTAAGACAGTAAAGTAAAGAATCTAATTACCAGTTAATTCACCAATTTGATTAATTGAATCTTTAGGACTAATTAAACTTAATTTATCATCAGATAATCCTCGTCCCAAAGTATACAATCCGTAATCTGAATCTTTAATACTAGAAATTTCATCATAAGTAAAAAAAGTATTTGATGAATCAACAGAAGAATCTGTCGAACTTAAAATAATTAAAATGTCAGCTGCATTTTTATCAATAATTCCTTTCTTTTTTGCTTTTTCACGAGTAAGTATTTCATTAGTGGAAGTAGTTTTATTATATTGAATTTTTTCATCTTCTAATTCTACAGTATAGATTGTAGTTTCATTATCTTTATTAAAATCAATATCTTCTTCACTTAAAGTAGAATAAGTTGAGCTGTTAAGCAAATCAATGGTTGTGCTTGCTAATGCTTTACCCTAAATTGCCGCAATTTCTTCTTCTGTAAGATAAGAAGAACCATTACGATAACTACCTGTCTTTTCGTCGATGTAAAGTAAATTACTCATTCCAAGTAAAGAACGGTTGCCAGTAAGAATGTTTTCTGTAATAATTGGCGCACCATTAGAATCGTAGGAAGTTATTTCTTGCTTTACAGTAAAATTATATAAATTACTATTCTTTTTATTTTCTCCTGTTGAACCCCAAACGACATCATAAGTAGCATTTACAATATTCTATATTCCATTATTTGTGACTTGTTCAGTAACTATAGATGTGCTACCTAGAGAATAAGAAATAGATTTATTATTATTTGTCGCATTAAATAAATCTCGTCCGGTAACTTTGTCTGAAATAGACACAATCGCGTCAGTAGAATCTTTTACTATTGCATTTTCAACAATGCCAGAAATATTACTTCTGACAAGAGTAGAAGCAGCTGCATGACTTGAAGCAATACATTGATAAGTCTTATTCCCCGCATCGTAAGAATAATTATAAGTATAATAACTTAAATTTTTAACAGGTGTATAATAAACTTCTGAATTACCATTACCTATTGCTTTTGTTCCTATAAAATAAGTATCTGGTTTTTGAGTATTATAATATTGCTCTGTATGAGTCTCATAATCGTTAATTGGAAAAGAATTTTGTCCTATTTTTAAAACATTTCTTGTCCATCTATCTGGAATATATCCTTCTATATTTTGGCTTTCGTCATTTGGATCAGGATAAAGCGTTGGAGAATAATTAGGATTATTCTTAAAAACATAAGAGTCTGATTCTTCAAGTAAACCAGTAATAGTTCCTTTTACAATGGCTTCACCATCTTGTAAGGACAAAACATTTGTGATTTCACCAGATTGAATAATATTTGATGGAGTAGTATTATCTTCAAATAAACGCAATTTCCAAACCAAACCTTTATTAGTATAAAGATCAGAATTCAATATATTCGCGCAATTAAAATAATAATCTTCATCATTATATATAGTAACAGTTTGCCCTAATTGAGTTGTTGGTGTAGCAACTGCTCCAGAATCAATAGTGGGCAAATATTTTACATTTTCTCCAGTAACAGTCGAAGCAACTGAACTCCAATCTTTTAGAATATTATTTTTATTACTGTTATCTAAAATTTTATAATCGTAACCGACAAGCGCGTCACCGCCAAAAGTAAAAGAGAACTAAGGATTTTGACTTAAATCCTTAGCTTCCTTATATGGACTTACATTATATGGTTCTCTAATCATTTGTCCACCTCAATAAAAAATAAAAGCTTTACCCATTTAGAGTAAAGCTTTAATATATTATCTCCTAATTGAAGCGCTTTGTTTCAAGTCTTGAACCAAGGAGTCTAAGTTATCAGCATTACTCTCAACATTAAATTCACAATTAGTGAAATTAGTTCCATTGTTGTTTGTATTATTGGTCGTGCTGAAGCCCATAAGAGCATTTCGAGCACTTCCTGCTGAAGATAAAGTAGGAATCCTTGTCATACTGTCTATGTATTTGAACAAAGCAGCTGATTGAGAATTGTTAAGGACGAGTTCGGGACGATTTTTAGAACCATGCACAGCCGCAACAGTTGTAACATCATCAACTCCTCCATGAGAAAACCCTAACATGCCACCAGTATTATACCTGGCCATTAGATACTTTCCAGAACCGCCACCAGAACCCTTAGATGTTTCCTAAATTGTAACAGAAATATCTTTGCTATTAATGGCATTAACAATTCTACCGGCATTTTTATCTGCGTTAGTTTGAATGCCAGAGCCAGCCGTTTTTGCACCAGAAGCAGCAGTATTGCCAGCAGCTTTTGCGGCATTAGCAGTTTTATTGCTATTAGCGTTACTTAACTCTTTTTCTTGCTCAGAGATTTTATTTTCTTGTTCTTTTAATGCATTAATCTATGTTTGAATAACATTAGCTTGCTCACCAAGTCCATCAATCTAACCTTGAATTCTTTTAGCTTCGTCATTATTTCTAACAATTTGCTCATATTGCTCTTGAAGTTGTCCAAAAGTAGAACCACCTTCAAGTAGAGAACTAAGAGTGGCATTATTGATTTCATTCATTATCGCTTGACGTTGATTAATTTCATCAGTAGTCATATCTAAACGATTAGACCATTCGTCATAGCGATCAATTGCAGCATTTATATTATTAATATAATCTGCCGTTTGACTTGCATTAGTATTGGCTTGTTCAAGTGCGCCATTAATTGTTTCATAAAATTGAGCAAAATTTTCTAATTGACCAATCTAGCCATTAACCATTTGACTAATCAAATCTTTCATTTCTTGCTGAATTTGAGCAGTTTCAGCATTATTTGAAAGTTGATTCTCGAAATATTTTTTTAAGGCTTCATCAGCTTGATTTTGCTATTCTTCAAGTTTCTTAATAGCTTCAGCAATAGAACCTTGAACATCTTCATTGCTCTATTGATCATATTTGTTAGATGCTTCATTCGCGCGATTAGTTGCATCAGACGCAGCCTGTTGCTATTGATTATTATTTGAAACTTGTCCAGAAAAGTTTGAAAGTTGGTTTTGACGACTTGCATCGTTTCCATATTGGAATTGACGAATTAAATTAGTCTATTCTTCAAGTTCAGATGTAGTCTTGCCAAGAGCATCTTGAGCTTTATCCCATTGATCTTTAATGTCATCAAGAGCGTCTTTTTGATCTTCGAGATCAGACTTAATATTTTCGAGATTGTCATTTTGTTTCTCGATTTCGTCAGTCTGTTCCTCGATTTTCTTTTGTTGACGTTCAAGAATCTCTTTCTGATAATCACGCTGTGCTGATGCGAGATTAGACTGAGCATTAGAAATCTCGGACTTATCGGTACGCAAACGCCAACCGCCACCGTTGGTAAGAACCATACGAGTTTTTTGGTTGCGAGCGTTAGCTAGAGCATCACGAGCTTTTTCAAGAGCAAGTAGTTTTGATTCGCTATCAGCCGCAGTATCAAGTGCATCAATTTGGTCTTGGATAGCGTCTTTTTGCTCATTAAGGAGATCAATATGTTCTTTATTACGATCAATTACTTTGTCATAAGAATCGATTTGATTGTCGAGACCATCTTGTGCAGCGTCATAGTAGGCCTGAGCCGCGTCGTAGAGTTTGTTGAGAGAGTCTTCTTGTTGGTCCGCGGCGTCTTGGAGTTCATCTGCTTTGGATTTAAGTTCGTCAGCTTGCTTTTTAAGGGCATCGAGTTGGTCGTTAAAAGAGTCAATTTCGGATTGTATGGTATCCTTGATTGCATCATAGAAGGCTTCGATGCGAGTAGTCTAACGGTCAATCTCGTCATTGAGACGAGATTTAATTAACTCGACATAAAGTTTGTAGTTTTCTTGAAGTTGTTTATTAGTTTCTTCAAGAGCTTTCTTTTGATTCTCAAGAGCTTTCTTTTGATCTTCAAGAGCTTGCTTAGATTTTTCGAGAGCTTTTTGCTATTCTTGAAGGGCTTTCTTTTGGGCTTCAAGAGCATCGGTTAATTCATTAGATTTTTCAGCTGCTCCGCCACCAGAACCACCACCAGAGCCGCCTTTAGAAGAATCTCCTAATCCTTTTACAGCATTGGAAGCACCAAGTACAGAAGATTTATAAGCATCAAGAATGCCAATAGCATCATTAATCTAATTTGCCTACTCTTGAGCAGCCGATAATGCAGCTTTTGCTTTATCCAACATTCCCTAGGCTTTTGATGCATTTAATTCAGCAGCTGATAAAACTTTACCCGCACCACCAGCTACTGTTGCACCACCACCTTTTGCAATACCTTCGGCCGCAGCGCCGTCTGGATAACGAGTAACGATGCCATCCATAGCTGAATTATAGGCATCAACTTCAGCTTGGAGATTTTCTTTGTTTACATCGACTTCTTGCGATTGTACTTTTGATGCTTCTCCGGCAGCAATAACACGACCGTTATAAGTATCTACGATGCTCTAAGCTGCATCAACTGCTGACTAAGCTAATTTTACCTAGGCGTCAGCGTCTTCTTTTGCCGCAACCAATGACGCTTGTGCCGCGGCAAGTTCGGTCATTGAAAGACCTTCTTGAGCAACTTTTTGAGCGTTTAATCCTGCAATTACACTTAATGCAGAATTAGCTTTAATTTGATCACTAACAATACTATTAGCAGTTGCTTCATCAGCTTGTCGAATTCCTTCAGCGGCTTCTTGTGCAGAGCTACTTAAAATTTTCCATTTGCCAGAAGTTTCGTCAAGATAAAATCCTAAATCACTTAATTTTAATCCCGCTGCTTCAGCCGCAGATTCCATTTCTGCGATACTATCATAACCATCATTAACAGCTGTTGATAAGAAATCAGTAGCAGAAGTGACAGAATTCATACTATCTTGTAATCTAAGAATAGCAACATTAGAATCGTTGAAACTTTGAATTATAGCATCAATATAAGTTGCTAATTGAGGATATTGGGCTTCTAATTCTTTTAAAGTGGAAATATAAGATTCTATAGAACTGCCATCTGACCAATCAATAGAAGCAAGTCCATTTTCTATTGTATCAACTACAGAAGAAAAATCACTAGGATCTATTTCATTTGCAGCATCAGATAATAAATTAGTTAAAGGTTCAGCCAAAGCTCTAGCAAAATCTTCGCCACCAGTATCTATAGCTGTAGCTAAAGAATTTACTAAACTATAACTAGCATCATCCATTATACTTTCCGGTAATTCAATTTTAATATCTTTTAATCTATCAATATTTTTTTTGTAAGTATTATTTATATCCTAGAATTGTTTTTCGATTGCTTGAACTGCCGGATTAGTCGAATTAGCGTAATTACCCCAAACAGACATAGCTTGAACAACAGCATCGTAAACCTAATTGCTCATGTCCGTCTCTTGTCCATTGACCAAAGCTATAAATTGATCGTAAGATGCTCCAGTTTGCTAAATTAATTGATCATAAAAGGTTTTTAATTCAGAAACCGTTTTTTGAGCTTTATCTGTGACATCTCCATTCTCATCTAAAATATCTTCATTTGAATATTTAGATACTAAAGATAATGTTTTACCATATTGACTTTGATTTAAGCCAGAATCAGATATGTTAAGACCACTTTCTTCAACTGCAATAGTAGCATCTGAAGAGGTATAAAAATTCTTCTCTAATTCAGCTAATTTCTTTTTTAAATCTTCTTCAGTGCCGGTAAAAAGAGAATTTCCATTTGCATCTTGAATTTCATATTCGACTTTATAAGTAAAGCCCATTCTTTTTGCGAATGCTTCTTTTGTTTCAGAAGAACCAGAATTAGCGGCATACGTAGAAGCAACGCTAGCTTTTTTAGCATTAGTGTTATACTATTTTTCAAAATCCTCTTGAGAAATTTCTTTACCAGAATTGTCTGTAATCTTTGCGCCAATTGCTTTTTTATTCTCTTGATTATTCTTTAACTGTTCAGCTTCTTTTTTCTTTTCATTCGCTTCGTCTTTTAATCTTGCATAAGTTTCTTGTTTAATTAATTCTTCTCTTTTATCTATGTTATCTTGAAGGGCCGCAGTTAATTTATCATACGACGTTTTTGTTGCATCAACACCTAAGGCTTCTTCGTCAAAGGAGTCTGATATTTCTTTTCGTATATCAGTTAAATCTTCGCCATTTTCTTTAGCTTGTTGTAAACGCTCAATATAGTCTTCTAATTTATTGCTTTCATCAATATAGTTTTGCGCGGCTTCTTTATGAGTTTCGGCTGATTGTTTTAAAGAATCAATCTAATCTTGTAAAATTGTTGCTTCTTCTTTTTGCCTATCAATATAAGAACTATAAGCTAAAGCTGCGACCCCAACTGCGGCAGTAACTGCTGCTAAAGCAAGTCCAACGGGAGAAGTAATAAAAGCCCATGCCGCTTTAGCTGCTCCACTAATTGCCCCAGTTAAAAGTTGCCAACTAGCAGCCTAAACACTATTTGCCCCTGTAATAGCTACAGAATTAACTAGCTCTTCTGCATCTGCCGCAGATAATCCTGTTTTAATTAATAGATTTTGTGTTTGAGCTTCATTTAATCCTAAGAAAGAAGCAATAACTAAAACAATTTTTGCAGCTAATTTGTTATAATTTTCGTAAGATTTTGTATCTAAAACAGTATTTAATTTCTATATTTTTTGTCGTGCAGTTTCAGCTACGGTTAAAGCCACAATACGAGTAGTTAATAATAAAATTCCTCCGCCAGCTAAAGTTGCAGTAGGTCCTATATCTGATATAAAATGTAAAAGATTACTTAAAACATCAACTGCACTAGAAATAATATTTTTCCCATCAGCAAAAGAGGTTTTTAATCTAGTCCATTCATTTTCTAATCTAATGAAAGCAGAACTTAAATTACTACTAATGGCTTCAAATTGTTGTTCAGAAGCGCCCGCGGAATCCATCGCATAAGCAAGATTATTAACGTTAGACTAATAATTACCAACTAAGGCAATAAAGTTAGAGGACTATTGGGTACCAGCTGCCATAGTTGCAATATACTTCTAAGTGTTAGTATCTAATGTATCCCACTTAGAAGATAATTCCATAATGACGTCACCGATATTGCGGAAATTACCCTCAGTATCACGAAGTGCAACATCAGCTTTCTTTAACGCTTTTTCAACGTCGTTGGCATTGACACCATCTTCAAGTAAAGACTCTGGATCTGTTTTTAACTTTTGGAAACGAGCAATAATGCTCTTCATAGAGTTACCGATTGTCTCAGCACTCAAACGAGTAGTTTCTTCCATTGTAGCAATGAAAGCAGTGGTTTGCTCGAAAGTCATACCAGCATTTTTAGCAATAGAAGCAGTACGAGCCATAGCTGTTGCAAGTTCTTCTACATCAGTAGCAGTTTTACCAGCCATACTTGCGAAAACGTCAACAACATTTTGGGCGTCTTCGCCTTCCATACCAAAAGCATTCATGGTAGAAGTTAATTGATCAACGGCTGTAGCTAAATCTTGCTAAGAAATCGCAGCCATCTTACCAGCAGCATTAAGACGAATTTCAGTTTCTTCTGTGCTTAAACCTTGCTGGTAGAATAATAACATACCATTAGTTAAATCATCAACAGATAATGCTAATGAATTAGCATTATCAATCATTTGTGGCATATTGCCCCAAAGTTGGTCTGTCGCAATTCCACTAACGGCAGAAATTGCGCTTAAATTATCATCTAATTCTTGGTAAGTCTAAACAATATCTTCTACCGCACGCTTAGCAGTTTGAACTATTGCACGAAATGAAACCCACTTTACAATAGCTGTATCAAGGGTAGCAGATAATTTATTGGTATTATTTGCTGCTTCTCCCTGTGCGTCTCCTACTTCTTTTGTACTACTTGCAAGATTTTCAGCGCTTTGAGTTCCCTCAGCTTGCTTATTATTTAAATTCTCCTAAGCGCCTGCTGAATTTTCTGCACTTGTAGCATTTTCTCTTTGCTCTTTATCAAGTTCTCGGAGCATTCCTTTTTGCCCCGACATTGAATCTAAACCCTATTCTCTAATCCGATTTGTTTCTTCAAGAACTTTATCAGTTTGCTCTAAAGCTGTATTAATCTAATTTTGAACTTCAGTAGCTTCATTCTAAGACTAATTATATTGACGTTGTTTTTCTTCTAAATCAGCAATGGCGGTTTTCTAATTTTCAACCTTAGCAATTAAATTGTTTTGTTCTGCAGAATATGATTTAACAGCTTCTGTTGCTTCTCGATAAGAATCGCTTGTCTTATTATAACTTAATTGATCCTATTTCTTTTTTGCTTCATCGACTAATTGATTAGCTACTTCTAATTCTTTCTCAAAATTTTTTAGCTCATCCTGGGCGTTTACTAAATCAAGACTTGGATTAGAAGATTGATTATCTAAATCAATATTTTTTAACTAATCCTAAAGAGTTTTTAATTCTGAAGCCTTAGATTCTAATTGTTTAAAAAGATTATTAAAAATTTTATCGTTG